ACCGGTTGCTACTCCTTCAAAGGCACCAAAGCCGTGCGTGCTGACAATAAAGCTGCATGGCAGGACGCTGGTTGGGTTGACACTATGGTGGCTGCTCTCAAAAAACAAAGCTATTTCCGTTGGTTTGATAGCGGCGATATGTATAGCTTGTCCTTGGCCGTTAAAATGTACGAGGTAATGGCAGCTACGCCCCATGTAAAGCACTGGTTGCCAACCCGCATGTATAAATTCGCTAAATTTGACGCTATACTGGCTAAAATGGAAGCTTTACCTAACGTCATGGTCCGCCGTAGCTCGGATGCTATTGACGGTACATATACTGCTGGTGTGCATGGCTCTACAATTTTACCTGATGCTACCTCAGTGCCTGCTGGTGTTACATTGTGCCAAGCATATGAGCATGGTGGTAAATGTAATGGATGCCGTGCTTGCTATGATAAGGCGGTGGCAGTGGTTGGATATCCCGCCCATGGCCGCAAAATGGCCAAGGTTATTCGGTTGGCTGTAGCGGCTTAAGGTTTTCGCTCGGGCTCTGGGAGCTCTTTGGACTGGTTGAGCTGTGCTCCCAGTCCTTTTTTTGGCTCATGGGGGCTGCTGTCCGAGCAGTAGCGGTAAGGGGTGGGGGTGCCGTAGGTAAGCGATTAGCTAAAAAAGCTCCACCAGGTCAAACTCTTTTTTCCAATTTTTTATTTTCTGGGGCTCCCAAGCACCCCAGAATTTTTTTCCAGGAGGAATTTTTGCCGGATATCGCATGTCTCCATATCACACAGATAACCGTCTACATGAGCACAACCAATTTCTCTATAAACTTCACAATGTTTTACTGGATCGTTTCTCAAAGAATTCTCAAGCATCTCTATCATTCTCTGTACATCTGAATCACGCATTTCTGTTTTTCCACATAATGATTGCTTTATCTAGTTGGTCAATTTGTTCTAGGCGAATCTGATCCATTATATTGAACGAATCGGCATTCATATTCTGTTGTGTCATCTTCCATAGTACTGCACGGTGTTTCTGCAATACGTCTACCACTACATCATAATCTTTTTCTTCGGTCATCTCAACTCCGGGTCTTTATCATAACAAGTGAAACATACTGCATCATACTTTGGACCCATACAATGGTAAATTGCACCATCGCAATACTTACAAAGTATAAATGCATGGGTTACAATTGAACCTTTAGGTGGACCATACAAGGGATAAAATCCTTCTTCACGTTCAGTATACCCAATATGTTCTCTCTCACGGGGATCCATTCCGCCATCTGAGATTAGGTCACTATAACTCATTCTTCAACTCCAAAGTGTTCTCTAATCTTTCTGCCAATTGCGCTTCTAGGATGCTTACAGTTTACATGTTCTTCACAGGTACAATCTTTCACATAATCATCCGCAATACCAACACATTTTTGAATAAGCAACTCAGCGAATCTTTCAGCAACTACATTAGTATCAATATCACCGAGATTTTCCATAACATCTAGATGAGCCTGAGCCAATAATGATTTAATTCGTTCGTTCATTTCTTACTACCAATCTTACGCATATAGCCACGGAAGATAGTTCTAGGATCTTCTACAATAATCCACTCATATCCTGGTGGAATGTACTTCGGTGCTTTCCATTTCATATCGTTTATCCTCATAATAATCAAGTGCTTTTCTTAAAGCGGGGTTATCTACTCTACTGGCAGCAACAAGTTGTACCAGAATGTTATATATGTCTTTTCTTTCATACCAAGTACCAATAAAGACACCGTGTGGATCTCTTATACCTCTAAGAATATCTGGTCCGCCAACAAAGACGAAATCTTTCCTATCAACACCTCTTTCCCATGTCCATTGTTTGTACTGGTCATAGTTACCAGAAATAATATAATGTCTTTTCATTACCAACCACTTTCGTCCACAATAGTTTTCTCTATTACTACCATATCGCCGTTGACGACAGCAGGCAAAGACACTTTGACAATCGAACCGATACCAGAAGAAGAATCAACGGTCACGGTGACGTATTCGGAGTCCGGATACTTGTCACAAAAGGTCTTGATTGCCAACAGGTCTTCTTGGTGTAATGATAGTTTATTCTTGCTCATGGATTATCTTTGGGTGGTGGATTGAAATGTTTGATAGTTTCTTTGACTGCTCCGTAACTTAGTCCAGCCATTATAACAAGTCCTACTGAACCGACAAGTAGATATAGGCAAATAAAGAATATCTTTACCAGTTTGCCAATCGTATACTCTATGATTGACAATAGTTTTTTTATCGCATCCATGCCGATATTTCTGAACCGCTACTGGCCTCTCCGGCACTTAATACGCAAGCAAGTCTAGAATCGTATTCGATGAGAGTCCAACTACGTTTCTCTTTGTTGACCATGAGTGTTGTGTAAGTATTGAAAGATGTTTTGCCAACCCAAACTGGCTTCTCTCCATAGTTTTCTGCGAAATGGTTCATCACAAACTCAGCATTAGAACATTTAATCTCTTTCGCCAGATTAATTACTTCTTGTGAGAACGATGTGGTGGATATCAGGAGAGCTAGGGTGATGAATGTTTTACGCATTGTGGTTCCTCTAAGTTATTCATTGCTCGGTCATGGAGTTTATCCCATACGTCTGGTTCTCCCCAGAAAAGGAAGAATAGTAATAGAATAACTAGAAGGTCAGACATTTTTAAGTACCTCTAAAAATTCTTGTGGTAGGCGGACGTTCGTAAGTCCGGAAGCGCTGGAAAACATCGGTGCTATTTGAGAAGGAGTATAACCAGCAAGGCCACATCCAATAGCAGTAACGTTAAAAACTAGGTTAGGCATATGTTTAGCAAACTCTATGAATTGATTAACATATACTTTAATGTAATCTAGCGGTAAGGTTTCTATGTTTTGGTCTTTGGTTGGAATACCATAAGAATCACCTTGTAGTCCAACACCGACACCATAGATGGCACCATGGTTATCTAGAGCAAACTTTGCAGCACCTGCACCGTGGCGGCCGGCCAGATTAGAACCAAAAACAAATATTTCTCTCAGTGGTTTATCTGGTCTTCCGTAACGACCAATACAAAGTTCACAATTTGGATCATCACAGATATCTTCCAACCATTCGTTGGTTTGTTCATCATAGTATGCGTCAAATTGTTCCGAATATTTCATAATATAAATCCAATTTTAGGTATTTGTGTTGAGATAATAATACTTATATAGTTTCACAAAATATGAGAATTGCATTGGTTCGTGGTCGGGGTCCGGCAATTTATCACCATAATGAGATTTTAATTTCTCATATAATTCTAAAGCTTCTTGGTCACTCATAGTAACGCTTATTCAGGCCACGAATAATCTTCATAACATCTTTGACGGTCATTGAATTGTCACCATCAAGTCTATCTTCTAATGGAAGAATGTCCCATGTATCAGTTTCAACATCATACCATCCGTAAATACAAACTTCTTCCTTTGGTCTGTGCCCAATCACTCGGCCAAATGTAAATGCATATACATCATGTTCTGGAAATTCAAAATCATCTTTCAGTGTATCTTTGTGTAGAAAGATGGCGTATGATTCCATGTTCTTGTTACCACCTTCGGTATAAACATACTCTCCATCAATTTCTTCTTCAAGGTCACCATAACCCTCAAAAGTGATTTTGACTTCAGGAATATCTGAAATGTTTTTACCAATTTCTAGGTTGTCAGGATCCCCTAATGAATCAATCAATAAATTTGTAAGAACTCTATCATACAACTCATAATCATATTTCATATTTAAACCTCTTTATAGATGTTTGACCAGATTTTCAGTTTCTCTTTTTTGGCCTGTCTGGCTGCGTTGACATTACTATCAGAAACAATACACTTCTCTACCATAATATCAATCATAGCCAGAAGGTCACCAACTTCTTCTTCTAAACTCTGCATATTACTTTTATTCGTAACTGGATGTACAGAATCGAAACCGAAACGGAAAATCTTTGAGATTGCCTGTGTTACTTCGGCACATTCTTCCTGAGCAATACAGAAAATCTCTTTGGTCTTTTTATCCATTAATAACCTCATTCAACAAAATTTGATTGCCGTCACCACCTTGGCACCAAGATTCAGCGAAATCATCTGCTTCACTTTCCGAGCGCATTGTGGTTCTTTGAACAACCTTATTCTCAACATACAAAGCAACTTCCCAAACATCAAATTGTCTATCAAGTCCTCTGCTGAGTCTTGTAACTGTGGCTTTTCTACCATCACCATAATATTCTGAGTAAATCTCCATAATAACTCCTTATGCAATTAGTCCAATAAAACGATTCAGTACAACTCGGCTGTTATGTTTACCACTATTGTACTTCGTAAATGCTGAGGCAATACCTCTGAAGGTTGAATTTTCTTTAACCTCAAAAGAAGAATCCTCATCGGTATCTAGGCCATTTGACCGCAAGATATAATATTCATCATATCCGGTATTTTCTAAGATAGCAAATTTTGATTTCCTAAAGTTATCTTTCATTTCTTCATGGTTCATTTGTTTTGGAAACCATTCATGAACTTTACGATTGAAGTCTCTGCCATTGATAACATAGAAACCAATAACGTTAGAACCTGTTCGTGCTTTCAATAAACGAATCAGTGCATTTGTCTGTGCGGCATAACCACTTCTATTATCAATTTTCTGTTCATGTTTGGTAACAGGATCACGGATAATCAATCGTTCACATTTCATATGAGTATCAGTTAGTCCGTAATAAGGATCTTTTTGATAATAACGATTCGTATTATTACTTTCACCATCAGTCAAAAAGATTGTATTGACAATTTGCAATTTGTTTTTCTTTTGAAACTCTGGAACAATGGTCATTGCATGAACGATTGCCGAGTTCAATGGTGTTCCTTGCATATTCATCCAGCTTGGAAAATAACCACGGGTTTTGGATAAACCAGCCATGCATACTAGTGAAGAACACGCATATGTGAATTCAGCACTAGTCATTCTGGATGACAAGAGATTCATCAAACCATAAGGTTTGAAATGCATATCGTTTTCTTTTGGCACTTGTCTAGTTAGATTTTTTGAATCAGTATCTTCAATGAACGCATACACATCATATGGTATATTCATTTTCTTACAGAACAATACCAAGTTGATTAGTTGTTTCATTGTATTACCAATATGGTCAATCATAGAACCTGACCAATCGAGGAACATAACAAGTCCATGTGATTTGCCACCAGGAACAACCGAGATTTTCTTAAAGATATCTTCACTGAAACCATAAGAGTAAATCTTACTCATGTTCAATTCACCAGTTTTGGCTGTTGTTGCACGTTTCAACTGGTCGGCATTCTTACGCATTTCAAATTCTTTGACAAGATAAGAAACAACCTTATTACTTTCATTACGAATTTTCAAAAAGGCTTCTGGTGAAGAAATATAGTTTTCTTCTTTATATCTTTCCCAAATTACTTTGTGGTCAACAACTTGTTTTGGATCAAGATATGGAACATTTGCGTAAATAATATGGTTAACACTATTATCGAATAGTTGTTTTTCGTTTTCTTTATATGCAGCATCGGTGAAGGAACGAATCTGGTCTTCAAGACTTACTTGCTTATCTTCTTCTACAGAATCGACTTCATCACTATCGGATAGTTTATTACTATCAATTTCTTTTTCTGGTGCATCTTCACCATCTTCAAAAGATTGTTCTTGTGAATTACCTTGGTCATCAAAGTCAACTTCTTCATATTCATATTCTTCTTCGGCTTCACCATCACCACTTTCACCTTCTTCAGCTTTGGCTTTGGCACGCTTCTGTTCTTGTTCTTCTAACTGACGTTTCATGTATTCGACAATCTTCTTCGATACATCAATAACATCATCATAAGTTTCGGTGGTTTCAACTTCATTTAATAAACCACGTTCTTCATCATTAAATTGAATACGTAGTGCTGCGCCACCTTTGCAGTGTAGGTTAATGCGGTCAATAAAATTCATCTTATTGATATCAGTACCTTTGATACCAAAGAAATCTCTGTCCATAAGCTCACCATAAGCTTTGACAAAGGAGTTTTTAAGACCTGGATATTTGTATTTGATTTTACGTTCAATACGTGAATCTTCGACTACGTTGGCCACATCTCCGTTAATCTTTAATTCTTTGGCTTTCAACATACCTTCCATTGGTGTGTAGAGAGCATGGCCGACTTCGTGGCCTGTAAAAAGGTCATAAAGAGCACTAGAGATATTTCTGTCTAGAACCGGAAGTGTCAAAATCCGATTCTTAACGTCAAAGGATGCTGTTTGTACCGGACGTTGTTCAACAACAAGGTTCTCGGTCGCCATTAGTTTGGCCAACAGTGATTTTGATTCAATTAATTCCATTATTTTTTCTCTGTCATTACAATAACATTACCAGTAGGAGTTTCTTCTACTCGCAAATTCAATACGGTGCCTTCTTTCCAACCAACTTCAGCAATAAATTCTTCGGTAAACTGTATGATTGCATCACCGGAACCATCGTCAGCTTCAATTACATCAAATATGTAATTTTTAGGCATAATATTCTTTCAATTTTTTGTACCAATCTTGGTCATTTTCATGTCCTGATAGTGCTGCCCATTTTCTTACAGCTTCATCCAAAGCTTTCCACTCAATCGGTGCTTGCGGTTCTTGTTTTAGCTCAGTATTTTGCGACATTTTAATCTCCTAGAGCAGCAATTTGCGACAAAATCGCTTTTTTCTCGTCCTTACGACTGTATTTTACGACATTTTTGTGAGCCTGCACCGGTTTAATTGGTGTACGACACACAGGACGTTGTAATTTTACAACAAAACTCATTTTCTTACTCATTTTAGCGCCTCATTTTTGAAATTTCTACAGCTGATTCACTATTAAACACAGGAACAGCGTTGGATTTGTGCATTGTTGCGATACCTAACATATTTGTACCAGTATAGACCTTTGCTGCAGCTTTAGTTGCACCAGTTTCACCAGTATTTAATGACGGATGCCGCACGGTTTCACGACCGGCAGGCACCGTTAACTTGTATGTTAGTTGATTGCTTGTGGATTTTATAGGTTTTGATGTTTGGTGTGATTTCAACCAAGCATCATATTGTTCACGCACGGCTTTTGGTCCTAGTTTTTTCTTGGACTTTGCGGTTCGAACATAAATCATCATAAAAAATCTCCTGAACAATGGTTGTATTATACACCATTTATCAAAGAGTGTCAATAGTTGTGTTGTTAATCTACAACATTAATAGTATTTAAATTTTTGGGATTTTTGATTGTGGCGATGGTGTGATTCAAAAGATTCGTAATCATCGTAATACTTTTGTTTTCGCTGTTGTTTTTGACGTTTCTTATTTTTGTTTTCCTCACGGAAGTACTGCTCATCGTCATAGTCTCGCTCATTACGAAACTTTCCAGAAAATTTAGACACTTTAATTAAACTCCTTGATTGATAATACTATAAGTTGTGAATGTTACACCACGAATACGTGATTCAGGCATATTTTCGACACCATTTTTTGAAACATAAATTATATTTGACATTGGATAACATAATTTTACAAGTTTTAAGAGATTACATGATGTTCCATCAAAATCATTGAAAGCAAAAACTTCATCTACAAAAGGAAAACTTATCAAGACTTCTTTTCTTTGTTCAAATGTGTTGTTAACACGTCCATAACATAATTCTAAGAAAGAATCGGAATGTAGGCCAAGAATAAGCCAATCACATTTATTTTTGCAAGCTTTTAATAACTTAAATTCGTTGTAAGTTATAGGATCAAATTCACCTGATACAATGATTATGTTTTCTTTTAAAATCATGGTAACATATCTGGAAATGCCTCTTTTACAAATTTATAGTCCAAACCTTTTACTCCCAAATCTTTTTGAAAGATACCCAATAAAACTTCTGCTTCCCGTGGTTCAATAGATTCTAACATTTGAATTAGTAATTCATTTTTACGGTGTTCATTTAATTTTTCTGCGGTTGGATCACCAACCCTAAACATATACAATCTACGTATTTGTCCATTAATACTATCATGTGTGATACCTGGTAACATATCGGTTGGAACACGATAATTTTCCGGTAACTCTTTTACTGTCCATTGTATATCTGGATGATATGCCAATTTTAACACATCTACTAATGTTTGTGATAGATTCTTGGCAATTACATCCATTCTTTCTTTTTTATTCTTTGCCATTTCAAAGTCATCAAATACTTCATATAAAGCTTTCATTAAAATTCCCCAATAACATCTATTAAACTTTTCAGTTTGTTTGCAATCAAATAATCCAGTATTTTACCCTTAGGTGCTGGTTTGGTTTCTTCATAAGTATTTATAATTTTGGTCTGTATGTCACCTGGTATGTTTCTCAAGTCAATCAATGTCTGGTTGCGTGAAAAACCAATACGTGCATTTTCATCATCATAATCACCATAGTTTTGTGACATGAATTTGGTAAGTTTGGCCTCTGTCATAACCTTTTGACGAATTTCACGTACAAAGGTGTCACTTGGTGAAAGAATGTTGGGAATACCATCACCTTTATCACCATGAATGATTTTCTCTTTCAATTCATCCATTGGATTCTTGGAAATGAGAAACTTCTTCTGTGCAGGATTGTATTGCTTAACGGTGTAGTCACTTCTGCCATTATACATCTGTAATTGCAAGAAATCACCATCACTTGAAATGATTAGGATGTTTTCATGCATGATATGTCGAGGCACAAGTGTACCGATGATATCATCAGCTTCTGCACCTTCAACATCAATAACTTTATATGGGAAATTATCTCTGAGCTCTTGCTTAAATTTGGAAAGCATGTCAAAGATTAAATGCCAGTCGAGGTCAGACTTCTCTCTGGTTTTTTTACGGCCGGCTTTGTAGAAAGGAAAGAATTCCTTACGCCAGTATTTACGGTTGTCAGCACACAATACAACTTCACCATATTCTTCACGGAAGTTTTTTAGGTGAGTCCTGAGAATGTTCAGGACCATGTGTCTGATAAGACCTTCTTCTAATTTCACACCTTTTTGACTGGCAATTTGTGCCATCAATCCGGCTAATAGTACCTGGTTAAGGTCAACAAGAATCATAATATACTTTCAGTTTAGATATTCGTATTTTACATCATCGACTTGAATTTGTCAATAGCGTCATCTAAGAAATTGTTGGATGTTGTGGTTTTCTTTGCAATTATACCATACCAACCTTGTGGAATTAATCCAGATATGTATTCTCTAGGATCCGAGAATATGGCATCGAAAGTATCAAGGTGTTCAACTGCACCACTTTCTTCGTTGCATTTGAACAACAAAATGTGCCACCATTTACCGATATCGCTGCCGTTAATTTCTTCTCCAGGATTTTTATACTTATTTGTTATGATGTTGATGCTATCATCATCTTCCATTGGTAGAAAAAATAGTGCATCGAATTCTTCACCAACATCTTTCAAATATTCTAACATTGTAGTCCTTTAATGTGTGATTTTCTTACTCTAACCATAATCCAAGAATTGTAATAGTCATCTGTTTCCAGAGCACCATTTACAAATTGTTCTTTTGCTTCAAGATAACCACACTCACCTTTGCTTTTGCATAGGTGAATAATTTCTCGGCTAAACGATTCTTGTCCATGTATTATAACATCTTTTTTCAATTCCTCATTGCTACCGTAATAAGTTTGCCAGTCCGAAGAAATTTTGAAACGTTTCTTCTTACCTTTTACTTGTTTGGTTTTTGAGGAGTAGAAAAATTTCTTACCAATGTATTTTTTATTTGTTACATTGTTGGTTATAACATACACAAACCCGTAATTGTCACCAATTAATTCTTCTGTAAATTCTTTATTTTTATATGTCCAATTCAGTTCCATTTATCATCATCATTGAGTTCATCATCCTCTATATATTCTTCTTCGGATATTGAATCAATGGGTTCACCACAGAATGGGCAAAACTCTGGCAATTCTTCTGATACTAATTCTTCCATATAAATTACATCATAACTGGATTCACAGTTACTGCACTCCGCTGTTATTGTTCTTGTTGACATGTGTTTCCTTTAATTGGCCCAAACATCACTCCAATCTCCAGACAATGCTCCCTTTGCATAATCGGTTGCACGGTTCTCAAAGAAGTTAGTGTGTGTTGGTGCGTTAATCATCTCCTCAACCCAAGGTAGAGGATTCTTTTTCACCTTAAAAATACCTTTAAGACCAAGAGATATAAGACGCCTATCGGCAATATAACGGATATACTTCTTGACATCCTCACTAGAAAGACCGTCCATAGCGCCCATAGAAAAGGAGAGGTCAATAAACTTATCTTCCAGTTCGACCATTTTTTCCGCAATGCTATAAATGCGTCCTTTAAGTTCATCGTTCCATATCTCTTTATTTTCTTCTATGTAGGTACGGAATAATTTAATCATTGATTCAGCATGTTGAGTTTCATCAACGATTGACCAAGTAACAATTTGGCCCATGCCTTTCATCTTACCCATGCGAGGGAAGTTTAATAACATAATAAAGGAGCTGAACAACTGCATCCCTTCAGTGAAAGCACTGAACACGGCGATGTGGGTTGCAGTTGAAGCAGCATCTCCATTTTTTGAACTAATGTCCAAAATATAATCATGTTTATCTTTCATTTCTTGGTATTCCAAGAATTGATTGTATGTGGCTTCCGGTAAGCCTAATGTTTCAATTAAGTGACTGTATGCAGCAACGTGTAATGCTTCTCTTGCAGCAAAGCCCAACAACATCATACGAACTTCAGGTTGAGGAAAATATGGAAGATAATTCTTTACATATCCGCCGGCAACGTCAATATCACCTTGTGTGAAAAAACGAAAGATGTGCGTAAGAAATTGTTTTTCTTCTTTGCTAAGTTTCTTTTTCCAATCTTTAACATCTTCCATCATTGGTACTTCTGTGTGAAGCCAATGTGACTGTTCATGTTTCAGCCAAGCATCATATGCCCATGGATAGTTGAAAGGTTTGAAACTATTTCTTTCATCTGTAAGTCTGGAATCGACTTTCTTAATCATACTGTGGCCCACTCTTTTAATTCTAAAATTGTTCTAGGACCCATTGTACGTTTGACTTCAATATTTCCATCCATCAATACTAATGTTGGAACACCACGTACACCATATTCGATTGCTACATCAGATTGAACATCGATATCAACAACTTCAATTGGTATACCAAGGTCGGCTCCTTCTAAATTCTGTGCTAATGTTTTGCATGGCGCACACCATGATGCTGTAAATCTTAATATTTTCATTTCTTTTCTTCCTTTTTTTCTATTGGTGGCGGAAAGTATGGCTCAATAACATAATGAGTTGCTGTCCACCATCCAAACGCAGTTATTATACCTGCAACAAACACTTCTAAAACCATTTACTTCTCCATTAATCTATCTACAAAGTTTAATAACAACTTGTGTTGTTTTCCGTCATGGTAGTGACCTTTCATCCAACTATATGATTCATACCAATGTGGTTGACTTTCAGGATGACAACCAATTAAACCTAACTTGCCTTGAATGATGGCCATTGGATCATCATTCTTATATTTTGCTATAATCTCATACTGACCTGGACCAAAAGCACAACCATCATAAAAGAACATCTTTTCTTCTTTGCCTAACCAATCAATTCCTAAATTTTTTGCATGTGGCCTTCGTGTGTCTGTATTTGGTCTCTTTATGTATTGCTCAACTTCTACATCACATAAAAAATTAAAATAATGATTGCTAGCCCAATAAGCACCCATGCAAATTCCCAAATAACGACCACCATTGTTAACAAAATTAACTATACGTTCACGATTGTTTTTAAACAAATAATCAAAACTATCGCTGTCACCTAAACCACCAGGAAAAGCAACAATATCAACACCATCAAAGAAATCATTTTCCAATTCATGTCTTGTGAATATTTTGAAATGATAATGTGATTCTAATGCTTTGATTATACCATTTCCGGATTGAACTGAACATTTTGGTTGATGTAAGAATAATGCTATTGTAGGTTTCATTTGTCATTTCTTTTTAGTATCATACCGACATATGTTCCAAAAAATGCTCCTGCGATTGCAGGTAACATTAACCAATTATTTTGTGTATAGTTAATGACAGCAACACTACCTAAGACATAACAAGCAACAGCCCATAAACTTGCAGCCATTGCTTGATTGTTTTGTACACATCTTAGATAATAAGTATAAACAACATCTAAAATTGCAATTGCAAAAAATGTTACAACATAATCTAACATTTATCCCTCACAGGCAATACAATCGTTACCTTGTGCTACTTGTACCATATCAAGTTCTTTGATTACTTGGCGTTCAATTTTCTTGGAAACTTTATCAGCTTTACCAATCTTTTCTGAACGGCAGTAATAAAGTGTTTTCAATCCTTTTTTCCATGCCATAAAATGAATTGCATGAATATATTTAATATGTGCATCTGGACGGAAGAACAAATTCAAAGATTGTGCTTGGTCAATATATTGTTGACGGTCAGCAGCCAATTCAATTACCCAACGTTGGTCAATTTCCATGGATGTTTTGTATATCGCTTTTTGGTTTTCATCCAAAATATCTAAATGTTGAACTGATCCATCATTAGCAATAATAGAAGACCAAACATCATTATATTCTTCTTCTGTCTGTGTTAATCCTTTGATAATTCTGTCAAGATACTTATTCTTGTTTAGAAAAGCTCCTGAAAGAGTATCTTGACGGTATGCATTAGCACGATAAGGCTCAACACTAGGGCTAGTATTTCCCATAATGATAGACGAAGAAGCATTTGGAGCAATAGCCATAAGGTGACTGAACCGCTGGCCAGTGCCAACAGCATCAGGAGCCTCACCTCTAGTTTTTCCGAGATATTGGTTAGCATCATCCAATCCTTTTCTGATGTGTTTAAAAATTTGGTTATTTGAGACTTTGGCCATTACACCTTCAAATGCTATATTGTTCTTCTGTAAATATGCATGAAAACCTAAGGCACCAACGCCAATAGAACGCTCACGGCTAGCAGAGTATATAGCCCTGGAAATGGTATCAGGTGCATTAGTAATAAAATACTCCAAAACGTTATCGAGCATTTCAGCAACATCCCTAAGGAATAAAGGGTCATTCTTCCATTCATCATAGTACTCCAAATTTAAAGATGATAGACAACACACGGCTGTTCTTTCTTCATTTGTTGGTAAAATGATTTCAGAACAAAGATTCGATTGATGTACTTTCAATCCTTTATCTTTTAAGAATTGCGGCAACATATTATTGCTTGTGTCAATAAAGTGAATATAAGGTTCACCTGTATGCATACGCAATTCTAGAATTTGTTGCCATAAATGCTTAGCTGAAACTGTTTCTCTAACTTCTCCTGATTTTGGATCAACCAAAGGCCACGAATCATCTGCTTCTGGATCCAACATACAGTTTTCAATTAACTGCATGAAGTTATCTGTAATATTAATACCATGATGTAAGTTCAGGCAACGCACATTAGGGTCACCTGTTGGTTTACGCATTTCTAAAAATGGTATAATATCGGGATGACTGATATCAAGATAAGCAGCATAACTTCCACGGCGAGTACGACCCTGACGGTAAGCAAGAGATGAAGCATCGTAAATTTTGAGGTGCGGCATAACACCAGTACTCTTGTCGTCTGCACTACGTATACCGAAGCCAATACCAACACCACCGCCAAGCATAGAAAGCCAATTAGTTTCGCTAAGATTATCAACTAGACCCTCCGCTGTATCTTCAATATAGTTGAGAAAGCATGAAATAGGCATACCACGCTTAGAACGGCCGTAGCTAAGAATTGGAGTACTATAACTGAGCCAATGATTAGAGGCGTAATTGTAAAGGCGCTGAGAATGTTCAGTATTACTTCCAAATGACGATGATACATATGCAAACCTCTGTTGTGGTGATGTTTCATCATCACGCATGTAAGATTCTTGTAATCTTTTAATTCCCAATTCATCAAATAGTTTATCTTTTTCCAAATCTATTTTGACACCCATATATTCCATATTTTTTACCTTTTTATAATTGCTTTAATATTAGGTGGTGTCCAACCTTCTGGTTTTAACACTTTACCATCTTCTCTTTTTAATACTTTTCCGTTTTCGGAAATTTTCGCTAAATTGCTACGTGCAACTTCGTTCCAAACTTCTTGTTGTGGAATGTTGAGTGTGTGTTCAAGGCCTTCAATGACCCATTTTAAATCCGCAGTTGCATCTGCGATTTCTACAAGGTTTCTATTACCATATGCAGTAACGAGTTCCTTAAATTCTTCGATTATCAAGTCCATATAGAGTTCTGCTTGTGGACCAAAATCTCTTGCCTTTTGGTCACATGCATCCATAAAGATTCTTACATCATTCTTACTGTCCATTGGTGTACTCCTTAATCATAGGAAAAATTGGTTCAATGGCATCAGCACAGGCTAATGCAACATCTTGATGCTCTTTCTGTGTCCCGTTTGCGCTACGGAGTTGTATATAGTGTACCCAACTACGAAGCGTTCCGTTCATATACAAACGTGAACCTGTCATGCCTTCCGGCAGTACTGCTCTCGCTTGTTCCTTTGCAATTCCACTTTCAAGTGCCCATTGATAAGCTTCCTGACACTCCCTTAAAACTCTCTTTTGTCGTTCTTCCCACCAAGCCTTTAATGCAAGGTTATCAGTATCAACACTATTTTGACGATTCTTTAAGTCTTGTAACCTACATTCTTTTAATTGGAATTCTAATTGGGACGCATCAGCATACCGTTGACTAAATTCCTGAAAAGAAAATGAACGATGACGTAAAATCTGTCTTGCAATATCTCTTGTAGTGTCTATCTCTAAACAAATGCTCACCATTTCAAGTGGCGACCAATGTTGGTTTTTGATAAGATACCGAACCAACTTTTCAGAAGTTTCGGTATTATTTTGATTGGCAGGATTTGAGACTCTGGCTGCAAAAGCAACCTGTTCTAACAAATTCTTACCGTCTGTTCCCTGTGTGTATGATATCAATTTGACTTGCATAACAAAATCTCCATTTCAAGTTTTTTTCCAATTAATAAATTCCATCTTTGCTCTCAAATTCACAAAGGTATGTTTACTTATGATATCTTGGATTTCATCAGGTGAGAAACCATTTAAAACCATATCATTTATATCTTTTTCTTCAATCATTTCTGGCCAAATTACCACATTGTAATGTTCTTCAATGGCTTTGTCCATCTGCTTATGTAGTTCTTTATTTCTTGGTTCATTATCATATACCAAGACAATCTTAGACTTGTCAAAATGCTTGGAAGCAGCCATCAAATTTGAATCCGCAGTGGCCACGGCATTCTCCAAGAACATGGAGTCAATAGGACCTTCCACGACATAAATCATTTGTTCCTTGTCGATCCTATCAGTGCCGAACAACTTGTGATTCTCTTTGTCTGTCTTTACTGTTATGTATCTGAGTTTAGATTCACCTAGAGCACGACCTTGAAATGCCACAAGGTTCTTATCTTCATCATAAAAAGGAATCACCAACCTGGGGTCATCTTCTTTGAGTCCTTCTTTTTCAATCTGTAAGGATTCCACGAAACTCTTGAAATCTTCTGCAAAGTATAAATCCGAATAAAATCTCTCCGGTATTCTGCGTGACTTAACATACACTTTAGCATAATGTTCTTCTGGTAAAGAGTTGACCGATGGGATTTCCAAAGACTTCTTAAACTTAGGTGTTTCTGTTTTGATTTCTTCAAATGTGGGTTTAACATAATTATCACGTCCTTGTTCACCATTCTTATATCTTTCAAGTGCATATTCTTTAACTAAAGTTGAATCGACTTTTTCCAGGAAATTATAAAAAGAAGTGGATGCACCACAATTGTGGCACATATAAAAATAATTGTTCTTTTTTTCGTAAACATAACCACGGGCTTTGGTTTTGTTTTTACTTGAATCACCACAGAGAGGACACCTGAAATTATACAGGTTCTCTTTCTTCTGTGTGAATTTTTGAAGCTTTGGTGATACCCTCAGCAGAAAGGTTCTATCAATAAAAACGGACATAACAAAAAGGTGTGGAGTTTACAAGAAACTAGATTATACACCAATTAATGAAAAAATGCAAGTATCTTATCGTAGTGTCCAGAAAATATTCCAAGTACCGCAACACCACCGGCAACCATCCACATAGTTCTCTCACGGATTTTTTCCAAACCACTTATTTTTTTGGCAAGTTCGGCATGTTGTGTGCATGATGCATCATACATTTCATCCAGTTTTTTTAATAAACCGTCTCTGGTATTATCCAAACAATCATGCATTTCTTTAACATCAACTTTTAAGTCATCCAATTTTTCATTAAGGTTCTCCACCTTAGTTTCAACAATACCGATTCTTTCTACTGTGGTTGCCATTGGTTGCTTTCTTTATTTCTTTACAGGTACTTCCGTGCCTTCTAGTTTCTTGTGAACTTTCATTTCTTTGCAATTTTGTTTTGGATTGCCTTTTTTGTCTTTAACAACTTGACCTTGTTTGTCTTTTACATCAACACAAACTTTAGTTGTTTCTGCTTGAGCAAACAATGATAGGCATAGGCCTGCGGCTAAAATAATCTTTTTCATTTTTCGTCCTTTTTAGTAAATTTTTCAGAAGCTGTAAATCCTAAACCTGCAATTACAATGTACATCATTGAATCTAATGTATGTGGTTTCACATCCAATCCAAAGGCAAGTTCACAAATAAATTCTATTGCACACAATAAGAAAGCCAATAATGTAACCACTCTCTTACTTGAGATGGTGCCATTGACACCATCTGTTAACATACTCTTTAAGAAATTCATTTATTTAGATTTCTGGTTGTGGGGCTGGTGCAGGTGCTGGTTTGCCACCGAAGCCTGTGATGACTTGTGCTGTTGGTGCAGCTGCTGCTTGTGTTGTTGTTGCATTTGTCGCTGGCGTTCCAAATGTAACATTGTTGCTTGGTGTATTTGTTGAAGGCGCATTTGGTGGTGGTCCTGAAACTACTGGTGGTTTATTGGCTGCTTCTAGTGCTTTTGCTCTTAGGTCTTTATCGTTACCAGCCAACATAATACCAGATAAAGTACCAGTTAAAAATGTTGCAATTGGAATAATCAACTCAAAAAACTTTTGGTCAATTGGACTAATAGCATTCAATGGTTGAGTTACAAAAATGATGGAGTATAACACAACAAATACAATACCTGTCAATGTTAATGCCAAACAAATACCAATGAAGAATTTTAGTCGAGCCATCAACTGTTCTTCTGTGTACATGAAATTATTATTATTATTTTCCACAATTCGCTCCTTGTGTTGGTGTAGTACATTGTGCTGGTGATGCAATCTTAGGTACATCTGGTCCCAATCTTGGATCACGTTGTCCTTTGAAAATGTGTTCAGGACAAGTTCTTGTCACATCACACTTTGGCATTTTGCAAAAGTCTTTATCCCAATTGTCAGGGTCTTGGCAAGGATAACGGAATCTATCACCACCAAAAAAGGCTAATGATAATGGTAAAAGTATCATTGCAACTGCTACGTATAAAAGTTTTCTATCGGACATAATTACACTCCAAAAACGTGAAGTGCATGTTCGTAATGTTTGATACGGTCTTCAAGACCGATAGTACCACCATTAATACGTTTTGTCAAAGTAACAATATCACCTTTATCTGCCCATTGATTCAAGTTATTTGTTTCCCAGAACCAACATGCTGATTGTGCTGCACCTTCAAATGTTTGTAGATATTCAGATGCTTCTTCGACAGAGATGCCTAATGAACCTGCAAAGAATGTATAGTTGTCACGGCCTGTCAATTGAATCAAACCACGGCCACAGAACTTGTAACCATCACCAGAAGATTCATCACCATTACCCATGCGTGATGCATAGATGCGGTTTGCGATTGCTTCTTGTTTGTTTGGTTTAGATGCATACTCATTTGCAATATCATCATTTGGAAAATACTTACCAAACAACTTACGTAGTGATGCTGCTTTGTAATTTAGATTCTCTTTGAGAACCATGAAACCACCAGACTCATGTGAACATTGTGCTATGAAAGCAGCCATTCTCTGAGGTGTATTGATTTCATAATCAGGTAATAAAATTGACAATGCATGGTGCCAGTGGTCAATGTACGGGTTTTTTGGAAGTAATTGTTTTAATTGTTCTTTTGTTAATTCCATTTTCAGTCCTTATAATGTTATCGGTAACCATAACAAAGCACCTTGAGACATTAATAAAACTGCAAATACACCAAGACTGATTCCAATCCAGTACATTCTTTTACTAAACGTCAACATAGATGCGGCCAAAATAACAATTGCAATTTGATAGAAAGCATTAGAGTATGTGTACCAAGGACTTCTTAGTTCTGCTACTGCTCTCTCCGCTTCAATTGCACGAGCCTTTGCCATCAATTCTTTTTTACCCTCGCCAGTTGAAGGTTCTGATTCATAACGTTCCATTTTGGCTTTCATTACTTCAGCCTTTTTTCTGTCACCAGCACGGACCGCATTATCATATGATATTTCAGCTAATGATTGTTTAATACTTTTTGCCTGATAGAAAGACCAAACATTGTTCGCTTGAATTGTGTTATCCAAAATCTGTGCTGAATTACCACCATCAAGTAATGATGTGATGGCCAAAAATGCGGCCAAAAATGTGATAATCCAACCAGTGCGTTCTTTTGTTTGTTCTTGTTCTTCTGTCATGCTGCATCCAATGCGAATATTGAACTACCAGCCCATTGTAAGAATGATGCTGTTGTGCCAGCGAATTGTACACTGCCGCCACTGTCACCCCAAGGATCATCGGTTGAAAAAACGACAGAACCAACTTGGTTGACATTTGGTCCAGTATTTGGGTTCCAATTACCATCTAAAAATGGGTATAATAATACAGTTTCGGTTACAGCAGCAGTTCTTCCGCTAGGATAATATCCAGGTTGAATATACTTAACACCACCTTTCATAATGTGAAAATCAGAGATACGGCCTTTCCAATGGAAGTTTGTATCGCCGCCAAGATAGAAAGGTGTTGTTGCATCAGTGATTGCAGGACCGACACGGGGTGTATTGACTTTCTCAACGCCATCCATGTAAACATATAAATTGGTGCCGTCTGAATTGACGGAAAAATGATGCCATTGATTTACAATAGAACCTACAGAAAACGGACCTGCAGCTGCTGTTGATCCAGTTGCACCGGTCCAAACAAAATCACCACCCTGTTCATTTGAATAACCGATAGACGCAGATGTGTCTACACCAACAGCAAAAACTCTTGGACTGGTTACAACTTGTGGTGAAAGTTTCTTTTCCCACCATTCTATAGTCCAACTACGATATGTTGGGCCGCCGCCACCGCCACCTCCTCCTTGAGAAGAAGCGGAGATAGATGCCATAATTGCTTGAATAATTGACATTCTATCTCCTAATATTAATCAACTGTAATGCCGGAACCAGATAACATCCAATCATTGAAATAATTGTCCATACCTGTTCCAATTTTAATTAAGGTACAGATATTGCCGCCACCATTATCGGGAATATCCCAACCTGTTGAAGAACTTGATGTGCCAGCACCGTAAATTGTACCACTCTCATCATCGTTTTGTTTGTAAAGATATACTGTACCACCTGTACGATTGATAATTGTAATAGTTGCACCGATTGGGAAATCATATGCACCACCATCAGGTAATTTTAATGTATTTGTAGTATTACCATCAAGAATAATCATTTTACCAATATCAGCAGGAGTGATATATCGGTCACCAACTTGAGAAGTTTTTTGACTTGCAGCTTTGATTGTACCTGCAATTTTTTCTGAGTATGCTGTTTGTTGAACAGTACCATCATTGAATCTCATACCAGATGTTAGTTTGTTAACATCAATTAAACGGCGAGTATATGAGAAACCTGGATAACTATAGTCGTTACCTTGAGCCCAACGAGTAAACACGATAGCATAATACTTGTCGTTTTGTGTATCATGCATTACAAGTTCTTTACCAACAATACGCTTGCCTAAGTTTTGTCCAGCCCATAAATCATCAAACAACATAAATTGACGAGACATTAGATTTGATAGGTCTTCATGTCCTTCTGCATTCCATAATGTTCCATATGGACTTACATCTTCATCATAACCATTTTCTAAATTACCAGGTTGAGTAAGATTCAAATAAATGAATGTTGGATTAACTGTATCAGCGGACCAATCCAATGTGAATGATGATGTAACTGAATCCCATGCTGTCACAACAGTTTGAGATGTACCGTCATTATTGCCAGTATAGTCAATCCAAACAGGATCACCAACTTGCATTTGTTGAAGTGCAATTAATAATTCATTTTGTGGATTTTCAATAGTAACTTTATGAGTTCCTGTTTCCAATGTTATGCTGTCACAGTAATCTGTAACAGGATCAAAATGGAAATTGTTAGTAACTGGACCAATACCCCAGTTAAAAATAGCTTGGCCATTGCCACGGGTGATGTTTAGATTTTCAGCAATTGGATCGCCATTAACATATGCTGTTTCTTCATCATTCGTATCTTCACGATTGAAATATATTGCAGTATTGATTTCACGGCGCATGTAACTGAAGGCACCAGTTGCTTGGTTACTACCTGAATCCCATGATAAGAAACGAATAGCATAATACTTGTCGTTCATTGTATCATGCATAATCCATTCATGTTTTGTTGTAGCCCAACCACCGCCAGAGAAAGATGGAGTAAAGTTTTGGTAATAACGGGTTTTGGTGGTTGATAGGTCTTGCCAACCATCTGTATTCCATTGTGTGCCATAAGGAGTGCTTACACTACCGTTAGAATCTAATGTACCTTCTCCATCAGGAGCAGAGTTCCATAAAGATCCACTTTCACCTTGTGGATCACGGGTAATCCATAGATTGTCTGCAATTTTATCGACAATTTCGGGAGAATCATCTGGACGTGCAAAGTAAACCCAATCACCAATGAAAAGACTTTCCATTGGACTAGATTCGGTGAAACTGTGGCCACCTGGAGTAACACCATCACCCACTCTTAGAGCACCAGACTGTGCATCAAAGAACATTTCACCTGGTTTGCCAATGAATGTTTCGACATTTCGGCCGCCCATCTGTTCTGTTAAAATTCTATTGACTACTTTTGACATTTATTTTATTCCTTCGAATATGTGTTTTTGAATATTGTACCACTCAATCCATGCATCGTTTTTCACTGCACATTCATAATAGGTTGTATAATTTACTGTGACCGTCTTACTTATGTCGCTTAATTTTGCTTCTTCTTTTAGTTTTTCCAGTTGAGGACATTTCTGCATCAATCTATCTGGTATCTGAGGAAACTTAGCTGTTACTGGAACAATTGTTGAACATCCCACTAACATTAGTAATATTAATATATATTTCATTTTGGTGCCTCTGCCGCATCGTTATGTGCCTTGATAAACTCTTTAGGTATCTCACAGGCACCACCTGGTGCAAACTTTGTGTCATACTTGACCACTTCTCTATCTACATATTTAACAATGTCCTGGCCACGGGTTTTTACTACTTGTACCTTGTTTACCACTTTAGTTACAATCTTAACATTTTCTTCTTTTGATTGTACTTCTGCTGCGGCAACCTTTTCTTCCATTTCTTTGACTCTTGCTTCCCATGCATCGTTATCATGTATTGCACCGGCCATAAAAGTGCCAATAGCAATTGCTGCAATAGAACCAAGTTGTATAGGTGTTTTGTAAACGTAAAGAAAAGGAATGAAACTTAAAAATCTAATAAAATATGTTAGTACCAAACCAAAAACGCCGGCTAGTAAGACGGCGTAGAATATCCAATTAGGTAACCATTGCAGTATCCACATATTACATCTTTGGTTGTTTACGTTTAAAGAATGACATTACTGGATTTCTTTTCTTAGAAACACCAGGTTCTCCGCCGGCGCCACCTGAACCAGCAATATTTCCGCCGCCAACATTGTTTGCTGGTGCACCAACTGCTCCTGCACCCATACCATCTTCTTTCATGTGCTTGAAGTATTGTACTTGTGCTTCACGTTTTTTGATACCTGATAAACTAGATGCAGTGCCTAGATTTTTACCAGATGATTTGGAAACTAATTTGTAACCACTATCTGTTTTAACGATATGTTCCAAAAAAGTTTTCATTAGCAATTCCACTTACGTAAAGATTTATTAATACGTGAATCCGGATCTCTAGCGGTTGCTGCTGAAGTTAATCTTTTCTTCATGCCAGACATTCTAGCACAGAATGATTTACGGCGATTGGCTGCAGCGGAACCTGGTTTTAATTTTGATGGTTTAGTTGTAACTGCTGTTTTTAGTTTGGAACCAGGATGTTCTCTACGATAAGAGTCAACACCTTTTTGATTCAAACCACCAGATTCTCTTTTGCCTTCTTTGCGTTGCCATGCAGCAGTTTCATCCAATTCAACTTCTTCTGGCACACAGTTAGGAACTTTTCTGCCACCTTTCATTTTCATACCGACAGCAGTGTATCCTGTCCAACAAACTTTCTTTAGGTCACCAGTTGGTTCTTTTACTTCGTTGATGAATTCGTTAAATTTTTTCATATGTTTCGTAATATCTCTGCGACATTTATATCTAAAGGTAAATCGGATGATGATATAGTTTTTCCATTAATACCATAAACAAAATCAGGCATAATATCAAGGTAATCTAAAAAAGTTTTTAGAATATCATAATCACGTTCATCAGTTTTATAGAACAATATTCTTGCGGTTGCTTCTGGCCCAAAAACATTATTCAATAAAATGATATGATTTAAAATCAATCTCTCTTTAAGAGATTTTGTTATTTTATATCTTCTGAACAATCTTTTTAAATATTTTGTTCTTTTGATATCTCCTTCAAATTCAGACATGATGCAGTGTGGTGAAGTATAACATTTCATCGCATACATCATAAAATTGTCGTCATTCAAATCATCAAACATAGTATTCCAATAAAATAGGGGGTGGATTAACCACCCCCATTATCATTAAGTAGTAATCAGAATTCTAGCGTTAGCAGAGTACTCTGTTACACCAGCATCGCTGTTGTATACTTTAGCACGGAATAGATAATTGTTTGCTGTAGTACCTGTTGGATCCAATACCAATGTTGTGGTATTTGCACCTGTTTTGGTCATGTTTCCTGGTTGACCAGTTGTTACACCAGTTCCGTTTGGAAGGTCAACCCATACACCACCAGAGTTGTTATTAACTTGCCACTGATAAGACAATGAACCGCCTGTAGCACCATCAGTAATTTCTGCACCAACTGTCAATGTGATTGTATCAGAACTTGCAGCACTTACTGGACCAGATAGAGATTCAGGTTGTGTTGTAATTGCAATTACCATATCAGGTAATACAGTATCATCACTATTGTTATCGGAAGCAACTTGTGAAAGTGCAACCAATGTTTCCCATTGTACACGACCTGCACGACCACCAGAACCAGTTGTTTTAATATTCCAACCAGTATGAGCAGGTGGTGTTCCAGCTGCTTCTTGTACGTCCATTTCGTTTCCATCAACTAAGAATAGACCAATTGTTTCACCAGATGTATATACACTAGAAGTTGTATTGCCGTAAAGCAATGCAACGTTTGCTGCATCAGGTGCAGCCGCAACAGATTTTACGTCCGCTGCATTTACTATTGCTGAGTTAACGGCCCAATATGGTGCGTTAGCTGCGTTATCGTTTTTGCCCCAAGATGACATTTTATTCTCCTTTTAACCGTGGGTTATCTTACTATTTATCTTTTTCCAGAAATTGGTTTACGCATCTTCATCATAGGATCGATTTCGATGGTATCTCGCTTTTCACCAGTCATGGTGGTGCCACCCGTAAGTATCGCAGCGGCTTTTGGTTCCTCTAAACCTGCACCAGCTTGTTGCATCTTTGGTTTTTTACCATATGTTGCAACAGACTTGCCTTCTTTTTCATGGTCATAAATTTCCTCTTTCATACCTTTCTTTTTGTAAAGGTTTTTAATGATTCGAGCAGACTTAGACATTTGAATCAATTTTTTATTCTTATCTTTTGGTTCAACATCATCAGGACTATTTGCACAATCACAAGGCATTGATGTGGCAGCCATTGGGTCTTGTGTATTTTCGTGTATTGTGTAACCTTGTTTTTTTAAATGTGCTCTTGCAGCAGGTTTAGCTTCAGCGTGAGTTTTTTGAGAATTAGAAATAGTTACTGTGCGATTGTGTTTCTCACCACCATCTTTAGAAACATTAAATGTAATTTTATGTGTTATTCCTGGATCTGGAACATGGTACTCATCATCTTCTCTACGAGGACGACCAAACGAGTGATAACTAGGAACACCGTGTCTGTAACCACGACCTTCTTCTAATTCTGTTTCCTCATTCTTTTGAGTGCCGTCAGCCTTCTTATGTGACTTGTAACCTTTGTTCTTCATGGACCATGCAAGTGCCCAAGGATTATCAATCTTCTTGTACTTTTTCATTGCTTTGACGGTACCTTCAAAACCTGGAGGTGCAACTTCTGTCATGTCTTGTTTTTTAGGTTGCGTGTCTGCTGGTTTCTTGTTCAACAATTCGTTGCCCAATCGTTCTTCACGTTCACGTTTTTGTTTAGCTTGTTGTAAAGCTTTGTACATACGAATAGAAGCTGATGTGGCTTCATTAATATCTTCATTCTTACTGTTTAGATAGTTACCAACAGTATCAATGTAGTCTGATGCCAATGTCAATTTAGATTGAACCCATGCAGGTAGTTGTTTTTCATAATCAGTACCAATGTAATCACGAACCATCTTTACGGCACGCTCCATTTGATCCAACTGATTCAAAACCATACTACCTTCATCATCCATCATCTGACCCATTGCAATTGCAATATGGTTTTCATCGAGGTCAAGGTCTTCTTTCAATTTTGTCACAAAGTTGTAATCTTTCATTGACAAGACACCTTTTTTACGGATGTGAATCAATTTTTCAACCATTTTGTGCAAAGCAATATCAGTCTTTAAATCTTCTCTGGTAAATTCCAAAACACGAATCAACAAAGGAATGTCAAATGTAACAACATCCATTTTGTCAATTGCTTCAACAAGAGATTCGACCATGTGGTCTCTTTTCCACTTGATGAATTGACCCATCTTGGAATGTGCAACCTTTTGGTCTTTGGTAACATGTTTTGGATTAATACCTCTAGAAATGAGATATTGATTCAAAGCAGCATCTTCCGAAATGTTTGCTTTTGCGGACCATGGATCCCAAGGATTGGTACCAAAAGATGATTTTTCTAAACCACCTTTTTTTACTATAGACTTTACTGTTTGTGCTTTGCTCATTATTGTGCCTTATTTGTTCATCATTTCTTTTTGAACTCTATCTAAAGATTTTTTAGCCAAGTATCTTGCATGATTCAATGGCTTCAAATCGTGTGTATCATTGATACTAGAGACAAAAGGTCCGTCTTCCTGACTGGTTGGTCCTTTTGCCTCATTTACTTTTTTTCGTCAGTGTCCTTTTCAGGTACGTCTTTTTGTTTAGAGCCACCATAACGTGAACCTTGTTTAACACCTGAACCACCGTTTGGTTCTGGATCAGGTTTCTTTTTCCAATCAAATGCATTTTCTTTAAATTGTTTCAATGTTTTTGGCATGATTTCTTCTTTTGTTAAACGTTCAACTGCTTTGTCAATACCTGCGTGACGCTTTTGAGCGATGGAATTGAATCTGTCAGAAAGACGAGAGTTCGCTGACTTGGAACTAGGTTTTCTAGATTTGTTTGCATTATTTGCAAAGTTGGCACCAAGTGAACGAGAAGCACCAACATCTTTTGCTGCATTTTTCACATAAGAACCTAAAGTTGATTTTGATAATTCATCAATCTGTTCAACTTCTTCACCCATAGCCTTGTCTGATGGTTTCTTACCAGTTTGTGGAAGATTCATCTTGCGTTGAAGGTCTTTAAGTTGGTCTTCATCTGAACCACCAGTCAAAGCTTTGAAAGCTTTCTTAGCAATTTCTTTAATACCTTCTTCAACTGTTTCTTCTGCAACTTCTTTCTTTTTGGCTTTCTTTTCACCACGAAGAATCTCAAAGTCTTCCGCATCGACTTTGTTGTTATGGTTCTTGTCGATAGCTCCTTGGTTACCCTTTAGTGCTTCTTGTTGTAGAATGCCTTTTACTGCATCTGCAATAGGATCTTGTTTTTTTAAGTTAATCATTTTATGCTCCTTTAATATTTTTTGCAGCTGCAGCAAAAGTTTCACCTTTAGCTTGTGCGGCGCCGCCGTGTCCGAATTGTTTTTCTCTTTCAGCTTGGTCACCATACTCTTTTGCTTTATCCATCAAATGTTTCTTTTGACGTTTGATTTCTTCAGCATCATGGTGTACCGTTTCTGGTGTGGATTCTTTTACAAATTCTGTGAATTTTTTCATTTCTTTTTCTTCTTTGTTGAACTAGAACCAAATTTATCTCTTGGGTTTTCCATTGGTTCTTTATTTGTAGAACCACTTAAAACACCAACAACACCCATTTCGGAATCACCTGGATCATTAAATGATTCTCTGTATGTTACATCGCCTAAACCAGACATAGGGTATACTGTTCCCTGTTGGCGTGTATCGAATTCTGGACCAACTGTTGAAATATTTCTCATTCTTTGATTAACAGTTGGTGAATCAATAAAACGATTACGTTTTACTTTTTCTTTGTCCTTGGAGAAGTTGCTTTCTTTGGGGATTGGGCTGATTTTGAGGCTTGCGTTTTCTTCGCTGTAGGTTTTGAAGGTGTAACTTCCTCGCTTTTTGTTTCCGTCCCACTTGATGTTGTCGGCGTTGGTGTCTCCTGCACGATTATCTGGGGTGGTGTCTCCTGGACCATCGGCTGTTGGACCTGTTCCGGATGATATTTTTGGATATCTAGAGGATGTTTCTGTGTTGCGCTTGGACTTGTAACTTTCAAAAAATCTAGAATTTTTCTTAACATTTTCATTTTCCTTAAATAATGATGTGATACTAATTTTACCACGACTTTCCAACCAAGAGAACGCAATTTCATTGTAATTTTTGTCCTCAATGAACCTATTTATTTTTTCGTAAGTATCAGTAATATCCTCTTGAATTTCTTCAAAGGTTGAACTATTATTAAAATCTATAAAATTAGAAAAATTCTGTTTGTATGCTTCTTTTGAAGTTTGTGCTAATTGCCACTTATCATATCTAACCGATTCTGAAATCGACTTGGCCAATTTCTCATTACGTTCTTTGCTGGCTTCATTTGTTGTATCAACAAATACCATAACAGCTTCGTAACCAAATTCTTCCAATTCTTCTCTAATGGTAATCATTCTTGTGTGGTCATCAGCAGGACCATTAATGATTAGGGGTCCACGATTACGAATTGCTTCTCTGCGATAATCTGTTGTTTTTTCGGACAATTTTTGTTTATCCATCAACAAGTCAAATGCCTGTACTGAATTTAATTCTACTGCTTTGCTTTCAGCAATTGCTTCACGTATGATAACATCTTTGCCTGAACCTGGACCACCAGTCACAAAGATTGCTTTGAATAATCCACGATTGTGTTCTTCATTTAGTCCCATGCCTCTACGAACATCACGGAATAATTCTCTTGCGTGTTTTTCTGGTACATGTGATGGAACACCTTGTCTAAAAGAATTGAAATCACCATTCTTTGCATGTTCACGCATTTTAGAAGCCGACATGCCTTCTGCACCTTCGGCATCAGGATCACGTTGGCCAGCAGACTTAACTTCAATCTTTTTAAAATTAAAAAGAGAACCAGCAGCTGTTCCGTTGTATTGTTTTAATTTATCTGCATATTCATTTACACGGTCAGAACCAGCAACCATAATTAAATGGTCGTGTCCCATTTGATTCAATCTGGCTGCATGTTGCAAGAATGTTGGTTGTTCTTTACTAGACGTTTCAATATTCGTATCTGGAAAGAATCTCTTAGCGTGCTTCAATTTGGATTTTGCATCCAAAGGATTTTTCTTAGCATCAACTGAATGAGAAATGATAACGTGATGTGGTGCTTTGTAATCTTTGGCAATTTGTTTAACTTTATCCACTAACTTTTCATGGCCAATTGTGGGTGGATTCATACGGCCAAAAGCCATCACCACTGGCTTGTGGGTTTTTGAATCTGCTTCTAATTTTTCTAAGAATGATTTCATTTAATCTTTATGTCCCAAAGTTTTCTTGAAATTAAACAAATCTTCGTCTTTGTCTAAGTCGTATGTACTTTTATTCAAACCCTTTTTACCATCTGGATGAAAAGCAACTGTTCTGGCAAATTTATTACCTTTTTGTTTTTCCCTAATTCTCCAAGAACCTTGGCCAGATATATTAGGTAGGCCATGGCCAGTTTCATCTTTTTTACCAACACTGTATGTGCCATAACCACCAACTTGAAGTACGTGTACATGGTGGTCTTGTAGGTATGCTTGTGCTGGATCTAAATTTGGATGTTTCAGTTCAATTGTTTTTGTTCTACCTGAAGCAGTAGTCTCCACATTTTCAGGAGTATGGTAATGAGCATTCATATGGTCCAAAATACCAGCTTTCTCTATTGCCTTTGCATAAAGTGGTCTTTTCTTTCTTGCTGCGTCACCAATATGCCAACCCTTTTCTTTGGTGTGATGTATTGTTAATTGTCCCATTGCGGCAGTAACACCGTCTTTTGTTTCACCATTTAATAAAGAACCAGAAACTGTTCCAGGATGCATGGATTGAGTTTTTTTGTTTTCGATTGCAAAGTCTGTGCCGCTGGTTGAACCTGCACCTAGGAGATGATGTGGCATAATACCGTGGTGTTTCAATCTCTCAACAAACTTAGATTCATAATCATGTCCTTTGTTTGTTGGTGCTTCACCTGGTTTATGTAATTTTGAAATAGGAATTAATTGATGATTACCAGTTTCATCTTCAGCATTTACATGGATTTTTCCGTTGATGCGTTCAACACTCTTTAATTTTACAGAAGAACCTTTTGGTAAATCTTCATGTTCGGTTGCTAGAGTGTGTGTAAATTCCTTTGAACCAAGATATGGTGTAACATATTTTTTTAAATGGTCTTCACCTGCTTGGCCAGAAGCAGTCATTTTACCACGACCTTCGGTCAACAAAAAAGACTTGAATGATTCCATCAAATGTTCCTTATACCAGCAAAGTTTCTACGTGAGAATTCTGCACGATTAACAAATTTATCAGATTCATTATTGTGGTGAAATACGTAACCTTCTGGATTAGCATCTTCACCAGCATGTGAATGTTGAAACTGTTGGTGTTGATTTAAAGTATCAATCAATACACCTTTTGCTGATTGCAACTCTTTATGCATTTTGAAAAGGTTATTGTAATGTTTCTTATTGCGTTCAACTTTACCAAGTTCATCTTTCAATTCGGCCTGTTTTGCTGTGCGATTCTTTTCAGTTTTTAGTTTATCAATCTTCTTATTTCTATCTTTTTCCAACCAGTTTTTGAAATTCGTATGGTTAGGTTCTTCACCCGTTCTAACTGTATGATTCATATATGTTTCTAATGAACCACCAACGCCATGGTGAGTACTAGTGCCAGCATACATATCACTACCATGAGTATCATGTATTGCTTGTGCAGCTGCAATATGTTTATTAAATTTTTTCTGACTATCTGGACTGAAATGAACCTTTGTTGTATCCATTCTAGGATCAACTGAGTATACATCGGGATGTTTAGTAAATTTTTCATGGTTGACTTCGTGTGATGCATTTAGACTAGATGCATCTTCACCATGATAAGAAAGGTGTGTAACGACACCAATCTTTGCTTTTTTAACTTTTGCAGCTTCATCGCCATGAGCTGTGTATGTTAGACCTGATGGATTGGGATGAAATGAAGTTCCACCATTCTTCTCTTGTTTCTTATCACCTTTGTCTGTACCAAACATCATATCACCTTGATATACACCTTCTTTTGGTGCAATCTTAGGTAAATGTGTCAGTGCATCTTTTAATTTGGCGGCCAGACCAGGTGCATGGCCATGGTTCATGTCTACATCTTTTGGTGTGTAGTTAATCTTTGGTGTCTTGTTAAAAGCAGACTTTGATGCAACAAAGAATTTACCATTTTTTGGATGGTGACCATACACTAGTGCTGGTGAACCATCATATTTTGTAGTTAATTCAGAGGTTTTTTTGCCTGACTTAATGTGTTCTGCTGCAGCAGTTAGTGAAGAAATAGCGTGTTTTGCACCCTTTTCACCTGTTTGTAGAGGTCGGTCTTCCACATGCGTCAAGTGTTTAATCTGACGGCTGGCGCCTTCTTCAGGATCTTCTTGTTCTGTTAAAAAAGTTTTAAACGATAACATTGTCTACCTATGAAATACAACACACTTTGGTTGTCCGTAGGGTTATTTATAATGGATTGTATCACAGATTCACAAATTTGTCAAATCTTGGCTTCGATATATAGCGCACTAAATTAATCTAATTCTACCAAACCTGTTCTGGATATCTGACACCTAAAGTATACCATATCTTTTTCTACCAATTTTGTCAAATCTAATTCTGAGAAAATTACATGTTCCACATCTGGACCAACATTCATGCAACCAGCAAAAACTCTGGCCAACATTTCGTGTGTTTCGTCAAAAAGACTGTAACACAAAGACCAACACCTTGTACTAACAAGGCTTTTTTGTGGATCCATCCAAGAAGTTATTCTTTTCTTGAAAACATATTTACCAAACAATTCCGGATTTTCATAATATGAAATATCAAATTCTTCCGAAAGTTCGCCTCGGCCTGTCAATTTAAACACTCGCTTGACATTTTTAAGATTCAAACTTTTAATAAAATCAAACGTCATACTCAAATTCAAAGTTTCAGCTGAACTTTTTAAAAATTTATTACCGAGGTCTTGAACCAAAGGATTATCAGATAATACTAGAAGTCTATCAACTTTTGAATGTAATAGAGCCAGTTTTTCTGTAGATAATTTTTTAGGTGATGATTCTGACAAAATTATAAATGAATTTGGAACTTTTTGTCTGATAGATTCTATTGTTTTAAATGTATCGTTAAATCTTGTCTCGGTATCCATAAAACTGGATACCGCATCGATACATGATGTAATAATAAAAATATACATTATTTTATAATGACTGCGATATTATTATCCCAAATGTTGATTTTTGGAATAGTTGGATTATAAATGTTAATGATTGAAGGATCGTGAGCCCAATTTGGTGGCATTGGTAGATGCATCAAAGTTTTAAAATCACATTCAACACCACTCAGAAATTTTTCCAAAGGATAAACATCAAAATTCAAAATATCCTCAATGATAAAGATACCACCTTTTTTCAACTTGTGAAATGAATTTGCGAAAAATGTAATGTTTGCATGGGCTTCGTGAAGTCCATCATCAATGATGATATCAAATTCTTCTGGTATTTTACTCCACATATCTCTGATGATTTCTGGATCGGTTTGGTCACAGTAGAATGTTTTAATTCTATCGGTTTGAAACAAAATATCTTTATCAATGTCTGCACCAAAGATTTTTCCTTTAGGAAAATATTCTGCAAACGCTCTCATGGATGCTCCAGGCTTACCATTTGCACCCATGTTTGATTTGATACTGGTGTTGTTTGTACCAAGTCCTAATTCAAAGAAATTAACTTCTTTGTCTTTCAATCCAAAATTTTGGAATAACGCATCATAAAAATTTGTGTAGTTGTGCCATGTACTCTTATCTGATCCATGTTCAGCAAATGTTTTGCACATTTCTGTTCTTGCACCAAAAAATTCTTGTTTCATGTATGCGAAAATAATTTTTTCAATAATTTCTTTGTTTTCCATATTATACCTCTTTATTAAAGTCACTAAAAATAACAAACGGATCAAGACCCAGTTGATGGTCGGGAATCTTATGTAGTTCAAATAAATCTGGTTCTTTAATTGTTGATAACAACATAAGAGTTTGGTCATCATCAACTAAACCATTTTCCAATAATCCAATTAAACTAGATTTCATAAGTTCTTCAAATTTTGGCCATGCAGTTACACCACCAACAATTTTTGCACCAAGGATGTAAACATCGTTGGTTGAAATTATCTCTTGTATTGGTTTACCATCATAGTCTTTGTAATTGAATAGATGCATCTTATTAACATCAAAATCAAAAGACCATTTTCTACTTGCAGGAATTTTGTCAGCAGTACGGCAATAACCAAAATCTAACCAAGAAACCAAATCACTTTTAACCATATTGTGTTTAATTGCAAGATTAACAAATATAGATTTCAAAAAATTTACAGCAACATAATGTGCATTCCAATATTCAGGATTTGCTCTCTGTGATGGACTAATTGAGTTTTGAAAGCTTTCTGATTTATGTACGTTATGTATATTTTTTATCAGTTCATCAAATTGTGTGAATATATCAAATGAAATCCAGTTTGTGACACGACCTTCTCTTAATGGTTGTAATCTTTCGATAATATCAGGTGTCGAAAACACCACCATTTCGTTTTCCATTTTAGCCATGTGTGAAAAACGTTCAATATATGTGTCGGTTGTTCTTTGTAGGTAATGTGGCAAACCTTTATCTGGTGTCCAATCTCCACGTCCTATATCATAAAAAGCAGTAACTATAGTAATATCACTCATTATATTGTCCTAAAAGTAATTAATTCTTCAACTCCATACTTATCATCGTAAAATTTCTTCAATACTGGATCTCGGTCATATTGATGTACGATGTAATATGGTTCTCCATCACCAGTTTTCATTAATCCATCTTCAAAGATTGGATGTTTTTCTGTAATGAAAGGTGCAAAGTGGTCTTTCTCAATTGGTTTATTTGTTACGTGTAGATTGCAACAAAAGCCATCATTTAAACCACTAATATAAATTTTTTCAATGTATGGATACCAACTTGTCAATACATTATATGCAGCTTGGTCTGCAACCCAATCTGCTCTATTCATAGATAATTGATATAACATACCACACAAATCACAAACAACATGTGATTTTCCGGCCAAAGTACCAACATTTAGAACTTCATAATTTTTAATTTCTTCGTAGAAGTATGTACCAAAACATTTTAAAATGTTATCTCGGTTCCAATGTTCGTCTTTAATTTTGATACACTCTGATACACCAATCAAATCATAACCAGAATTGCGTGTCAATACATGTGACAAATACTTCATAGGGTCTTTTTGAAAGATTACATCACGTACATCTGTGCTTACAACATAACGATATTCATCTATATGTTTTTTCAAATAATCATAAATGTGTATGAAACGTTCCATGTGAAACATTGCACCTGACATGGACTTTGCTGGAATGGCAATAAATCCTGCTTCTGTGATTTTCGATAATGTTTCTTTTGATGCGTCAATTGCAATTAAAACTTTGTCACCGTTAAAACCACATTGATTAATAGATTCAATCCAAGGTTTGACTTGTTCGTAGTTATAGTTTTTAAATGCACCTATGATTAGGTCTTTTTTGTCCATGGTAAATCTCCATTATATTGTTTATTCATCACTTCATTTCCTCTCAAAAAGAATTCTGCTTGTACAGAATCTCCTCTGCTTGCAACTCTATAGTTTACTGTATATTGGCCATTCGTGTCAAATTCTGGTAAATTTTGCATCATAAATGGTGACAGTATTCTATCAACTTCTGGCTGCTCTTGTGGGTGTCTTGCTCTACGATACCAATAAGGTGAAAAACCTAGTGCTGGTATTTTAGGTACCATGAAACAATTAACATCAATAAATTTATCATTGATAACAGAAGTCCATTTCCCTAATGATTCACAATCATCATTACATATGTATTCACCTTCCTGACTAACAATTTTTCGTAGTGAGTATGCCCATTTGTTACCTTTTGATACAACATCAACCAAAGATTCGATGTGATTTGGTTCATACCAATTATCTTCATCCAAGAAACATAGGAACTCACCGTTTGCAATATAGGTCATTGCACCATATATTCTGTGTCCGTTGTACTGGTCTTTTCCTGTTGGGTATGGGAGGTCAATTAGGTCTATATGTGGATATTCTCTAGCTATCACACGACCTTTTGGTTGACCATCTACGACAACCAAATGTTGTATATTATCATAAGTTTGATTTTTAACCGAGTCTAATGCTTGACGTAGACACGGTGCACCTGTGGTAGGTGTAATCACTGTCACCAATGGTTTCATAATTTATCATCCTCTAGTTAATTTCAATATCTTTTCTATCTGTTTTTCAATTGCTGGTTTACGATTAGGCCAGTAGATGTATTCTTTATCTCCTGTACTATGTAGTTTCTTTAGGAAAGGGATAATCATCTTTTCAAGTTCAACCAATCTTTGTTCCGTTTCAGTCAAAGTATTTTTTACTGCTTCTACTGTTTGGACACTCTCTGTGATAATAGAATTATATTCTTTTTCGGAAACGGCTGAGAAACCGAAATCGTCCTCAGAATCTTTATATTCTTTTAAAATTTTATCAAAATCTGTTAGTGGCATAATTATTTCGACAAGTTAAACATTGAAGGACCAGACTCAACAATATTTCTTAAGTAAGGAGAATATTTTTTGCCTGCTTTGGTAGTTGTAGATTCTGTTGCAATTTTAGTTCTAAATTGAATTATCAAATTTTGTTTACTGGTAGAACCAGCATAAACTCTTACGACAGGATCAATACCTTCAACAAACATAATTTTTAATTCATTTCTTTTCAAGACTTCTGCATAAGTTTTTACAAAATCTTTATTGAATCTCAACTGTTTAAATTTTCCGTTGGCCAAAGAAACCAATTCAATTGTTTCATTACCTTTTGTGGCTCCCTGAAACACAAGAGTTGCAAGATTGATAAAAAATGCAGGATCTTTAGCTTTTACTTTTGCCTGCATTTGTTTTGCAGCTTCACGATAAACAATTGCTGTTGCATTTTTTAACATATCTTTAATAACTTCAACTCTCTTATCTTCACGACTTAAAAAGAATTCAGATTTATCATATTCTTTTAAAGCAGCATCATACTTAGATTCCATCTTTTTGATATCCAATTTAAGTATGTCACTCCATAATGTTTTTTGTTTTTCAAATTCGTGGCCACTTACTTGAAAGAATTGGTCTCCACCTTTAACTTTCAGTGAAATTTGCCTTGAGTAATCTTTACCATTAACTTTTAATTTAATATCGGCTTTTGTTCCTTTTTGGTCACCCACACCATCTGAACTTATATCAACTGAATCGATTTGACCATTTGTTGCAAAAATTAAAATTTCTTTCATCCATGTTTCTTCAATATACTCTATTGAAGATTCATAAAGGTCATAAACAACTTTTCTATCTTCTTTTGAAGATAATAATTCCGCAGCAGCAGAAGGTAAATTTATACTGAAATTGATTTTGTCGATTGATATTTTATTTTGTTTGACTAGAATATCTTTTACTTTATATTCTTTTGAATGTGTGGCACGTTTAAAAATGTCATCCAAAACTTTATCAATCATTTGTTTGGTCAATTTGACGTTGGCATCTTTTAATGTTTTTGGTCGGTTGATAAATTTGGCGACCAAGGCTGCACCTAGCACACCTTCACCAACATCACCTCTATTAAACTTCAAAGATTTGTCCATTTTTTGTCCCTATTAAAGGAAATATTTATCTAATTATTTGAATGTCCTTTCCAGAGGTCCAGACTTCTAGTTCTGTTCTTAAACGATTCTCTGATTTTAATGTATCGAACCGATTAATAGCCTTCTTGCGCCACCATTCAATCAAGTTTACCAGATTATGTTTTTCATAGTTTTCACCAGGAATAAGCATGTCGGTCTTACAGTTTATATAATCTTTCATGTTACTGAAACCATAGTCTGAATGGTAATAACGTTTTTGTTCTGTCAACCCTTTTGCTTTCTCAATCGTTGCTGTGAATGTACCCCCTTCAGGTGTATCCTTAAGTGCAGCTTTAACCAATGAAACAATCTTCATGGTCGTTTTTAGTTTCTTACTGGACACATCCTCGTCAACGATATCACCAACAAGGTCTTGCACATAGTCACGCAATTCTTCATAAGGTTTGCCGTGCATCATTGGTATAAAATCACTGTCGGTCAAACCATCATAACGAATATAAGGTTTCATACCATCATATTGTGAAACAGTCTTTGAACTTCCATATAAACTGGTAGTCTCAAACAAACACAAATTCATTCCATATTTCTGGTTAGCAATCTCTCTAACTGTATGTGAGGTGCAGATTGCAGCCAACAATTTACCACCAAGGTAATTGTATCCAAACGGTTGACTTGGCACAATCACAAAACCCATCAAAGTAGAATCGTTAAATCGTTTGGACCATTCTGGTTGTTGTGTGAACACTTGTCCAAGTAATTCGTTTCGAGGTTTCATATTGATGACTGGAGAACCAAGACGGATGAAACCTACCCATTTACCAGTATTTGTTTCTTTGACACCTAAACGAATTTGTTTTCCAACAGGTGAAATGTTAACGTGCGATGAAGTAATATTGAGTAGTGTTTCCCATTCGGATTGTGGCATACCAACGACTTCAAAATTCATATCTTTTGGATGCATAGTGAAGTCGGAGAACAAATCTTCTTCGATTGGAAAAAGTGGATTTGATGGTAACTCTGCCAGTGAATTCAATTTCTGGTCACGCATGTATTCATCAATACGGTCAAAGTTACCAAAGTAATCTTCAAATACTTTGGCACAATGTACTGCATCATTAAATTCTAACTTCATACTTTAAATTCCATATGTGGTAATATATCATTATCAAAAATCTGAGCCATTTGTTTCCACAAATATTCTCTTTCTACTTGTGTCATACCTGCAATACCAGGAAAAGTATAACCACCAGGATCGGCTTCTTTTGTCAAACCATAATCATGTCGCCATGTGTAACACATTGATGTAATTATTTCTTCACGGGTTTTCATACTTTAAATCCGTCAAAAGATTTCTTCTGTGGTTTTTCTCTGTTACCAAATGTGTTAAGTGGTTTATCTTGACCCGAATCTGTGATGCCATCTTGGCCAGATTGTTCAACATCATAAAGCCTCATCTTTGACCTATCGATACCCAAAGTAAAACGTTTGAAATAAGTTGGATCATTATAACGATTCTTCAATTGTTTGACCATAATCTGTCCCATTTCTTCTAGTTCTTCGGAAGAAATAAGAGCAAACATCAAGTCAGCTGTAGCGGGCAGACCAAAAGATTCAGAGGTATCTTCAAGTCCGGGGTCTGAACTCGAAAAACCGGATCTTGTGGTTTGGGTTGCAGAAACAATTGGTACTCCGAACTCAACTGCCAAACCTCGCAATTCTTCGGCAATGGCCTTGACGTATGTATACGAATTAACGTTGGCTCCTGCTTTGATTCTAGCAGAACAGCAAATGTTAAGATAATCAATGAAAATGATATCAGGAACAAAAGATTTTTTAAGATTGAGCTCGTTGAGTAAGGTGCGAAAATGTACGCTGCTTGCAGACGCTGTTGGATACTCTTTAATGATAAGTTTTCCAACAGTCTTTTCACGGAGTCTTTCAATTTTTCTATCATACATATCTTTCGGTAAATTTATGAGGTCATCTACTGTGACATTCAACAAGTTGGCATCAATACGTTCAGCAATCTTTTCTTCACTCATTTCCATAGTGATATAAAGAACATTCTTGCCTTGTACCATGGCACCTGCGGCTACGTGACACATAAACAATGATTTACCAACACCAGTACCTGCAAGAGCAATGTTTAGTGTCTTGTTAGGTAAACCACCTTTTGTAATTTTATTAAAAAATTCTAGGTCAAAAGGAATTCTTTCTTCGTGTCTGTGATAGAATTCATATCGTTCATCCGAATTTTCCAAATAATCGTGGCCGACCGAACTATCAAAAGAAATCGCTAGCGCATCGGAAAGTAACTTAGGTATCGACCCCTTATCTTGGGTTTTGTCTTTACCATCGAGAATGGAAATAGACCCCAATACTGCATTGTATATGGCCCTCTCTTGGCAGAATTTTTCGGTCTTGTCAACCAACCACTCAATTTTGGATTCTTCTTGTTTAGTTGCAACAATCTCCTGTAGACTAGATTCACACTTCTCCACTTCATCATCTGTGAGATTTCGCCTTTCTTTGACGGCCAACTCAAGTGCTTCAATCGTTGGTGGAGAATTGTAAGATTCCGTGAACTTGGAAATCTCAATGAAGATTGCTCTATCGGTCCTATCTGTAAAGTATTCCTCTTTGATGAACGGTAGTACTTTGCGTAGGAAATCTTCATTATATATTAGATTCTTTAAAATAGTCTGTTCCAGTCTCATCGCTTACTTCCTGTTCAATGTTAGATGACATTATTTCTACCAATAAGTCACCAATATAATTTTTAAATGTGTTGTCTTTTTCCAGTTTTGCTGGTTTCATCACTGGTGATTCTAACACATCGTAAGCAAAAAGTAAATAGACCTGGTCATTTTCTTCTTTAAACTTTACCTTGCCATATTTGAAGATGGTATCTTTATATGGACCTTCCAAAAATTTAATATTAACTGCCGTTTTGTCATCCTTTGGATAGATGTAACAGTAATCTATTCCTTCAATCATCATACACCATTCATAGTTTCAACATCAAATGTTTCATCGACATTGCTTGTCATAATTTCTCCAGCTGCCACACGGTATTTGTTTTCAATAAAATCACGAAATGATTTCTGTTTCAAAATAGGCATCCAGAACTCTTTGGAATCAGTGTCTTTCTCACGGTAATTTTTTTCTTCAATTACACCATCAGCGTCAACACGTTGATACCAACCATTTTTTGGTTTAACCACATGCTTGGATTCCAAAGCAAGGTCCAACAAACCAGACCAAGTGCTAATGCCACCGTCAAAAGATACGCTAACAGGTATTTTAGATTTTTCTTTGACATATCTACTTTTCTCTACGTTAATAATAAAATTATAACCGGTAACTTCTGTACCGTCTTTTTCTTGTTGTCGGCCGATGATAAAAATATTATCAGCCGAATAATATGAACCCGTACCACCACCAACGATATCTTTGGGGAACATACCAATCTCTTTGTATGTATGATTGACAACAATCATTGGAATATCTTTTAGTGAAAGATGTGGTGTTACCATACGGAATAAACTCTTAACTTGTTTTGCACGACTCATATCAGCAACTGATTTCTCCGCCAATGCATCTTCAACTTCTTTCTTGGATGCCAAGTTACCAATTGAATCGATGACAATAATTAATTTATCACCACGTTCTAATTGTGTCAACTGAGCCATAACGTCAAACTTCAATTGTTCAATATCTGTAAGAGGAGTATGGAGCACCCTGTTTGTGTCAATACCAAAAGAATCGAAATAAGACTGAGGAGTACCAAATTCCGAATCGTAGAAAAGGAGCGCTGCGTCTTCATATTTGTCCAAATAAGATTTTGCCATCAACAAAGAAAATGCTGTCTTAAAATGTTTGGATGGACCGGCCCACATTGTAAGACCTGGCGTTAGACCACCATCTAACTTACCAGAAAGTGCCACGTTAATAATTGGCACTGCGGTTGGAATCATATCTTTATCATTAAAGAATTTTGATTTAGCCAATATAGCAGAATCTTTGATGCTGCTGTTCTTTTTAATTTTATCTAATATACTCATTTTTCATCCTTTAAAATGTACCACCATCACGAACATTTTTTTCTTTAAAAGAAAATGGTTCATCATAATCATACTTAGGTTCCAATTTTTTAGCAGGTTCTTCTGCTGGTACATGATGTTCCTCATACATAAAAGAATTCTTATCTGCAAGAGGAATATCAACAGTTACTCTTTCGTGTGTAATTGGTGGTATTGTTTCACCAGTTACATCATCAATCACAATCATATTATCTTTTTTAATCTCTACTGTATCCTGTTTTGATTCTGTAACAACGAGTATTGTTTCAGGTATTGGTTCAACAGGTGCAACCATTGGTTTCAAATTCTCAAAGTGCTTGAATGGTTTTTTTAAGTAAGCATAAGGATCAACATGATTATCAACTTTTTCATTTAATTCTTGAAGTGCTTTCACCATGTGAGCCATAACCAATTCACTATTAACAGACACAGTTTCAGGTTCTTCTTCTATTACCGCTTCAGGTATCACAGATGCAATCTCTTGTGCTACAAAACCTTGTTTAGATTCTTCATCCAATTCTTTGGCAGTTTCTCTAGCACGTTTAAAGAATGTCTCAACATCATTGTAACCTTCTTTTTCTTTCATTGACATGTTGTATGCAATCAACAATAGAATTGCCAATGGATCAAACACAACAATAATCAATAGAATAACAAGTCTTACCGCTTTGTCGATAATATCACCAGAAGTCTCCGAACCGTATGCCAAGGCTGCAATGTATTTGATTGGACCGACATCCGCTTCAACTTTCTTAAGTTGTGTAGATAGAGGCGCACGTTCCTCGGAGTATTTGGCAATGGCGGCTTGCGACTGTTGAATTTCTTGTAGTATTCTAGTCCTATCTTTCTGTTGGGAACGCCGTATTGCTTGCGCTGTTGCGGCACCCTTTTCATCAGTTGAGCGACCCATAGTTTGGTCCACAACCTCATCATACTGTTTAATTGCCTTACGGTTTGCTTCGACATTTTCTTTCTCCGTTTTAATCTTTTCATCCAGTAATGAAATTTTATCCACAAGTGGTGCATTATCTGATGAATGTTCCAGATGGGCCTTTGATAAGAAACCAAAGATACCCATGGAAGTAATCAACATCAAAATCGTTACGGCAACTGACAAATATGATTTGATTAATATTGGACATTTTTTCCAGTTCCTATACAACCAAGATACAGTTACAAGTTTCGATGCTTCAAGTATCGAACCCATAATGATAACTGGCCAAAAAGAACCTGGAAAGATTTGTGCTAAACCAATAACTGAGTAATAGGCAGCAACACCAGACAAACCTAATGCTGTCAGTAACGTTAAAAATATCATCCGAAAAAGTCCTCTAAAGAGTTGGTTTTTTCCGCAGACCAATTCATACAGTTTAAAATGACACTGATTGGTTCCAGAAATGCTTTATCGAATTGTACATCATAATCAATATAATTGTCAAGCTCGAATTCTTTAGGTATTCTACCAGGGAAAGAAACCACATCATTCTTAAAATGATTTGGCATTTTCAGATAGGTAAATTTCAGTTTTTCACCCTCTTGTATGAGTGGGTATTTCTTTGTCAGGCCTAATTGTTTCAGATTGTGGTTGTAAACGATTGCACCACGAACATGAATTGGTGTGCCTTTTTTGAACAACATTACTGGATCGGAATAAGTATTTAGCCCATTTAGACCCCGTGGAAAAGATATTTCTTCCGCAGGTAATTTTCTAAATTCTTTTCTAAAGTTGGCAATAAAATCCTGTACTTGTTGTTCTGTACCAGTCATCATCAACTTAATGGCATCTTTCATCTTTTCACGTATAGCAGATGGTGTGGAAGATTTAATCATTTCCAAACCCATCACTTTCATATGTGGTTCGGCATACTGAACACCTTCGTTATTGTATACATTTAGAATATAACGTTTCTTGGCAGTCCAAACACCTTTGTCAGAAAGACCTTCACGTTTCATTTGCATTTTTTGTGCATACGCATGAACATAATCAGCCAATTCTTGGTATGATTTGTCGATATGTGGTTGTATCTTATCTTCACAAACACGATCCATAAATTCAATAATCTTTTGTGGAGGCAGTTTAACTACATCATCAACACCATATACTTTATTTACCAAATCACCGAGGCGTAGGTAAATTGAATCGGTATCAGAAGCAATGACATAATCATTATCTGTACCGAGAAGTTTGTTCATGTATTGGTTGATTTTGGCTTCGATCCATCTGATGGAAAGCTGGCCTGCCGTAGTGACTCCCAAAGCCATGCGTAGGTCATAAAACCTAAAATACTGACTTCCCAAAGCACCGTAGGCAGAGTTAAGGGAAACTTTTTTTGCGAGTTGTAGGTTGTTGTATCTGGCGACTCGTTTTTCAATGTCGTATTTTTTGGATTCGTCTTTCTCATTTTCATATTCCTGTTGTGCTTGCAACATCATCTTTTTGAATTTCTTGCGGTCATCATACATTTCAACCATCATCTTAGGTAAGAAACCTTGAATGTCTGTACGGAAGAATTGACCGTTGGGTGTAATTGTGGCACCTTCTAAACTTGAAATGTCAATTTGTCTTTTCAAGAGTTTATCAACAGTAACACCTTGTGAAAGAATGTCACGCATTTCTTGTGTATAGTTTTCTGGTTCAATCAACGTTTCTGGTGAAATATTATATTGCATCATCAAGTGAGGATACAAACTGTTCAAGTCAAACGATGCAACCCAATGATGTAGGCCAACCTGTGGTTCTTTAACGTATGCACCTTCAAACGCAGCATCTTTGTCTTGCACTTCTTTTGGTGGAACAATAATGTCTTTACCGAGTAAATAGGAATATGTCAGAGAATCCCACATACGTGTCTGTGCAAATACATCTTCATAGTTACACTTGGTGTCATATGCAAGAGTCAAAGCCAATTCAATCAACTTTAACTTATCTTCAAGTTTGATAATCAACGCAACGTCTTTAATGTTATATTCAATAAAGAGTTGGTAATTCAATTTGTAAAGTTGGTGTAAGTTTTCATATTCATCGTATGAAATCTTACCTTCACCGAGTTCTACTTGTGCAATATTATCCAAACGATAAGATTCTTGTGACTTGCCACCTGGCGCATACCATTTGTATAGTTCAATATAATCAAGTGATTCGATACCAACGAAACTATATGCAATCAACAATCGACCATTGATATTGGTTTTACGTTCACTGATATAATTCCATGGAGATAACATCTTGGCTTTATCTTCACCAAGAATCTTACGAAAACGATTGACAAGATATGGTATATCAAAGAACTTGGTATTCCAACCAGTGATAACATCTGGATACATTCTTGACCATAATTCAATAAACTTACTGCAAAGACTGTATTCATCTTTACACTTAATATATGTTACTGTATTCGGATTGTCATTACGAAAATCACCACAACCAAACACATAGGTGTGACCATTTAAAAATGTTAATGCGATAGCAGTGATTGGTTCATCGGCTTTGTAAGGATCAGGGAAACCATTTTCTGAACCAACCTCAATGTCAATAATTGCAATGCTGATTTTATCTTGTTCCCAATCAACCATTTCTGGATGTTGTTCAGCGATAAATGCATATTCGAATCTAGTGTTTCCATAGATTTTTGGTGCACCAGGAAGACCATCATATTGTTTTACGAATTCTCTGGCTTCACGGATACCATCAAATCGTTTTGGAATAAGGTCTAAACCATCAAGTGATTTATGTGTACCTTTCCCGTTACGGGCTGGCAGATATAGTTGTGGTTCATAATCAATCTTTAGTTTGATTCGTTTACCGTCTTTGACACCACGGTAAAGAATTCTGCCACCTAGAGATTGTACATTTGTGTAAAAAGTTGACATTAACCTGTAATAATTTGTTGTTGACCTGGAAGAATAATACCTACACCAAAAATTTGATTATAGTTATTGACAAAATCTTCTGCTGGAACATAGTAGTATACAATATGTTCAAGTTTCAAGGCAATAGTAGAATCCTTTTTTTGTTCTGCATGAATTGGAAAAGGTGCAAAACCTACGTTTGGTTGGCCATCTTTACCACGAACAATTGCAATACCCAATGGGTTTTTAATTACCATTTCGTTGAAGTTTTCCGTTTCAATTTCACCAATGAGTTCTTCACCGGTTATCAATTTCATTGCATAAATTTTCATAATAGTCGCATCCTAAATAAATATAGTTGATTTGGATCAAACATTATATCATTTTTTTAATATGTTGTCAATAGATAAAAATGGTACAAAATGGATCCGTTCACACTTTTTGCCTTGGCCAACGGTGCAGTTGCCGCTGTGAAAAAAGGTTGTCAGTTATACAAAGATATTAAAGGTGCCGCTGGGGATGTTAAAGCAGTCCTCAAGGATTTGGACGACCAGTTCCACAAAAAGTATGAAGGTAAACCTGTGCCGCCTGCTGCTGCAAAGCAGTTACAGGAAGAAAAGGCTCGCATTAAAGAATTAAACAAGCGTAGTGAAGAAAGCACTAATATTTATACAGAGATAGGTGATTATCTTGGTCAATACTATGACAATTATTATAAGTGTTTAGCGGTACTTGAACAAGAAGAAAAACGTAGTGCAACAGAAGTATATACCGGCGGTGATAGTTTAGCCAAGCGTGCATTACAACGTGTTCTTATGCGTAAACAACTAGAAGCCATGGGCAAAGAATTACGTGAATTGATGATATATCAATCACCACCCGAACTTGGTGCATTATATACTGATGTTGAACTTATGACCAAAGAGTTGGGTGCTCAACAAAAGATTCTTATTGCTAAACAGATGGAAGAACAAGCCAAAAAAGCAAAACTAAGAGCACAAAAAATTGAACATTATAAGATGGAGTTTGGTATGATTGTTGCGTTTCTTATTTTGTTTATTTTCATGGGTTTATTTTGGACTTGGTTGTATTATGATTCGAAGGAAAGACATCCACAAATATGGAATGGAACTTATCAAGCTGAATTGGAAAAACAAAAAAGATATCAGGCTCAAAAAATTATGGATGCAATCAAATACCTGGACGAACAAAATTACGAAAATAATAAGAGGTTAATAACAAATCAAGAATGAAAAGAAATAGATACACATTTTTAGAATGGGTATTTGATGATTTAGGCCTTGCTAAATTTTTATTATTTTTTTATCTTTTTTTATTGTTATTGGCAACTGGTATATTGTCACTGGTTTGGTGGTACACTAAAAGATGAAAACCAGTTATCAAGCAGCACTCATAGTTGCTGGACTTATTCTTATGCCGGTGCTTATAGTCTTACTGGCAAATTATATAAACATAATTGTTATAATTATTACCTTTTCTTTAAGTTTTAGTTTGGTTGCATATTATTTGTATGTTGACATTAAAGAAGAATTGGATTGGACTCGTAGTGAAGATGAACGATTAACTTATGGATTTAAAGATAATCCTTACAAAATGAGGATGTATAAATTCTATAAAAATTACTTCAACACACGCCATGAAAAATAAACTATTGTTTACAGTTGTTACAACTGCGGCAACACTCGTTGTTACACATCCAACTATCAATATAAATTTGATGCCGGATGCTGTCATATATACAAAAAGCACTTTTGAAAGTTCTGATTATTGTAAATTGGAAAAAACTTTTACTGATCCAAGAGGATTACAAGTGTGTGAATATAAATGTCCATCAACAAGAGGTGGAAACAAAGTTATACATACGACTTCCATAAACAATGCTAGAGCATGTAAATCTAAGGTGGAGGCACCGTAATGTTTAATCCCTACGGAGTATTCGATTGTTACATAGAATTTTTATTATACTGTTATTTTTTACCCTACTTCTTGGCCAACAAACAGTCAAAGCAGAATTCTTTACCGCCAAATCCTGGCTTGTGTCGGATTTAAATGGCACTATAATAGATGGTGAAGATTATGATAAGGTTAGACCAATTGCTAGCATAACAAAATTGTTAACAGTTATGGTTGTGATGGACACAAAACCTGACATGAATCAAATGTTGATGTTGACCACAAAAATACAAGATAAATTGCCAGCAAAAAATCAAAGTGTCAGTAGAGGAAATTTAGTACTGATGGCTATAGTACACAGTAGTAACAGAGCCGCATATACTCTGTGTGAGAATTATCCTGGTGGTATGCCCGCTTGTATTAAAGCAATGAATGACAAGTTGAAAAAATTAAAAATGGAAAATTCCATTGTTTATGAACCAACAGGTTTAGATAAAAGAAACGTTAGCACTGCAAGAGAACTCATAACATTAACAAAGGCAGCGGCTGAATATGAATCCATAGTTTATGCTAGCCGTAAGTCTGAAATAAAAATACAAGTAAAAAAGAAATGGTTTGTTTTTCGTAATACAAACCCTATGATTGGTCATTACCAAAATATCGTAGTAAGTAAAACTGGATTTATAAATGAATCGGGTGGATGTATCACGTTGTTACTTGATACAAGTGTTGGTGATAGAATAGTTGTGGTTCTTGGCAGTAAGAACACTAAGACTAGAATTCCTGAAGCGGAATTTATATATGAGGTGTATAAAGATTAGTGGTTGCGGGTCACGGAGTTGCACCGGAACTGAGGATTATGAGCCCACTGTGATACTATTTCACCAACCCGCTATATTTCTTGTTTTTTCTGACGTTGAAGATTTTGTTCTAAAATTCTGTCAAATTCTTCTTGTTCAGCTTTAGCATCTTCTATTTCTTTTGGTGATGGTTTTCTAAAAATCTTGTCGTAGTTATTAGCAAATGTTTCCTGTGAAACACTAAATGGTCTTGGACTAGAACCTTTACCACCATCAGACATATTTATTCTCCGTAGATATAAGCAATATCTTCAATCTTCACTACAAAATAATCTTGCACTGTTACAGCTTTACCCCAATCTGGTTGCACCACATCACCAATCTGTAACTCAGTAACATCTGGTCCAACTGCAAGTACTTTTGCTCTATCAGGTTCTTCGGAGTGTCTTAGGATGATTCCTGAAGCGGTCTGTTTAACATTCTCAAGCCGTTCAATCAATACTTTATCGTGCAAGGGTTTAATATTCATAATGTCCTCAAAATGGAGCGGTCTTCTGCTTTGCTCAGATAACACAAGGGGGTGCCTTGTATCGTACTATTACAAACCGCATTAAATGGAGCGGGATATCAGAATCGAACTGATGACGAAAGATTGGAAATCTCTAGTTTTGCCATTAAACTAATCCCGCATATAACTATATATGCATCATTTTAAAACACACATAATGCATTTTAAAATGAGGACTCTTGCGAGTCCCCATACCATCACAATACTTTGTAACGGTCATCCATGATGGTTTTAAGCATCACAGATTCTGGTGTAAAGGTTTCTAAGTCACCCGCCAACAGTGGTTTTACGACTGCTGGTGAGAAACCAGATACCAATGCAGTACCAGAAGTGTCGAACTTTACTGGAGCGTTGCCGTATGCGGCATTCAAGTTCCAGAATACAACCTTTGGCAAAGTGTATCCTGCTTCTTTGTACTTACGTGCAATCATCTGCATAGCAGAGTCATCATGTCTAACGCAAGCGTTAAATTGCATGTCTGACAGAATCAATACCATCGCTGGCATTTCTTCTTGTGGCACGCCACCTTTTACTGCTACATCAAGGATTTTTGCAAATGCCTTGTGTAGGTCGGTAGACATACCCCAATCAGATTTAACCATTTGGTCAATCTTTTGATTGATGTTACCTTTCAAGTGCAACAATTCTGGATTGGTAGAGAAAGTTAGGAAGGTGTCCTTGAACTTGCCTTCATTCTTATCTGCCAAGTATAGTCCCAAAGAGACTGCTACTTCCAAACAGGTTAGACCTGATTTGGAACCATAACCACCTGCAGCGCAGGTCATTGAACCAGAAACATCCACCAAAGGTAGAATGTTTGCATCGCCAACAAAGTTAGGCAAAGCCTCCCATTGTTTTTGCACCAAGTCCAATTCGGTCTTGTCGAATTTCATGTAACCACCGATACGGCCTTTCAGCACATCGTATGGGAACACAGCACCTGCATTAACCTTAACTTCTGGATTATCACCCTTAACCAACGAAGCAACATATGCTGCATAAGTTGGAGTGTTACGGTTAAAAGCCTTCTTGTAACGGGATGCCGCTACGGAAGGTACGTGTGAGAAATTGATGGAATCCCAGTCTTTCGCACACATTTGAGTTTCAACCACTTTGGTCATTTCAACCAAAGACTTACGGTAAAACTTTGGGGACATACCAAAGAACTGACGGATTTCAGCCGCTAGTTTACCTTGGCGAGGAGTCCACTTTGCAGCCAATCCATTCTTCGCACGAAGCGCATCACCCAACATAGTGAATGCTGCTGACTTCATAACATCAGAATCGAATACAAAAATGTCGTCCCAACGGCCCAATTCAGGAACCTTTGTCAACAATGCTTTTGCGGCTTCTACGTCATTCTTTTCCAAATAACGCAAGATAGTACGGAACGATTCACGTTCACCGGCACCACCACGAGCATCACGTAACCAAGCAGCAACACGCAAAGCGAGTTCACGGTTTTCTGCCATTGCAGCTGCGAAAGCAGGCACAATGTTTTTGCCACGGGAAGCACCTGCATTGTAGAACAAATCTACAACTGCATTAGCAGTGGACTTACGAGCCTTCATACCGTTTGCGGTACGGGCATCTTGATTAACAACGGCATCTACAAAAGTTGACATAACTTACTCCTCATAAAAAAACAACAGAATACATTTTTTAGCGCACTACCAATTGTGCTATTCACGCCGAAGCGTAAAACAGGATTCGAACCTGTAACCTCTCCGTTATAAGCGGAAAAATTGTTTGCTGTGAGTATTCTAAAAACAACAGGTTAGCTTTCTACTTTTTGTTTACAGTGAGAAATCGAAACTCACCTTCGTTAGGACCATTTCAATAAACACCTTCAAAGGTCGAAACCTCCAGTGTTTACCATAGTTACCTAACAGTTCAGTATTATTGAATAATGCTGTAACTAACCTAAAACCTTTTCAATCTTTCAATACTGTGTATTGTAACACAAAAATTTGTTGTAGTCAAGCAGTATGTTGTAAACATACCACAATATTTGGTGCCCCATGACAGAATCGAACTGCCGTACCCGGATTACAAAACCGGTGTAATACCATTATACTAATAGGGCAAAAAACTTGGAGCGGGTAGTGGGAATCGAACCCACAACTAAACCTTGGCAAGGTCTTGTGTTACCACTAGCACCATACCCGCATCATGTGTATTATATATGCTTTACAAACAATTGTCAAGCACATTTTTAAAAAATATTTGGTACGAGTAACCGGAGTCGAACCGGTACGCACAAGGCGGCAGATTTTAAGTCTGCTGGGTCTACCAATTCCCCCATACTCGCATCACATGGCAGGTCCGTTTCCATTACGGAAACCGACCTCACCACCTTCTTCTTTGATTCGTTTCATAACATCTTCAAAAAGAATAGGACGAAAATCTGTTTGTTCAACACAAACACAATGATAACGAACATCTGGTGTGTCCAGTTCTTGACCTCCGTTCCATGTCATCATCACACGACCTGTATGAAGGTGACCGTGAATGTTTGTTCCGAAACGACCAAGACTGGCGGGATGAATTGGAATATGTGAAAGAATCATTCCGTTCATTACATGATACGCACGAAGTTCACGGAAGTGTATTCTATATTCATCATCACGGAAGATATCGTGGTTACCACGAATAAGAACTTTATCACCGTTAAGTCTATGCATAATGCTAAGTGCTTTACGATTGATTACAACATCACCAAGATGATATACTTTATCAGTTGGCTTTACTGTTTCGTTCCAACGCTTAACCATTTCTTCATCCATTTCATTTGGATCGGTCCATGGTCTAATCTTTTCACCTGTTATGGAGTCGGTGAATCTACACACACCAGCGTGACCAAAGTGTGTGTCACTTACTAAAAATACTGATGGCATAATAAACTCCTGAAAAAATGGCCCGGCGTGAGGGAATCGAACCCCCATTCGCACTTTAGAAGAATGCTGTCCTATCCATTGAACGAACGCCAGAAAAATCATACTCGGATGTATTCGTAATTAACTGTTTCTTCATTTTCTCTAAAAACAATAGCGCCGTTCTTCAAGTGAAAACGCTTTGCCATTTCAGTTTTTGGAGATAATGTCACAAATCTTTTTATGTATGGCATATTATTTTCTATGTGTGATACTGCATCAAATATAAGTGTTCCACCAGCACCTGGTGCATAACTCCATATTGTATAAAATACCGCAATCTCTGGATCGTTTACCTTTTCAAACAATTCAGATTCTTTTGTCGGAACATTTGTCTGATAACTTACGCATGTGATTGCTAATACTTTACCATTTGTATCCCGAAGAACAAAAATATCTTTGTTATTACCTACTCTTTCCGTAGTTGGAATGTTAGGCCTGACAGGATCTTCATCCAATAAATTAAAAAAACTATCTGTGATGGATTTTATAATATGTAACATGATAACTTAAATATAATGGTGCCCCAGAGGAGACTCGAACTCCTAAAATTTGGTTTCTAAGACCAACACGTATACCAATTCCGTCACCGGGGCAATAAATACTTATATGATACCTTACGAACAAAGACAAACAGTAAAACCACTTTATGAGTTATTCTCAAATGAAACATATGTGCCTCATGCTTATTATTGTATTGAATCTGATTTTATCGAATCATATGTTACTGAGATAAAATCTTTTAATGATGATGAAATATATATTCAACCTGAAAAAGAGTTTGTCTTAACAACATTAAAACAAGTTGGTGCTCCTACTAAGAATCGAACTTAGGATACATCCTTACCATGGATGTGGTATGCCATTTACCTATAAGAGCATGATTGGTGGGTCGTCAGAGAATCAAACTCTGTTCTTCCGGTTAAGAGCCGGTTGCTTCATCACTTAAGCTTACAACCCATATGGTACCCAAGGTGGGATTCGAGCCCACATAATCTTGCTTTTGAGACAAGCACGTATACCAATTCCGTCACTTGGGTATATACAACAGGATAGTTTTTTTACAGTGGGAATTGAACCCACAAGGTTTGCTTAGAAGGCAAATTGCGAACCATTCGCATGTGAATTTTTTGCTGAACCTATCCTAAAACTTGGTGCTGCCTAGTAGAATCGAACTACTTTCCGAGGTTCTTCAGACCCCTGCTATGACCACATCAGCTAAAGCAGCATATTGAATTTGTAAGTATTGGGACCTCCCTCATTTCCCAACATTTTACCGGTATTTTCTGTGAAGCGGCCGACCGGTTAGAGGTACGTAGTAATAGTTGATACTTGGCATCGGCAAAGCACTATCCTCATTCTTGTATGCCTACAAAAACTTTCTCAACATCTACACTTACAAAACTTGGTACCTTGTGACGGGATCGAACCGCCGACCTTCTCCTTGTAAGGGAGACACTCTACCGCTGAGTTAACAAGGCATAAAATTTACTTTGGGGAGATATATGAGAATCGAACTCATGATAACGGAATCACAACCCGTGGTTTTGCCACTAAACTAATATCTCCCCAAAGTAAACTTTGGAATTTTTAACCGTGTTTATTCACGGGGGTCTGTTAGACCTGCAAAGCTTCTTGTTCTGCCAAGATTCTTTTCAATCTGTCAGCACAAAAACTTGCAGCTGGTGCGTCTGGTTTAACCATAGGTGTCATGTTACATGTACCCTTGATATAACCAATCGCTTGTTGTACAACACATGAACTTCCGTACAAGTCATCTTTGTTTAAGTCCAAATGAACTTCAACATGGAAATCTTCTAATACATCAGCCAAGTCTTGGAACAATTCTGAAACCTTATACACTTCGGTCATTAACCGCATTGCAGGTTTACTTTTCTTATGGTCATAATCCAACTCACGTTGAACGAAACCAAAAATCTTACAACCATGGCGGCCATCAATATGAACTACGACAGCCAAAGCATAGTCTGCATACCATACACCGTTTACACGGATACGTTCTGAGTCAGCACCCAAATATACTTTCGTATCTGGTCCTTGACTTGCAAGGAATTGCTTAACTTCTTGTATGTCGAACTTTTTCATATCAATCACCTTTCTTTTTTTTACTAACACTGGCATCCCGACAGGGACTCGAACCCCGACCAACAGTTTTGGAGACTGGTATGCTGCCATTACACTATCGAGATATAATACAACAGGATAGATTTTACTTTTCAAGTTACAAGTTTGAAGTATTTTATTGCTGTTACTATCCTAAAAATGGTCCTCAGAACAAGAATCGAACTTGTGATGGCCGGTTATCAGCCGACTGTTATACCATTTAACTATCCGAGGAATATGGAGGGTCTTGAGGGATTCAAACCCCCGACCAATTGCTTCGTAGGCAACTACTCTGTTCACTGAGCTAAAGACCCATAATCTGGTGGTTCAGGTGAGAATCGAACTCACACAAGGCACCGTATGAAGATGCTGCACTGCCACTATGCTACTGAACCAAATTTGGTGGACCGAGGGGGAATCGAACCCCCAACTGTGACTTGCAAGGCCACTGTGTTCCCAATTATACCATCAGCCCAAATTTGTTGTTGACAATTTATCTCATTATACGCCGTCAACAAAGGCGAGTATTACTGGTCTCGGTGGCAAGAATCGAACTTGCGCCACATGCTCCCAAAGCACGGATGATACCATTTCACCACACCGAGAAAATACAACAGGATCGTTTTTGTCGCTAGACATCCAAAAGTTAGCTTGTTTATTGCTGAACCGATCCTAAAACTGGCTCCACAGGCAGGGATCGAACCTACGACCAATTGATTAACAGTCAACTGCACTACCGCTGTGCTACTGTGGAATATATCTGGCGGTCCCAAGGGGTAACGATCCCCTTCTTTATGCGTGACAGGCATACGTGCGTCCATGAACACTTTGAGACCAAATATTAGTACAAGCTACTGATTTTCCACGTCAGCCCTTGATTGAGCGGTTTCTCTGTCCATCCCTTTTATCTGGTACCTGTGTGCAGAGGGATACTGCCTATCAGAGCCTGAGTATTTCTCTCGCTAACGGTTTTCTGCCACCGGATCTCTATCGTTAATCAAACGCTACTTTAACGAAAAGTAGTAACGAGATTTGGTGGAGACGGTGTGAGTCGAACACACAATGCCCTGAGGGCGGCGGATTTACAGTCCACTGGGGTTACCAATTTTCCTACATCTCCAAATTTTTTGGTAGGGGCACAGAGAATCGAACTCTGATTATCTGGTTAAAAGCCAGGTACTTTCGCCGTTAAGTTATACCCCCATAATTTACCATTTGTTTTGCTGACGCACTATATGCTATGCTTCAACGGAATAGCTGCAGCGTTACCGTTTATTAACATAGTTACTCAGCATTGAACGTTTCTGCTGTGGCTTACATCAGCAAAACAAATGGTACACCTAAGGAGAATCGAACTCCTCTTTCCGCCTTGAAAGGGCAGCGTCCTAACCGATAGACGATAGGTGCAAAAAACTACAACAAATTTTTAAAGAACATTTGATTGATTTCTCAATTCATAGATGAAGTATAACACAACCATGAATCTCTGTCAACCAGTGTGTTGTATTTCTACAACGTGTTTGGAGTAGGTGACAGGAATCGAACCTGCATACAAGTGGTTTGCAATCACTTCCCTAGCCTTTCGGGTCACACCTACACTAATTTTTTCCTTGAACTACGGTGTGTTTCATCACGCCGCATAGTCCAATCGTAAGAGTTACCATCTGGTAACTTCTTATCTTTAACTTCATCATATCCAAACTTACCAACGAATTCCATTTCACCATTAGTGATTGTTACGAATTCGTTAACAGTCTTGGCAAAGAACATTGCACCTGACAATGTTTCATGTTTCCATTCTTTCAATTTTGTTTTTACTATCCACATACTCATCTTTCATTTGGTACCAGCGGTGAGAATCGAACTCACTCAAGAACGCTAATCTGGCGCTAAAAGGTGTATAAGACCTCTCTGACTACCAAGTCTCGCTGGCATTGGTGGAGAGTCAGGGAGTCGAACCCTGTGACCTACTTTCGTAAATCTACGGATTAGCAATCCGCTGCATTACCATCCTGCCCACTCTCCGAATTTTGGTGGAAGCGGTGAGATTCGAACTCACGGACCCTTTCGGATCGGCAGTTTTCAAGACTGCTGCAATAAACCGGACTCTGCCACACTTCCATATAGAAACACACTACTGGCTATACACTCAGCGTCCCAAGTGCTACCAGAATCTAACTGGCGTAATGTGTTTTTATATGGCAGGGGTTATCAGATTCGAACTGATGATGACGATTTCAAAGACCGTTGCCTTAGGCCACTAGGCGAAACCCCAACATAAACTACAACAAATTTTTAAAGAACAAGTGTGTATTGTAACAGAACCAAAGGTCCTGGCAACTACACTGTTGTATTGAAACAACAAACAAAAAACCCTAGTAGATTTCTCTTACTAGGGTCTTGTGTTTGGAGTCTTTTTTAGAACTTCTGTTTTAGTTCTCCATCTTCACACAAAACCCGGTTGCAATCGCCCATGAGCTATCAGCGCAATTAACTGTGCGATACTCTGGTTGCAACGTAAAGGGTTTATGAGATATGAGAGACACTTTTTTCTTTCTAAAATTTAATATATGTGTATTATATAGGAACTTTTTAACCTCGGCAAGCGGTTTTTGAAATTATTTTTTGAATCCTTGAAAAAATAATTCGGGAGTATCATTTGTTTCAAACTTATAAGAATGAAACATACTATCTATATCAAAGTTAGTACGAAAATCTTCTTCTGTAAGATTCTTGTAATATTCCCAACCTTTACCGACAGTCAGTGGACTATCTTCTGGTTTTGCATTTGATGTACCATGTTCAGGTGCACCAGTTGTCGGTACAGTAATGAAAACTAATCCGTCTTTTTTGGTCATGCGATACATGTTTTGAAATGTTTCAACCCAAAATGGATTGTGTTCAAAACAATTACATGAACCTGTTGTATCGTATGTGCCGTCTGAATGGTCAACTAATTGACCCTCGCAAACTAAATCAACACTAGGTCCTTCAGCAACATCAACGCCAGTATAATCACAGTCTTTAAAATGACTTCTCATAGTACCATTGATATCTAAACTACCAACTTCTAAAACTTTTGCGTTATTGAAGTTTTGTGGAAATTGTTTTGACAAATTTCTAACATATTCTTGTTGTGCTGGATGTGACATAATTTATTTCTTCCATAATATTGGTGACTCAATAATTGGTGCAGACGGGTTAACAAAATCATCAAATGTTTCCCACAAATGTTCTGATATTGCAAACTTTGTAATCAATCCTGGTTCACGGCCATAGGCATCTATCTCCCATGGTTGAATCCAATAATCAATTTTGTCTGGATCAATTCTCTTTCCTCTCCATCGGGTCAATTCATCGTTAGTTTCACCTTCAATGTATTGTTTCACATGAACCATTTCATGTGCCAATGTTTCTAAAATCTTCCTAGAACCAATATGTGGATGAATCTCTATCAAAAATTTTCGAGGTTGATTTCGTGTATTGTAATCTTCAATACTAGCAAAACCATATTCATCTATTTTGGTACTAAAAAGGATTTGTGTGGTGCAATTGTTTCTTATTCGTGTATTGGGTATCAATTCTTTAGCATAAAAATGGGCGGCTCTTTCAACAAAGGGCTTAAAATCTTTATCCGGACAGTTAACCACACGAATAATCATCCTAGTCTCCTAAGGGCAACATTACCCTTAGTTATTTAGATGATTAGATTTTTTCTACTAAAACTTTTGCCTTTTGTAAAAACTTAATACCATCATCACTCCGATAAGAGTTCCGATATAGAATGTGGTTAATACCACTTTGGTATATAAGTTTGGCACAGTCCAAACATGGAGCATGGGTAATAAACATAGTAGCACCCATACCAGATTCGTTAGACTTAGCCAACTTGGCAATGGCGTTAGTTTCTGCATGTAATACCTCCGGGCGTGTAACTAAAATATCTTTCTTTTCTACAGGCTGGCATGTTTCAGGATCCATTACATACGGATGCGTTTCACAGTTATTGTCCCAACCAGCCGGCATACCATTGTAGCCAATAGAAATAATCCTATCTTCTTTGACTACAATGGCACCTACATGAAGTCTACGTGCTGAGGATAATTCTGCGAACACCTCAGCAGTTTTCATATACGCATCACGAAATTTTTGTTTCACAGGACCTCGTAATCTTCTTTACCGCAGCCACATTCAGGACAAGTAAAGTCATCAGGTAATGTATTCCATGCACCCTCTGTTGCTTCATCATGTTCATGTCCACAAACTACACATACGTGTACTTCACTCATTATAGTTCTCCTAATTTTTGTTGATATGCAGCTGCATGACGTTTTTCAATTTTGGATAATGCAGCAAAACGTTTTTCTGCCTTACGTAGGATATCAGAAAATTGTTCTGCGTGTATTTTTGATTCTTCAATTTGATGGCGAGCTTCCAATGAGGCAGATAAATTGCCTTCTGTTTTTGCATCAATTTCAAATTGTGGATACATTGTAGTGAATTCGTATGTCTCACCTTCAATGGCTTTCTCCAAACATTCTTTAGTTGATGGTTTACCAATTAACAATTCCAAATGACCCCATGCATGAAGTAACTCTTGGTCTGCTGTATGTTCAAAGTGTTTTGCAACATCTTCAAAACCTTCTTCTCGAGCAATCTTCGCAAAGTAACGATATTTGATATGTGCTTGACTTTCTCCAGCCAAGGCACTCTCAAGGTTTTTAATTGTAATTGACATAATACTCCTTAATAAAAATGGTGGGCCCACTAGGAATTGAACCTAGACTCAATGAATTATGAGTTCACTGCTTTACCATTAAGCTATAGGCCCTATTTGATATATTCTAACGAATCTTTTCTCATTAATTTAGGTGTTTCCCTAATACCAATGTTTTTAATTACGTAAACGAAAGTAACACCATCAATTTCTTTAGTCTCTGGTGAACAGACGTAGTAATTCTCCATCGTGGTTTTTACACGAACTTTTTTGATGTATTGTTTTTCAGTTTTCATAATACTATTATAAAGGTAAAAAAAGAGGTTGTCAAGCAACCTCTTTACTATTACCGGAACTTTTCAGGATAATTTAGTCGTTCCCACTCCTCATCGGAGACAGGCCACCAATTCATTCTTTTTCCTTAATAGCAATTTTCTTAATGGCGTCTTGTGTTTTGACCATATTTTCTAGCCAAATTTTAAGCATACCATTCATTAGTTCCGCATCTTTGATTTCTACTTTATCTGCGAGAGTAAAGGTACGTTCAAATGCACGGTTGGCAATGCCTTTGTACAGATAATCTTCAGATTCATCATCTTTAGATGCAGCTTTAATTACAAGTTTGTTTCCTTCCAAAGTCATTTCAATATCAGACTTAGCAAAACCAGCAACAGCCATTTCAATGACGTACTTGTTTTCTTTTACCTGTTTGATGTTGTATGGAGGATAAGATACGGCTTTAGTTGCAGCCGTTGCAGCTTCACGCATAAGTTCCAATGTATCATTGAATCCTACTGTGAATGGTTGAATTTTACCAAAATCAGAACCGAAAAAATCTTTCATAAGATTTGTCATGTGTTTCTCCTAAAAGCGAGATTAAAAAATTGATACCCCGAAGGCGTATCGGTTGAGTTACTGGTTACGGGATCCAGTGTCACCCTATCGTTGTGACCGCTTTAAACGCTCCTAAGGTAGGTGGAGCACCTTCTTCCCATCCCTGGGAACTTATTATATCAGTATTTATACTAGTTGTCAAGAACCGTTCGGTTTTTTACCAATATTATACTTTGGTGTAAGTTGCCAGTCATTCTTTTCCTTGTGTGACAATATTTTAATCTGTGACAAGAAAATAGGTGCTGGCACCTCAGTTTGTTTTTTGTTGACCAACTTTACTAAACCCCAATCTTCCAATAGGTTTGCAATAGCATTCCTACGTGATAGGTCATTTTCGGTAATGTCGGTTGGTTTACCATCTAAGGCAAATAGTTCTTTGAAATGTACCACATAGTATTGTCCACGTTTGTGGAGAATGTGGCAAGATTGGTATAATGTTTGGTCTTTCTTTGAGGCAACACCGATACGGGTCAGTGTTTCACGTACCTTTAGAAAATCATCTTTGTCATCCAATGTCACTTCAACTAAGTCTTTAATGTCTATCATTATTCTTCACTCCGCCTGTATCTATTTTTGTTTTTATATCAGCGATTTGTTCATCGGTGAGGATACGTAGGGCTTCTTTAGCCTTGGAGTTTGAATACCCAAAATAGGTTTTCACACATTCAATATCCTTCTCAGAATCAGCTTTTTGCCATGGAACGAATTTACGTTTCATAGGCCTGATACTATTTAGAAGATACTGGTATTGCATGTCCTTATCGATTCCAGGCCACAGGTTCATGTCATTGGCGTACAAGACACAATCTAAATGGTTGGACAACGACCTATTGATTAGGAAAGGTGCATAATCTTTGAAGTCCAATTCACCATCCGGCACCTTCTTTCTCAGGATGTAATCGGCATAATCGAACGGACTCATTTGAATTCACATTCGACCATAATTTCTGTCAGACAGGCAATCAAATTGATTTCATGGTCTGCAACAAAGGCTGATTGATACTGATACTTGGCCAAGATTAACACCATTTGTGGTACAGAATTTGGTTTCAACTTTTCATACAGACCATCATAGATGTTTCTAAAGATTCTGGTGATATCATTGTCAAGGTTGTTTGTAACCCATTTACGACAAGAAGCAAAGTCCTTGTTCATAAGTGAAGTCACCAACTCATTTAGTTGCACATCGGAAACTGATGCAAGAATACCTTTGTCAATTGTGCCGCTAACACTATAACGCTGAAGCTCGTTAAGAACACGGCGATTATCAGGAAAATGTTTCGTGATAACGGCAGCAACCACTTGCTTATCATATGTAACTCCTTCTTGTTCAAGAATCCACTCAACACGTTTGAAGAAGGCAGCTGCCATCTTTTGTTTACTGCCATTGATTTTGAAGTCAACAACGGTACAACGGGAATGAATTGGGTCAATGATTCTGTTCTTAAAGTTACATGTGAAGATGAAAGAACAGTTGGATGCAAACTCCTCAATCGCACCACGCATGGCAGGTTGAGTTGAATTTGGATTTAGATAGTCTGCTTCATCAATGATAACGACCTTGCGTCCACCAGACAAGGACATTGACGATGCATAGTTTTTGATTTTGTTCCGTAGAACATCGATACCCGATTCGTCTGAACCGTTAATCATAATGTAATCACAACCGACTTCTTCACAGAGAGCCTTTGCAATTGTAGTTTTACCAACACCAGCAGAACCAGACAACAAGAGGTTGGGAATCTCTTTGCGGTTTACATATTCCTGAAATGTTGCTTTGATACCATCAGGAAGAATACAATCTTCGATGGTTTTAGGACGGTACTTCTCCACCCATAAAATGTGTGACATTCAAATTCTCCATAATATAATTAAATTTCGTCATGCCATTTAAAGCCAAGCAGTAACTTAGCAAAAAATCTTATGACTGCATTTGGCTTAGTGGGTCTATACACAAACACCTTGTGTGTGATTTCCCATTTGCCAACATACTTTTCACTGGGTTTTATAACAAACTCGGATGTTGGTGGTTGTGTCCATGCAAATGAACCTGTGCCACCATTACTAATCAAGTAATTGCCACTGGTAACAGTACTCCATTGTCTCTTTCGCCACTCAGCAATCCATTGTTCACTTGGAGTAAAATCCAAGTCTAAAGTTTTTTGCTCAGTCAATGGAAAGAAAAATTCAATTTCAAGTTGTTGCATTTGGAAATGGCCAGTTCAATTCTTGTTTGATTTCTTCGATACGATTTTGTAACACAGAAATTGCTGTGTTAAAATGTCCAGTACCTTCTTCATTCGGATTGAATCTAGTTTTTAGAACCTGAATTTCTTTTTCCAAAACAGCAACATATTGTTCTCTATCAAACCATGTTCGTATTTCACCCATCATTTCACCTCATTCATACTTTCAAATAAAGCTTCAAACTCTTTTGACTCAGCAACCTCAGTCTGAAATGAATTTTTAAATTGTGTCTTTGCCATCCGTTTAACAATCTTTTTAGGGATTTTTAATTCATCATTCGTAATGTCCACAATATCTTTAATAGCATCATTGTTGGCTTGATTTCTCTGCATATGCAACACAATCTCGTCAACATAACCTTTTAGTTTTTTTAATTGGTCTTCATCAAAAGAACCAAATAGTGTATTTACTTTAGTCATTATGTCATCATCCCAACAACTTCAAAATCAGTTTCTTCAACAATAATATTACCATTGATTAAATTGATTGCCGTTTTACCGTTTTGTTCACCATCTGAAATTGTGAATACTGCCACAATATGTCTTGGGTTAACTGCAATTTTGTTTGACGATCCAATTTCTGTAATCCATATCATATTATTCTCCAAAACTTAAATCGGATTCTTTTGCTTCGATGGCGATCCAGTATTCCATATCTTCTTTGGTGTTCTTGAAGTATGACAAACCTTTAGATGAAATTTGTACTTCATAAGAACCGGAAATCATTTTGAAGTTTTCTGTCAAAAACAATGCCTTAAACTTCTTGCCGTTGCCATCAGCAATCTCTGTTGAATCTGTATGTGCTGAATTGTCTTTTGCATCACAGGTTGTGATAGAAATCTTTTCACCATCAGACATGATGGCAATGTTAGGTGATTGTAGAATGCTTGCAGTCTTTAGGATAGAAGCAAGTTCTTCTTCTTTCAATGTGAAAGATACATCGACAGAAGGCAAGGTCAACTCTTTATCTGGTGGAGTTACAATCATGCTTTTTGCAGTCTTGCGATAGTTTAGTTTTTTACGACCAACTTTGAAGATAACGTGTTTGTCATCAAAATCAATTTCACCATCTTTGTACAATGATTGTACAGATAGAAACTGGTTCAAGTCATAGATGCAGAAATCCTGTGGGAAATCATCTTTAACTCCGGCTTTTGCCAGTACAGTCTTTGTTGCGGAAATAGTTGTCAATTTCTTACCAGTCTTAAACTCAATGCCAGGATTTATGTTGGCAAAGTTTTTAAGAACCGTTAAGGTCTCATTAGATAATTTCATTACGATACTCCTTGTTTCAATTCACTCATTATACCTGGACCATAAGAGGTTGTCAAGCATTTAATCAATTTGTTCTTTAAGTCTTCCAAAGAACCTTGGTTGTCAATGTTGTGGTCAACATAACCACCAATCCATCGCCATTCAGATTCGTGTACACCGGATTGTTTCAGCATAAATTCTTCTGCTTTCCAGTCACCACGATTAGCTTTGGCTGCAATCTCATACCAATGTGGTGTTGTACCACGTTCTATTTCTATGAGAATACCTTTATTACCATGAACAAATTCAATTTCATTTTGAAAACGAACATCGGTTATAACATAATTTTGATTTGGATTATTTTGTATATAATTCTTTAATTTGATGATCCAAAAGTCTGAATGAAAAACATCACGTCCAACTTCTGTACCCATTAATTGTAATGCAAGTCTTGGTGTAAACTCACGTCCAAATTCTTCTGACCAAAACTTATCTGGTTGTTCACGCCACTGCCTAGATTGTTCTGTGTCACCTTCCAATAAATGTCGTGGCCAACCAAACATTTCTGCGGCAACATCTTTAACACCTTTAGCAAAACTGACAGGAGTAAAACCAAGGTCTTTAAGAATGTCACCGGCAGTACCTTTACCTGAACCAATGAATCCAAGTAAACCAACAATCATTACATTTCTCCAACATAATTTGCTACAGCTGGCATATCACCTTTGAAGTGATAAGTACCAATGTGGTCTGTTCGCATCCAAGGACACAACCAAATTGAACCACCAATTTTACGCCACAACTGACAGAACATATAATCTTCTGACAAATAACGGTCAGAACCACCGCCTGTAGGCGAATCAACAGTGTCAATCAATGTGTCAAAGAAAGCATGAATATAACGTGTGCCATCAAAGTGTGCTTGGCCAACATGGTCAGGTTTGTAACGAAGATGTGGAAATGCTTGTGCAAATTTAGGAAACACTTCACGTTTAACCATCATAAAACCAGTACCAATTTCCAACACTTCAAGTGGATCGGCAACGCTGAACTTATCTGTGCCTCTAACTGGATTGAAAACATAATCACCAGTAACTTTCTCTAAATCACCAGCTTGCATATCTGGATTTTTCTCTAGAGCTTTCTTAACTGAGGACCATTTGATGGCTTTCTTAGGATAAGGGCCGCCGATAACATCTTTATCTAAGGCCAATAAAGCAATAACATCTTGTGGATTGAAGTGAATATCAGCATCAATAAACAACATGTGTGTGCAATCAGAACGATGCAAGAATTCATCAACAAGATAATTTCTAGCACGGGTAATCAAAGATTCATTGAAAAGAAATGAGAATTTCACTTGAACACCATACTGCATACAGATGGCTTGTAAATCGAGACATGCTTTAGCATAGAGTCCATGATTCATACCACCATACATTGGTGTTGCAACGAAAATGCTTTTCTTTGCTAATTCTTCTTTTTTAATTGAAATTTCCATTTTCTCTCCAAAAATAAAAATGGGGATCCGGTGAACGGACCCCCAAATTGCTTAATTAAGCGCTGAAGCTGTAGCCAGCTTTAAGTGCGGTACGAACCATTGCTTTAGTTGGTGTACCCAAACGGTATACAGATACCTTAGAACCATCACCACGGGTCTTGGTGTTAGTGTAGATGACATGGCCTTCTTGGCGCAATTCATCAATACGAGCGGCAACATTTTGGATGCCGAAACGAGCACGAGCCTGTGCGGTTGAAAGGGTGTTGTAGCCTTCAGACTTGCTCAAATATTTGAGAATCTTTTCTTTGGCGGATAGTTTAGTCATAATAATCTCCTAATGACAAAGTTAAAACAAAAGTCTTGCGTTTTGCAAGTATTCACATTATACTATTACTTAGTGTGTGTGTCAAGTATATTGGCGGTATACTTTTTTATCTGCCAACTTGCGGCAAATACTTAGCCTTGGTTTCTTCCCAAGACAGGTATATCAAGTCATCATAAAACAATGATTCATAAGATACATTATTCTTTTTCTTCAACATTGATATACGACCCTTGGCATATTTGGTTTTCCAAATTTGCGTCAAGGTTTCTTCACTGGTATCAAATGATTTGACCAGTTGTTCATCACCAATTTCTTTCCTAAGATACTCATTGGTGTTGTTATAGAGAGGTGAGAAATAGATGCCTCTCTGATGTTCGGTACGGATAAGTTCTTTTGGAATACCTAACTTACCATACGCAAAATTTAATGTACGATTTTTGTGGTCACGTTTAAGTGGAAGTCCTTTTTGATTCTTGGCTTCCCACCACTCAAAATATTTACGTGTATGATTCTCTTTTACCCAATCATAAATCATTGTTCTGGTTTTTCTGGACGGTTCAAAAGCAACAGAACCACTAGAGAAACCCATTTTGTTCCAATGTTCAAGACCATCATACTGAGATAGACCATTGGACTTAGTATTACCATAAAGAGAAGTAGTTGTAACTCCAACAAGAACATCACCATATTGTTTTTTCCAATCATTCTGTACAGTATCGGCAAGACACAATAGTGCCAACAATTTTCCACCCATGTAATTGAAACCAAGTGGTTGTAATGGAACAATTGTGGAACCGATTGCAGTATGATTAATCATACCTTGTTGTGTCTTAACATCTCTAGGCCAACCGATGGCCGTGTCTCTTGGAGTCAAGTCCAAGAAGTCGGATGATATACAGATAACACCAAGATATTTGTCTGTAACTTCATCAACCACAGTGTAATAAAGATTGCGGCCAATGTTTGAATTGTTTTTCATTGTGGAAGAAAATGTACGTACAGTATTCCACGTTTCTGCCAAAGGTCCGTTAGATAAAACCAACTTTGGTTTTAGTTTTTCATAATCATCTGGACCTTCTGGCATCCAAAAATTCTTCTTTACTTTTTCAACCAGTTTCTTTTGTGTAACATCTACCAATTGTACTTCTTCTTCAAAAAGTGTACTGATGGTTCTGGTTGGATATTTCTCATGGACCTCTAACCACTTTTGATATAAGGTATACTCACGCACATCCATTTGTGATGCATACGTGAGGTCCTTAATCAATATCTCTTTCAATTGCTCGGTATCAATATGTTCAAAACGTTCAGGATCATTTAGTACCTGCCATTTCTCCCACTGAGCATCAACATAATCTATAGGTGTGGCCATTATTTTTTATTCAAAAGTTTATTCATCTTTTTAGGATTGAAATATTTGCGTCTAATTTTATCCAATCTCTTTAAACCAAATTGTAACGCAAGCGGTTTTACACGACTAGTATACACTATCCCGTTCATATGGTCAAGCTCATGAAGAAAACATCTTGCAGATATGCCACTAAAAGTTTTGGTACGTTTCTCACCTGTGAAATCCTGATACTCAACTTCCACATGTTCTGGTCTGGTGATACGAAGATTTAGGAAAGGGAATGAAAGGCATCCTTCTTCCATGTGTTTCTCACCACTTGATGAAATGATTTTCGGATTAAAGTATGCCACATATTCTTCACCGGCACCCATAACAAAAACACGGTACTCAAAACCACATTGATTAGCAGATAGTCCAATACCGTTATGTTTTCTGCAAGTTTCTACCAATGTTGATGCGAAACTATTTGGATTGATTGGTGCATTTTCAAAATCAAACTCCGGTAGGACTTTGTAAAGTGCTGGATGGTCTGGCGGTACCAAGTCAAACGTTTCAACCTTTTCGGCTGTCGGTGCAACCTTAATGGTTTCTTCTGTGTTATATAAGACAATATCTTCTGTATTCATTTTGCAATCCTTTAAAATTTATAAAAATTATCTCTCTCAATAGCTGCTTTTTTGTAAGCTTCATGTGCTTCTTCTGGTTAAATTTCCTGTTTTTTCACAGTAATCAAACATCTCTTTTAATTCCAATTGTGTTATGTGTGCAATTGTCATTTTGCAATCCTACTGAAATTATTCTTTTTCTCGAACTTAATCACGCTCCTAAATTTATCGAACAGTTGGTCGCCTTTATGTGAGATAACAAATACATTTGTATCTGCTCCCATTTCATGTATCAACTTCAGAAATTCTTCAGTGCCTACTGTATCAAGGCTAGAATCAAATACCTCATCAAGTATCAACAAATTTGTATTGGTACTATTCTTTAGTTTGGCAATTTGTCGCCAAGTAAACAATAATGCCAAATCAATACGCATCTTTTCACCTTCTGAAAAATTAGCATAAGAGAAATCATCACGGTGTCTACTCTTAATTGTTTCTTCAAAATTTTCATTGATGTTAAAGTTAACAAAAAAGTCCATTGCTTTTAGGTACTTGTTAATCAACTTGTTCATTATTGGCAAGTATTGTTTGATAATACGTGTCTTAATGCCTCCATCTTTCAACAAAGTACCTGCAAATTCATGGTAATGTTTTTCTATCAAAGTTGATTCATAAGCTTTACGATATTCTTCTAATGCAGCATTCAGTTCAGTTAATTTTTGGTCACTGCCTTCCGTATTAGATTGTTTCTTAGTCAGTTCATCAATCTCAATATTCAACTTAGAAATGTAGTTGTTTATTGCTGATATGGTAGAAGTATGTTTAATAACTTCACCATGATGTTGACTGATATGTGAAAGTATATCCGTTATTGATTTTATTTCAGTAGTTACTTTGTTTAACTCCTGTTCAATCTCAACCAGTCCAGTTTTTTGTGTAGAGATTTTCTCTGTTTTTTCTTGTACTTGAGAATTTTTCCACTCAGGTGTGATAGATTGTTTGCAAGTTGGGCAATCGTGGTTGTTTTCATAGAAGTCAATCTCCTTTTGATTTCGGTCAATATTAGTTTGTACTTTACCTTTGATTTGAAACAGACTCTTGGATTTTTTATCCAGTTTCTCTTTCTTATCACCAACCTTATTCTGTAATACCGCAATGTGTTTATTAATCAACTGAATATCACTTTGCAATGTACTCATTTGTGTTTTTGATTTTTCTATTTCTTCCTGTTTGCGTTTTATTTCTGCATCGTGGTTCTTTTTATGTTCCTCGATGTTTTGTTTTTGTAGTGTTATCTTTTCTTCTGTCAAAGAAATGGCATACTTGGATTTATTTAAGTCATCTTTAATTGCCGAGTTCTTTTCTTTAATGACGTTGTTCATTGAGGAAAAGATTTGAATGTCTAGTAGGTCTTCAATGATTGCCCTACGGTCAGCAGCCGATAACTGCATGAATGGAACAAAGGATGCTGAACCAAGAATGACAACCTGCGTGAAGGACTTGTAATTTAGTTTGAGAATATTATTCTCTAGTATCTCTTGATAGTCTTTTGCAGCTGCATCTTGGTTCAGCAATACATCATTCAAATAAATTTCAAATACGTTTGGTTTAATACCACGAATGACCTTATATTTCTTTTGGCCAATGTTGAAATGTACTTCAACGACTGCCTCTTTACCATTGACAGAGTTGAGTAATTGTGGTTTGTTTATCTTACGAAATGGTTTACCAAATAAACCAAAACACAATGCATCCAAAATTGTGGACTTGCCTGCACCATTATGGCCAATAATCAATGTGTTATTGGACTTGGTAAAATCAATCTCAGTAAAGTGTGCTCCAGTGGATAGAAAGTTCTTCCACTTAATCTTTTGGAATAAAATCATGCTTGTTCAGTATTCAATGCCTCTACGTAGAGTTCTTTCAATAATGTTTTTAACCGGTCGTTGTCAATACTTTCTTCCGTAATGCCATCAACATACTTGTTTAATATAGTGAGTGTATCTTCTGCTTCATCAATTACATCCTCACCGTCTTCCAACTCTGTAATATCTTCTGCAATACTAATGTCCGCAGGGTTTACATTATACAGGTTATTCATGAACTTGTCAAACAAATATGGGTTGTTTTTATTAATTACAACCACTTTAACATAGGTGTTTGTGTATGGCTTTAAATCTTTGCCATCAATTTCTTTGATAGATTGTTCTTTGTCATCGTAAATAATACGATGGAACATTTTATTTGGATTCTCTATGAATTCCAGTTGGTGAGTATCCAGGTCAAACAGATGAAAACCCCGGCTGTCATTATAATCTTGCCAAGTAAGTTCGTACGGATTGCCCAAATAGTAGATATCATCACTAGAAGATTTGTGATGGTAATGACCACTAAAAGTGTGACTAAACTTCCTAAAAATAGCACGATCCAACCCTCCTTCAGATGGCATGCCACGATACATGGCAAAGCCTGCAATTTCAAAATGACCCATACAAAACTTTGCATCGGTCTCCTTTAATGTCTTTAAAGAATCTTCATAATTATCTGGACATATCCAAGGCATCATACAAATCTTATGTGGTCCAACATATATTTCGGTTGGATGGTCAATAACATTTAATGATATACCATATTCACCAAGAAGTAAATCGGCTGAATTAATATCATTGGTGTTCTTAAAGTAAGTGTCGTGGTTGCCTGCCAGCATATGCACTTGAATACCCATTTCAAACAATGGTTCAAAGAACATTTGTTTGGCACGTTTCAATGAGAAGAAGTTGATGTACTTTCTACGGTCAAATGTATCACCAAGAATGAGTACGGTATCAATCTTTTCTTTCACCAATGTTGGAAAGAAAGTCTCTTTATAAAACTTCTCAAAGAAATCCAAAAACAATGTTGAATCGTTTCTGGCACCAAAATGTTGGTCAGTAATTATCGCAACTTTCATACTATATTTTTCATCATCTTTTCTGCTTCCGCATCCACTACTCTTTGCCTCAACTCTGTTGTTGAAAAAGTGTGTTCACGTTTGTTAAAGTAAAATTTTATACCTTTACTGATACACTCTTGCCTACCCGTAAAAGTTTTGTTTTCATACTCATCACCTAGGATTCTAACATTAATTGCATAAGAAAGCAATATGTCCAACAGGTCTTTTTCCGTGGCATAAACCACAATTTCATCCACATATTTGCAGGCTTGTAGTTGTACATACCTTTCAAAGATGCTTTGAACTGGCCTGTTTTTTTCTTTAGGTCTATCTATGGTAGGGTCGGTTTGTAATCCAACTATAAGATAATCACACTGTTGTTTGGCTTCTTTAAGCATTATAATATGTCCAGCATGAAACAAATCAAAAGTGGAACAAGTAAATCCAATTTTCATTATATCACTCCTCAATAAATTTTTCAAGCCCTTTTGGTTTCTTTGCAGCGTCTTTGCCAGCCTTCTTAGTCTTTCTGGCATCTTCATATGTTTCAATGAACTCTGCAATATTCTCATATAGTTCGAATTGTTTTGTGGTACCATCTTCCGATTCTAACATTTCAAATTCATCCAGAATACCATACATCTCTGTTGCTTTGTACTTAACGTATAGTTGTTTCTTTTCTTTTTGTATTCGGCGTAGGAATGCAAAATAGATGACTTGAGTGAAATAGGCAAATGGATTGTTAGACTTAGATGGGTCAAAGTTCTCAAAGTACATCAAACAATTTTCGATACCATCAGAAATCATTTCGTCACGGTAAGTATAATTGATGAAGTTTGGTTTATGAGATAGTCCTTCGGCAATTTTCATAAAACATTCACCAATGTAATTTGGAATGTTTGGTTTTGGTTTGCCAGCCGCTTCGGCTTCTACGCATCTAGCCTTGTAATCGACAAGTGCCTTTAGGAAATCTTGATTGTTTATATAATGTTTTTGTTTACTCATTCAAATGTACCATAAAAAGTTGTTGACAAAGGGCTTGACATGTGATATAGTTCACGGTGTCCCCCTATGATATTAATGTAATAAGGATTTACCAATTTCCTTTTCTTCGAAAGCAGCTAGTACCTCATCATTGAGTTCCACTTCTCTTTCTTTTCTCTCAGAGTCTTTTAACCGAATTACTGACGAAATATAATATTCTTCAAAATCTTCGGACGGATCCATTGTACATAAAACATTTTCGGTTCCAATCTCAACAGATTCACCTTTCATTACGGCCATTGGTAACCAGTACTGTAGTACCAGATTTATGCCCCTGAGTTCAAACAACATGGGATTGTCAATCACCAGTTTGTTATTCTTTTCAAAAATGCAGTCACAGATTATATCTAGACCATCTTTAAAACGTAAAATTTTAACTGCCATTTTTTAGTCCTATATTGTAAATCTTAAAAGAGAACTGTTCTTCATTATATATCTTCACTCTTTCAACGAAATGTTGCAGAGTAAAGTTTGTGTGTTTTTTGATTCTAAGGTCATCTGCAATATCATAAAGTGTTGCAATCTCTTTATTATCCGACTGTCTCAGTCCACGACCAATAGATTGTAAGTTTCTCACCCTCGATTTTGATGGTGATGTGAATATGATATTGTGTAAGTTCTTGATGTTGATACCGGTACTTGTTGTACCAAACGAAGCCACAAATATGGCGTTGTTCGATAACTCCATAAGTCTACGTATTTCTTCTCTAACATCCGTTTCAACACCACCGTCAACAAAGAATACATTTCGACCGACTGCCTTTTCTCTAATCATTTCATAAAGTAATTTGCCATGTTTTTTCATTTGAAACAATACCAATGTATTCTTGTCTAAACTTACAGCCAAGTTACGAATAAAACGATTTCGATTTTCAGACTCAATTAGAAATTTCAATTCATCAGGATAAGATTTATCTTTCATTTCTTGACAAATCTCCTCAGAGTGTTTCAATACCAAACACTTGATGTTAAATGGAGATAATTGTTTCTTGTCAATCAATTCTTTGGTGGTGATAACCTTTTTAGTTGGTCCAAACAAACCTTCTAGTACCAATTTGTGTGTTTTAGTTCCATCCAAAGTTCCAGTAAGACCAATTCGGTACTTGGCATTTACACAAGCCGTCAATATAGATGTTAACGATTGTGCTTTGAATAGGTGTGCTTCGTCACCAATCACATAATCAAATTGGTGGAAGTATTCTGCGGGCAATTTGTAGAGAGATTGCCAAGTAGAGATTGTAAGTTTTTTGTCAGTTACTTTATCTTTACCTTGATAGATTCTATGTACATTACCTTCAACATCAAAACCATTTTCACTTGAATAATCTTGGAAGTCTGTGTACAACTGTTCTACCAATGATGTTGTTGGTACAATAATTAAACCTTTCAGTTCTTGATAATCCAATAATTGTCTAAACAATAAGTATATGATAAGTGATTTACCTGATGCTGTTGGTGACAATAATAAGGTTCTACGTTTTTGGATTGCTTCAATAAACGCATTTTGTTGGTGTTCTCTGACACCGATTGGTTTACTATTTGAATGTAGATTCAAAGTATCAAAGAATTTGTGTGCGTGATACACAGAATATTCATCTTCAATCAAATTATGTGAATATGCATACTCACGTTCATCACAAAACTCCGTAAGATACGGAACTAGTCCAAGATATAGTTGACTGGTTTGTAGATTGAATAGACGAATCTTACCATCCCAAATGCGATTCCGATAGGCTGGAACGAATTGATAACCAGGTACAAAGAACGTGAAGTATTCTGATAGTTCCCTTGCAACGTGGCGTTCACAGACCACTTTACCGTACACCTCATTTACTTTTGCTATTGTAATGTGTTCAGACATAATGATATCTCAAAGCATAGTATAATGCCAAACATGCAAAATAAAAGACGACATAATATAAAGCCCTAGTTCTCCACATGGTTGCAGCAAAGAACATGCCAACCATAAAAGAGAATAGGTTTATTGCCTCAAACGATATTGTGAAGAAATTACTTGACATATTTTTCCTTTTTTTTATTAAAATGCCTATCGGCAATTTCTTCAATTACTATGGTTAATATAGGTCTATATTGTTTATCAACCCAATGTTTAGCTGCCCAATCCAAATATTCATCAGGCACATCTTTTAGATAAAACCCTTTATATTTACCAAATGGCAACGGTGTATGTTTTCTGGATACGTGGTCTTTCTTCATGTTACTGTCCGTTTACAAATTTTTCCCATGAGATAAAGTCTCTTAACTGCCACGTTCTTTGTTTAAGTTCTGCCATCACCGATTCTATTACGGAGATAACTTCTTCGTGGTAGACCTTCTTTTCAAGTAATTTGATAAGGTCTTTGTCTGCTTCTAGGTAAGTATTGATATCCGATTTGAGTGCAAACTGGAATGGTTCCCATCCGTATTGTTCCAATTCTTCTTCGGACATTTTGCCAGTAAAGTATTCCCACTTTACTTTACGCATACGTAGATAATCAAAGTGTGCTTTCTTTGATGCAATCTTATGTTTAGTAAGGATGCCAAGATACTTACTATGATATTTGGGAATGTTTAATAGTTCTTTAGATGGTTCAGTTTGGTCAATAACCGCATCCGATTCCCACATTTTTAAAACTTGTTCAAGTGTTTCCATATCTATTCATCTATCTATTCAAATAACAAAATCTCTTTAGAAATCAACAACTTAATGTCATTTTATCTATTCAAAACATTATAACACAAAATGATTACACTGTCAAGTATGTGTATGACTGATATCTAAATGTTGCCGTTGCGGTCATTATTGTGTCCGCAGATTGTGTGGTATCAAATCTAATATCACTAATACTCAAAGGAAAAACATTTAGATATTGTATTCTTAATATTGGATTATTCAGTCCGCTTAGAATCGTTAAAGTGGCATCTGAAAAATGTTTGTTTGTTTGCAATTCTTTACTGCCGTCACGTTTTTCAAAACCATCGGGGTCTGCCATGGTAAGAAACCAATCATATATGTTTTTCCATCCCTGCAATTCTTCATCTAATATGAATTCTACAGTCAATGGATCATAACTCAATTTTGTACCAGGCGAGTACATATCCAAAAATGGCGTTGCTCTATTCACTTCACCCAATGTAACACCAGGAAGATTAACTGTTTGACAGAAATATTGAGTTGTTCTGATTCTATCAAACGTTAATAGAAACTTGGTAGGTTGAAGTAAATTGGTATTTTGTGGTGTTCTGGTTATTGCAGACATTTTATCTCCTCTACTACTATTTAGGAGCCAAAAAAAAGACCACCCGAAGGTGGTCTTTAAGTATCACTCTATGGTGACTTTTTATCTTACATCAAGTTTTTAACTTGGAAGATACGGTAGTACACGTTAGTACGTGGGTTCAATGCACCGTTGCCAGATGCAAGACCGTTTGCGAATGGGTTTGCAACCATGCCGTAACGAGTCTTGAAACCAATTTTTGGTTGGAATGTGAACTGGTCAACTGCACGAACCATTTGTAGAGGAACGTATGGGCAGTAGAATAGACCAGCGTCATAAGGAGAAGAACCCTTATAACCAACAGTAACCAATTCTTGGTTAGAAGTGTAACCACCGAAATATGGATCGATGTAAACTTTGATACGACCATGCAACATACCAGCAAATGTATTGCCTGTATCGTCAACTTGTAGGTCAGCAGATAGAGCTGGTGTGTATTGTAGAACACCGGCCATTGCCATAGCAGAAGCAACGTCAGATGATACAATCATCACGTTACCTTTACCTCTACGAGTTTGTTTTGCAATAACGTTAGCATCACGTTCAATTTGGAAAATCAAACCTTTGAAACGTTCAACTGACCAACGACCGTTAGAATCTGTGTCCAAGTCAAATGCACCAGCAGTTGTAGTACCATATTGAGCACCTGCAACAGCAGTTGTATAGATTGTACGGATAACTTCACGGTTAATTTCAGACAAAATTTCTGTAGAAAGAATGTTTGACAACTCTGTTTCTGCGTCCAAGCCATGAATTGCCTTCAAGTCTTGTGCAAGTTCTAGAGAGTATTCTGCCTTCAACGCACGGCTTTGAGCAGTAACTGTAACCTTTTCGATAGAGAAAGCCATTTGTTTGAAAGGACTATCTGTATCAGCACCCAATGCTTCAGCAGTTGCTGTAGTCATTGCGATACCAGTTGTATAGTGGTTAGCAGTCAAGTCTGCAACAGGGCTTGTACGGATGTCAGTTGCGTTGTTACCACGGAAACCGTATGGGTTAGACGTAGACAATGCACCAGAGAATTCTGTATTTGCTTCGTTGAAGAATGCTTCGTTTGTGTTACCTGGACCACCTGATTGTGTGTCGTAACGAGCACGCATTGCGAAGATAAGACCTGTAGGTCCTGTCATTGGCTGAACGCCTGCAACGTCATAAGCAATCAAGTTTGGCAATGCACGGCGAACCAAGCTAATCAAGATTGGGTCGTAGTTAGAAATGCCAGAACCTGTAACGTTTGTTGGTGCAGCAGAAACAGCAGTTTCATTCAACTGTTGTGCAGCAGCGGCCATTTCACGTTGTTGGTTTTCCAAAACAAGTGCTGTAACAGCTTTCTTGTATGGATCTTTGATGGACTCTAGGCCTTCGTGTTCAAGCACTGGCGCCCATTTCTTTTGTAGTTCTTCGGTTAGATACATTAGTTTTCTCCTTGTTAGTATCTTTTATTGGTAAATTTTATTTATTTAACCAATGATTTAGAGATAATTTGTGCGTACTGAGCGATTGCAGGATCAATAGCTGCCGATGGCGCTTTTTCATCCTCAATTTCTACAGCTTCGTTAAGAGCAGAACTAACTGGTGCTTTAACTGATTGTTGGAAGTATGAATCTACCAATGTTTCTAGTTTGCGACCGAATTCTTCTTCAGTAGTAAACTCAACGCTCTCTGCGAGTGATTTAAGTTTTTCTACTTGTGTCTGCGTCAGGCCTTCACATACTGCATGTATAGCCTCGTTCTTTTTAAATTCGTTAATTTGTTTCTTCATTTCAACGTTACGTGAAATTTCTTCGTTGATAGAAGATTCCAATTCTTCAACCTTTGTTGTCAATTCTTCTACAACATCCACTTTTTCTTCTGGAATTTCAATGTAGTGTTCTTCGAATAGACCTTTTAGACCACGAATGAAATCTTCAACGATTTCAGAACGTAGGCCTGCTTCGATTGCCAATTGGTTTTCTTTGAACCATTCTTCAGCCATATAGTTGATGTAGTCATCCAACTTCTTAGCCAAATCTTCTTTAACTGCTTCAACAGCAACTTCGAATTCTTCGTACAATGCTTCTTCAACTTCTTCCATAATGGACTGTGAACGAGCAATAACGGCAGATTCAAAAATTGTGGTAGCTTTTGATTTGAATTCTTCTGAAAGTTCTTCACCTGAAAGCAATGCACCTACGTCTTGGTCCATTTGTTCTTTCATTTTTTGTTTCTTCATCATAGCCTTAATCATTGCTTTGTCTTCGGCTGCGTCTTCATGGCCTTCGCCTTTTTCTTCAGCAACAACTTCATCTTCAACTTCAACTTCTTCTGGTACTGCATGGAATGTTGCACCAGGATTTGATTGCATTGTTTGTGTTGCTAATTTAGCTTTGATGCGGTCACGGATTGCAGAATAGTCTGTTGCATTTGCTTGAACAGCTTTGTGTTCAGAACCTTGTGAGTCGGCAGGACCAGTTAGTTTGCCGCCAGGTTGTGAACCAACTGGTGGTGTTGCGCCTGGTGGTGTAGCTGTTGGAACACCTTTGGTGTAATCGCCTTCATCATCGTCTTGTTTCTTAACTTCACCTGCAACCTCACCAACATCTTTCATGCCATAAGCAACAGATGTAGGTAGTTTAGATGGACCATCTTTGTGACCACGAGCTACAGAAGCTTCAAAATTTTCTTTTGCACCTTCTGTTAGAATTGCTTTAGCGGCGTCTGTCAGATTAAATTTTCCCATTTTGAGAATCTCCTTGATTTATATTGGATATTTATATTTAAAGTTTTTTAAGGAAGTTTTCAAAGATTTTTAAGCTTACTGCTTCAATATCTTTACTTGATGCTTGTTTGATTTCTTGTTTAGCAACATCGTAATGTTGTTCTGTCCAGATACCATTAACCAACATCCATTCCTTACCTTCCATAATACCTTGCACAAAAGCACCAGGTGCAGAAGGATCTGCTACAATATCTGCCGCTGTGGCCAGATGAAAGTCTCCTTGAACGACATTGATGCCGTTTTCCATTTTAAGAGAACCCATGCCTCTGGATGACACACCAAGTTGTGCGCCACCTTCGATAAGATTTCTTGCAATGTTACCCATAGGGGTTTCAAGAATTTTTGCTTTGCCTATCCAAGCATTTCCTTCTTGACGTAGACCAACAATTAGGTGTGATACACGGTCAAGATTAATGGATGGGGTGTCTGGATGTCCCAGTTCACCAAAGGCACGATTTTTAGAAATGTATTCTTCACTGTAACGATTAACTTCATTACGCATGGTTTCTTCTTTGTACATGCGTTTGTTTTTGTTAACAGCTTCTGCAACTAGAAACGGACCTTCAATGTAGAGAGTTTTCTTTCCATCTTTTTCTTCCGTTAAGTATTGTACCGATTCGGTAAGTTCTCTGATAAGTTTCATTATTGATACCTTATGGTTTCATGGCATATTGGCCATAGTTGAATGCTGCAGGGTCATTGAATTGGCCTCTTTGATAATGTGCATTATCTTTGCGAAACTCAGCAACAATTGTATAACTGTCATTTGCAACCATACCTCTTGTTGTTACTAGAATGTCTCCTAAACAACCTGCTGTACCTTTTGCATTATTTGGAATTGTTACCCAGTTGCTATGTCCATCATATTCTCCATTACCATTTAAGAACATTAATGGTACTGGTGTATCAGCGTGCCAATACAACTCAACATCGCCTGTACAACCACAGTCATACCACAAACGATGTAAGCTTAAACCATAATATGAAAGTGGGGTATTTGCGGCACCACCTTGAGTGTTTGCAACCAAATATCCGTTAGTTGCAATTGCACCATACAAACTATTTGCTACAATACGTGTGTGATTATTTTCTTGACCTGTACCGTCAAATTTACCTGTCAATTTAATAACAACATGTTCTGTTGTATCTTTTATTATTTGGTCGGTATATGAATTTGCCATTTGTAATCCCTGTTATGTTTGAATAATATTTATACCAGTGTCAAAATTATTCAGCGTCTGCTGCATATACAACTTCATCTTCAGCAGTTGCGCCATTTGGATTCATTAATTGTTTTGCAACTTCTACTTTGTGAGTTTCGATATGTGCCATGACTCTATCATGTAAAGCAGAATATAATGCATTACGCATTTCATTTGCGTTGTCAGTTTCTGCGTAATCTATAATTTCTCTTGCTTTGTCCATTGTTATCTCCTAATTATAAAATGCGTTTCAATCTGGTAAATGTGTTTTCAACTTCTTCTAAGCTGAGGTCGCCTTTAACGGATTTTGAACCACCGGAACTTTTTTCTTTTGGTTTACTATTTGATGATGAATCACCACCAGAACTGGAACCACCAGTTGCATCAGGTTGAGGCATTAACTCTGCCTGTTGTACCATTTGGTCTGTTTGAACTTGTCCTAACATCTGTTGTTGTGCAACATCATTTGTTACCGAAACTGGCAATCCAAGACCCATTTCTTTTTCTTTTTCAATCTCTGCATCCATTTCTTTAATCTCATCATCAGTTAGACGCAACACATTTTGTTGAATCCATTTTTGAGAGAAATAACGACCAGTATATGGATCAACTGATTGAAGTAAAGTTAAACGTTGTGAAATTAATTCCGCTTCTTTTAATTCGGAAAAATTATTATCTTTGATGAAGTCATAATGAATGTTTTCTTTGAACAATTCCCATTCTTCATCCGTACAGATACCTTTTAATACACACTGTACACGCAATGCTTGATTGAAAACATCAGAGAATTTGTTTCTCAATCTATCAACAAACTTAGAGAATTTCAATTCATCTCTAGTAATTTCTGATGAACGACCAAGTGAGAATCCTTGATTAGGTTCCAATCTAGAAATTGGTACACATAATGCACCATATAGTTTCTTTTGGAAGTATTTAACGTCTTCCAACTCACCTAGGTTTTGTCCACCTGGTAGTGTAGTAATCTCTGTGCCTTTGCCACCTTCTCTACGTGGTAACCAAAAGTCTTCCATCATTGACATAAATTTACGGTCATCACGTACTTCACCTGTGTTTGCATCATAGACAAGTTTGTTTTTATACTTGACCATGATATCACGTAAGTATTGTTCCGCTTTTAATTTTGGTAAATTACCAACGTCAATATAGAAAATACGGCGTTCAGGTGCTCTTGAAATACGGTAGATAACAGTTGCATCTTCAATCATACGCAACTGATTTAGAGGTTTAATTGCCTTGTGTAGGTAACTTAGAACCACCGCACGGCGAGAATCCATAAGACCTGATACCACCGAAATAATAGAATCTGTAGTAATACGAACACCAACAGGACCAAAATTGGATGCACTGCCACTAACAACCTTGTCGTTGTAGATATAATATTCATTGACTGGCTGCATAATATCTGCACCAGTTCTTTCGTCTTTTTGTTTCTTCATTTCACGAACCTTACGTAATCTACGTGGGTCTATGTAACGAAGTTCTTTGATGCCTTCTTGTGGATTTTCACGGTCAATAATAATGTGATAGTACATTCTGCCATCAACATAATATCGGCGGAAAATATCTTGTGCCATTTTTTGATAACTCAACATACGTAATACCGTGTTGAATTCTTCTTTAATGGCTTTTTTGATTTTGTCTGTAACTTTTAAATCATCTAAAATGATTTGTGTTATTTTACCATCATCGTCTTGCACAATGGCTTCATTAACTATGTCATCTATCGCAGATTCTATTTCAGGTTGCATTGCCATTTCACGGTAACGAGAAATAAGTTCTACCTCATTCTTTGCAGTACCGTCAAGGTCAACATATGTGCCGTAGTATGCGGCAGATGTAATAGTTAATGCCCCATCGTCTTGCGTTGGTGGTGCAAATGATTGTTGGACGGCTGCGTCTTCCTCATCCTTTTGGCGAGAAATTGTAAATCCGAACAATGAAAATTTATTTGTGTTTGCCATATTTGTGTGTAATTATAAAATCAAAAAAAACATGGGAGACCCTATTGGGCCTCCCGCATATATCAGGTAGTTGTATTTGTTTCCCAGAATTGGTAAGCAAAAGTACAAGTATATTCCTCAATTGCGTCATTTGAACCCCAATCTAAATCGATTGGAGACAAGTCTAATGGGAACATACCAACGAATTTATATTTCTTCAATTCGTTACCAGTTTTTCCATATTGAATTACGCTTGCATCAACAGAATATGAGTTAATATTTTGAGCAGCTGTGCTTCTAATGTTACCTGCATGACTATTGATTGAGTTCATCCAATTTTCTAAAGAATTTCTAACGACAAAATCTTCATCGTTAATAATTGTTAATGTCCAGTCTGCGAAAGTTCTGTTACCAGCAAATTTCATTTCACGACCAAAATAATATACTGGAACTGTACCAATTGATGAACCTGGTAGTTGAGCTGTTTTAGCCATAAAACTGATTTTTTGGCCAGCAGCTGTAGCGTTTGATACTAATGTTGGAAATATTAAAGAGACAGAGAATAGATTAGGACGTGCGCCGTCTCCAATCATATTAGCTCTGAATTCTGCTACATTAAATGCCATTGTTTTCTCCTATTATCGTTTTATTTATTAAGCTGCACCAACGATTGTCACAAAATCAACACCAGTTCCAATAGCAACAAAATTCAATTGAATGTAGTTGACTGAACGAGCAGGCTTGATGTAAATATCACCAACAAATTGGTTACTGTCAACAACTTGTTGTGTATTATTTGTTGAATCACATACAACTTTAAAATCTGTGATACCACGGCGACCTTGAATATCACGTAAGAAAGGAGTTACAAGTGCAACAAATTGTGCTCTTGTGAATTCATCATTCAATTCAAACATTGAATACTTAGCTGCTTGTGCAATTGATTTTTCAAGTGTGATAAACAATCTACGAACATTGATTCTATCAAATGCAGAAGGTTTGTCCAACAAAGTTTTGTCACCAAATAATACGGTGCCTTGACCAGGGAAAGAAACAACTGGATTAACACCAAGTTTATATAGTGAATCACGGTATGGTTTAGTTGGATTCCATGACAACTTGATACAATTCTTAATTGCACCACGATTGAAACCTGCTGGTGAGAACCATGGGTCACGAATGTTGTCTGTGTATACACATAGACCAGCAATATCACCGTTCAATGGGATCCAACGGTATGTATTGTTGTATTTGTCAAATTGATATTTCCAACCAGAATCAGCAACAACATAAGAAGATGTTCTGCTTAGCGATGATAACCAGTTTTCGATGTTGGTTGATTCACTACCACCTTGACTAACAACGTCTGCTCTTCTTGGAGAAATAAATGCAACACAATCTGCTCTACCAATTGCAATATTATCAATTACACTTTGTTGAACTGTAACACTGTGGTTAGCAGTCAACACCAATGAAATATCAATACCTTCTTTATTTGCAAACAAATCATAAGAGGTAACAATATCACCATCGGCTGGTGTTGCAGACACACCATTGCCTAGAGACCTTGTTATGTTTGTTGTTGGTCTTGCAAAAGTTCTACCTGCTGCAGGTTCATCCCAAGTTGTATTTGTTGTTGAATAATCAATTGGATCCATTGAGTAAATATACTTGGAATTATTAAAAATTACTTGTTTATAATAATTTGTAACACCATTGATTGTTGCATCTGAAGCAGCAGAAACAAAACCAAATGTTTCCAAAACTGTTCCAGCTGAACCAGTAAATAAACCATTTTCGTCAATAACAACAATGTGCATTTCGTCATCGGCTCCAGCAACAGAATCTGCATAATCAGATGTTTTTGGTGCTGATGTAAAATAGTTTTTGTATGCCCATGTAGAGAATGTTGATGTATTCGCACAAACAGAAACTGCTAAAGAATTTCCTAAAGTACCAGCGTATCTTGCTGCCCAAGGACCATAAGAATTCGAATTGCCTTGTCTAAGGTAAGTAGCTTCATAAACGTCTTCGTTTTTAATTGATACTGAATCACCTGTACCATCAACTGCGTTTCTTGCGGCTGAACCAACAGCTCTAACAACACTTAAGTTGTTTCCGTATGACAAAAAGTTTGCACAAGTGAAAAAAGATTCTGCTGTACTAGAATCTGGTTTACCGAATGTGTTGATAAGGGATATTTCACTATCGATTATTTTTATTTTATCTGCTGGACCCCATTGAAATGTTCCAGCAAATGCACCGGCCGTTGTTTGTAGTGCTGGTACAACTGTTGTTGCATCCACTTCAGCTACATTTACGCCTGGAGAGATTTGAAATGCCATTTTATTCTCCTTGAATTATTATGTTCTTTTGGCAAAATACCATAAGAGTATTTATGAAAGGCTGGTTTTATAACCTTTCCAATCTGTTTCTCATAAACTTCGCATACGTTTCTCCACCGTCTGCAAGTTCCCACAAATCACCACCCATAATTTCAAAATCGTGTTCCAAGCCGTCCTCAATGATTGGTGCTGGCAGAACGTCATCATCCATTTGGTTCATATTTTCTAATTGAATCTGTTTACGTATGTCATGGTTAACAATTTCTTTAAAATATTGTTGAGTTGTTACCCATGAAAACATAACCAAAGACATAACCATATCATCATTTGCACCTTCTTCCGCACTAAAAGAGTTCTTTTGCTGAATAAAAGTGGTCAATTCCGAATAAGTATCAAAATCTTGAATTTGTAATTTGTCACCTTCAATTAAAGTTTTTAGGTTTGAACACCCAATTGCCTTAACTTGTGGCGACATTTTCAGTCCCATTTGAACACCACGGGCAAAACCAGCCGATAATTGCTGTGGTTTCTTATTACCTGTATATATTTTCCACAAGTTTTCATATTCAAAATCTGCATGTAATGAGTCGGCCACCTGTGGATTGTTATTAATTTCTACCAAAACATATGCATCATTATAATACCTGGCTGTATTGTAGATGACTGTTGGGAAAAGAATTGGTGTAATTGACGAACTCTTATATGTTGCCACTTGTTTATATGGTGTCTGAGAGATATCAATTACAGAGAATGCTGAACTGTCAAGGTTTTTACCCTCCGAAACGTCAACCGTAATTGCATATAGGTGGTCCGATTTAGAATCATTCACACCTTCTTTAACCGGATGTTCATATATCTTCAACAAGTCGTGGTTTGCAATCGGGTCAATGTATACCAGTTGTTGTAATTTGTAACCAGAAATTAGTGTGTTAGAGGAACCTAAAAACTCTGTTTCAAATTCTTGTGCAAACTGTCGTTCAGAAGTATTTCGAATCGTTTCTTCTTTCCATTTTTCATCACGACCTGGTACATGTGACCAATGAATTTCAAAACTTACATAATTATTTTTCTTATTGATTGAGTCCATCCACAACTTGTAGAATAGATTCATACCGTTTGGTGTAGACACAATAATAATCTTTGTCTTTTTACCTGATGAAATTACAGGGTAAACAGAGTTAAAGAATTCTTCCGCAATATTGTTTGGAACGAAAGCAAATTCATCCAAGAATACGATATTGAAAGAACCTCCACGAATTGCAGAACTTGATGTGGATGCTGCAACAATCTTAGAACCGTTCTCCAATTCAACGTTACCTTTGTTCCAGGTGACAATACCTTGTTGTAACCACATAGGTAAGTTTTCGTATGCGAGTTGGTACTTAGATAAAATATCTCTTGCAAGAGAACCTTTGTTGGCCAAAACAGCACAATTCTGGCTGTCTGTAAAGATGGTTGCCCATAACATATAGGCAACTGTAGTGGTTGTTTTACCAACCTGTCGAGGACATTTAGTGATAACGAAACGATTGTCCTTGAAAAGTTTCAACATCTTTTCTTGGAATGGCCACATCTTAAAGTTGATTAGACCTTCGTCAACGTTAACAATCTTTACATAATTCTTTGCAAAATAAACAGGGTCTTTGGCACACTTGATGTATTCATCAATCTGTTCTTGTGTGTATTCTACCTTGACGCCTGCCTTTTTAAGTAACGGATTGTCACGATAGGCTTCGCCGGTTCTTAAATCACTCATTCTTTACCTTTGAGTAATTTATTTAATTCTGCGGTTGAACCAACAAAAATGGCTTTGTCAATCTTGGTATCACCATCTTTAGGTTTACCGTCCATTGTACGCATTTGTTTTTGTACTGCAAGAAGTTCTTTGTTTGCATCAACCACATTCTTTAACAGTGTACCATAAACTTCAAATGCCCTAGGATGTTGACCTGCTTTGGCAATTTGTAGTATTTCTTCCATGGCTTCTTTGCCTTGGTCAATTAGGTCTTGCAGATTATCTTTTGTTTGTTGATATGCGTCATTCAAATCATTTTTTAAATCTGGCCCATCTTCTGATGGCGCAACCACCGGTACTAAAGGTTTAACCTCCTGTTCTACCGGTGTTACATCAAATAATTTTTCCATGTTTTTGTCAAATGTACTCATAGTTTTTATTTATTTTAGTCAAATACACTGTGTGGAAGATTCCAACATCCGTTTGTAAATATTAAAGTCAAAACAGCAAATGCTTGATTTCCTCTAAATGGTAACCACCAAGATGCCTGACCTTCATATATGTAACCATTACCATCAGACCAACGTGCATTTGCAATTGTCATGCTTGTATATTCATTACCAGCAAAAGGACTAGATGGAACAATATACATGATTTGACCTTCAACACCATCAGATAAATGATATTGATTCGGTCCGTTACTACTTTGTGGTGTCAATTTATTAACAGAGACAGTTAAATCTAATTCAAATGGATCAGTTTCATTCCATTCTGCACTAGCTGTTCTGGTGGTTATTGAACCAACATTTGCAACACCTTTGCCACTAAATTCTATAGCCAAATCTGAACCAGAAGAAGGTATCACTACAGTACCGTTGGAATTAAAATTCCAATTTTGTGTAAACACATTTAACGTCTGTTCATTTTCAGGACTTGGGTTTTGATATAAAACAACATTCATTGTGTATGCATAATTGGTATTTTCTGCAATCGTTAATGTTGTATTGCCTGAACCAACTGTTGAACTTGTTGAAGTTCTGGCTTCTGGTACAGTAACATATGTAAAATCACCCCATGATGTTGATTCTGCACCAAAATAAGTGCCAGACAAATTACCATCTATAGGCAATTGAAATACTGTTGTAATTGCTGCATTGCTTTGTGGAAAACTATAACCTGTTCCAACAATAAAATTGCCTCTAATATCTATTTCATGTGGTGTTGGTGTTGATGAGCCAGCACCAAGAATTTGAAGTGCATTGGCCCATGCAATAGAACCATCATCCGCATCTATCTTATAAACACAGAAACCATTTTGTTCATTTGATACTTGACCGTGGCCCATTGCATATAGATAACCATTACTATATTTTATGGTTACTATTTCTGGATTATTTCCAACACCAAGAATTTCTTTTTCCCAAACTAATGAATTATCTGGTTCAAATTTGTAAATGTTTGTGCTTGTTGCTGCATACCAATTGTTTGATGAATCATAACTCAAAGAAACTATTGTATCATCATTATCATTTACTTTGTTTGACCACTGATAAACACCTTCTGTATCAAACTTATGCACAAAACCATTATCAGAACCAACGTAAATACCACCTCTATTTGGCAACGCAATCACTGCCTCTGCATTTGGAATGTCTGCATTAAAATGTGTGAAATATAATTCACCAGTTATATCTAAACCTGTGATTAAGTTGTGACCGCCAACATAGTAAGGAAATTCTTCATCATCAACAACAATACCGTATGAATCAACTGAATCTGAAACTAATGTGCTCCATACATTTTGACCAAGATAATTAAATTTTGTAACAAGTGTTGAATTGTCATCTGGTATATTTGTCAATAAATACACGTTGTTATTTGCATCAACAGCAACACCAGCAGAATAACTATCCAATAAAACACTATCCACATTTGCGGCTGGTACCGATTTTCTCCAGTAAATATTTCCGTATGGATCAAATTTAATAAGGGTTGATTGTACCAAATTTGTGACGGTATTTGGTGTTGTCATTGAAACTAAAATGTTATTTTCACTATCATAAGCAACACCACTTGGCCATGAATAACCATTTTGTGAAAGTGTTTCACCAAATAACATACCCCATGCTTTACGACTATAATGGTCATTAGCAATTTGTACTTCCGTATTGCTATACATTATAGTTTTATCAAACAAAATGTTACCTAATGATGCAGTGTTTGCTTTGTTAAAGGCATTTTGTGCTAGATTTTGGTTGGTTTCATAATAAGTATTAGATGTATTAGCATTGTTTGAGACTGCGGTATACAGCTCGGTGAAATTACTATTTGTTTTGATAAAGGCGCCTCTTAACGTATCGCCTTTACCATCGTTTGCTCTAATACCAATATTGATAGTTTGTTTAGACATTTATTTCTCTCATTTGAAGTTTATTGGTTTGCTGCCTTGTTAATTGTCAAGACTTCATTTAATGTGTTATCAGCCATGGCTTCAACTTTATCAACAGTCATAAAGTCGATATCTGTAGAAACTCTACCAACAGAATCAACTTCAACAAATTTCAATGGGTTCAAGTTATAAGAAGTGAAGTTATAATTTGCTAAAGTATTAACACCGTATATAGGTTTATCGGACACAAAGTTTCCTGTTAGTTGTTTTAATCTTAGAATGTTGTCTGTGAATTGGACAACAATACCTGTTGCTGTTGTATCATCTGATGTATATCCCTGATATACCGTTTCACCAACTTTATAGGTACCAAATCCGGAATCTAAATTCAAATAAAATTCGACAATATCTGTGTCTGTTATCAAATTGTAAACAGAAACAAATGCACGATTGATAACACCAGTTTCGGTTGTTTTTCCAAAAACAAAACCTTTGACTGTAAAATTCAAAGTCCAGATTATCATTCTGGTTTCTTTTTCTCTACCACCTTCATATGTTATTTCATGTGAAGTTGAATTTAAAATAACAGGTATTTCTTTAATGATACCCATTTCAGGAATTAAATTTAATTTAATTGTATAATCTGGTGTAAAATATGGTAATATGTGCTCAATGATTTGTGTACCATCTTCGATGTTTCTTACATAAATGTATAAATTGAAATCAAAATTGTATGGTACAGGATTATATTGTGCAATAACTCCAGTTGCTACATTTGTTCCTGCAAAATTTTTGATATTTGTATTTTGTTTTCTGCTAGAATCATATGTCAATCCTGCCATTTCAAATGACATTCTTGGTAAAGTTGTTTGAACTTTTTTATCTAAATTCAAATCTTCTTCTAAACGCATAACATATCGTTCTTTGCTTGCATATGCAATAGGAACAATAAATCTTTCAGATTCAGTATTGTCTGGTTTGAATCGATATAGTGTTATGTTGTCAAAAAGATTGCCAAATCCAACAACTAATTTTCTGATGACACGGTTATATGTTGACATTATATTTTTCCAAACGGATTAATTTCTGTAAAATCTATAATATTATCAGCCGAGTCGGACAAATATTCATTGTCATAAGCTTCATTCATGGTACTATCTTTTAATGGAATGTAAGATGACAAATAATAAGATGCATTACTTGTTGCACCAATGATTGCAACATTGTCCACAAATTCACCAGCAACATTTGTTACTTTCAATATGTCGTCAACTGTATTCCAAGATTGTACCATTGCAACGACAGTAGCATTTGCTTCTGTACCATCAGGTGATTGAAATACAATTTCTCTGGCTTCATATGTTCCTGTACCAATACCTGTGTTCAAATCAATTGTATAACTTGATTGAATCATTACATCATCAATATCTTCCACACCAGTATCGATAACTTCTTGTGAGTACTTGAATTTCTCTAGTTCCAATTCATAGAAATAAGGAATCTTTCTACCCAACATAAAGAAGTCTTTGGTCTGGTTTGTGAATTTAATCTCAAACAATTCACCAGTACCATTTAAGAATGGCACATAGACCAAATCACCTTCTCTTGGTCTATTGAATTTATCTTGTGGTACTCTTTGTGAGAAAGAACGTTTCGACAAAATGATGTTGACATTATTTTTAATCTCAAGTCCAAACTTTGAGAAGAATTCTCTTTCACCACCATACTCCATTGAACTGGATAGGTAAAATTCAATTGGAAATGCTGAACTGAATTTCTTAATTGGATCTTCACCGTAAAGAATGTCTCTATCTTCTTCGTTTTCAATAGGTAAATAATAGGCATCAAAGCCCATAATCTTAATTGATTCAACAATTAAGTCCTCAATTACTCTCTGCTCAGCAAGAGAGTTATAATTGTTGAAGTAGACACTGGTTGCCATATTAGTTCATAAACATTTCTAGTGGTGCACCGTACTTGTCACCGATTTCTGCGTGAAGTGCATCAATTTCTTCTTTTGCTTCGGCATAAATTTTATCACCATTCAACATAACACCACCAGGTAATTGAATGCCACTAAACTTTTTAAGGTTGTTGCCCCAAGAACGTTTAATAAGTGCTGTCGCATATTCTTTTAACCAACGGTCATTCCAAGCCTGTGTATAAACATCCGGATCAATCACCGCATAACATTCTGCAATAACTGTTGTACCAACTGGTGCTTCGCTGTGACCCCAAGCCCAATCAATATACAGTCTTTGCATGTGTCTTTGGAATCTAATAGGCACTTCACCAGAGAATAATTGTTCCAACATACGCAAATGTTGTAATGTCATGGTATAATTGATGTATGATGCAGATGTAAAATCATACAATTCATTTAAACGTAGTTGATATCTCAAATCAAACATATTGACTTGAGATTGTGAATCAGAAATAGGAAATATTCTGGTAATACCAGCAATTTGTAATGCGTTGTTTGATGAATCTACTGCTTCTGATAGGTCCAAATATCTATTATCAACGTCCGTTTGGTCTAATTTTTTGATGTAATATACTTTTTGTAGGCCATCAAAATGATAATCTTGCCAGTATTGTAGTGCATCATCAATACGGTCTTCTACCTGGTCGTCATCAACGTTGATTTCGATTACTGGAAATCCTAGTCTACGCAGGCAATATTCTTTGAATGCCGTTCTTGTTGTGATTGTTTGCGCCATTATATCCCCCTATAGGGATATTTATGCTTCTGATTCCGTTGGCTCTACGTATTCTACCCAAGAAAGTGTTTCTTCATTCCAGGTCCAGTAACCTTCTAATGGATATGGTACTGGTGGTATCAAATCGTGATTAATTTCATCTACTGTCCATGATGGATAAGGATTTGATGCAATCAAAGCATCTATCATTTCCTTTCTTTTTTCGTCTGAAATTTTATTGACAGTCCATACATCATAACAAATACCATCAATTATTTTATATTCGGGTCCTTCAACCACTTCATCCCATTTAATAACTGGTTGTTCCACACGAACAAACTTACAATAATCTGGTGAATTGTCTAAGTCTATTTCAGGATAAACCATTTTCAAATTTGATTCAAACAAAGGATGATTTTTTGGTTCACCATTTTCAAGTTGTATGTATAAATTCATTTCATTAACTCCTCAAATTAAACATCTACAGTTGGTCCAGGATAAGTTGCTCTACCCCATGTAATTCTAACTGCACCAGGACCACCATTGCTTCTTCCTGCTGTATATGATCCTGCACCGCCACCACCGCCACCATAAGTTCCTCCTGTGCCGGTTGAGTTTGGTGCTGAACCATCTGTACCACCGCTGCCGCCAAAACCTTGAGCAGTAACTGTTGGACCAGCCGTATTAGTGAAGTTGTCTATATTTGGATCTTTACCCCAACCAAAAAGACCAACGCCGCCGCCACCTGCACCAACACCTAAAGCGGTTGCACCACTATTTGCACCACTCGCACCTGATCCTGGAAAAGCAGTTAAACCACCAGTTGCGGGATAGGCTCCGTTTGCCGCACTACCGCTTGTGTTCGATGCATTTGCCCCGTTACCACCATAACCTGCAGCACCGCCGCCACCTTGGCCTCGACCGGTAGTTGCAGTTGTTCCTTGGCCACCTGTTCCACCACTATATGATGCGCTTCCTAAATTTGTACCAGGAACACTTGCGGTTCCACCAGAACTTGCTGAAGCTGCTGTACCACTATTTGTTCCGCCTGTGGCGCTCATCAATAGTTGTGTGCCTGTTATTGTTATTGGACTGGTTATTGAACCTACTGTTTGAGAGGTACCGACCGTGTATGTTCCAACTTTACCATATTCACCTGTTTGAAATGCATTTATAGTTGTTGAAGTTACGCCAGAACCAGTTATAGTTAGTCCTGTTGTTATTCGTCCTGAAGTAACTTCTGTTATATGTAAACTAGTTCCTGAAATGAATCCTTTGAAAGAAACATTTCGTGTTATGCTACTAGTTCCACCGTTTGTCCATAAGTTTACACCTGTTGAAGCGCCAGCAGCACCCGCCACTACAGTAAATGTTTCACCGGGAACACATTCAAATCCTGCCCAACACAATCCTGCTCCGCCACCTCCAGTTTTTCCTGTTGTTGAATTGCTTTGTAAACCTGGTCCACCGCCACCAATACAGACTGCGGAAAAGTTATATATTCCGGCCGGCACAACCCATGAATAAGAACCTGCTGTTGTATAGCTTTGTTGACTTGTAGCTACTGAGGTATCGGTTGTATCAACGTTACCTGCTCCATATGAAGGAAATTGTCTACCGTCTCCCCATATTATTCTTACGCATCCTCTTGCACCAAATCCAGCAGCAGTGCCTGGGTTACCACTGCAACCACCTCCACCACCTCCACCAAATAGTCCTCCATGACATCCATTACCTCCAGCAGCCCATTGATTGGGTATGCGAACTAGAATAGACAAATAAGAAGCGGATGGTAAACCACTAGAACCACCAACACCAGATTGCCTAGCCCCTGTTGCTGCTGTGCTGTTGCTACCTTGGCCCCAAGGTCCTGTTCCTCCTCCGCCGCCGCTAGGACCGCTAATTGATCCTACACCTCCGCTACCTCCACCAGTTGTTTCTGCTGTACTTGTGCCTGTGTTGTTGACTCCATTTGATCCTAAGTTGGAACCACCATTACCATATCCACCTGCTCCACCGCCACCACTACTTCTTTCACTTGATGTAGCTGAGGTTGTTGTAGAAAAACCTCCAAAACCAACATCGGCCGAAAATCGTCCAACAATATTATACCAAGAATTTGTAGTAACACCCCAACTGTAGGTGCCATTTTTACCACTGGTTGCACTGACACCAATGACTCCGCCACCACCGCCTGGAGCACTTAACATTCTTACACCATTTTGTAAAATATATGATTCTCCACCAGCACCACCAGTTTGACCTGTAGCTTGGCCGCCGGAACCTCCACCGCCAACCACAATTGTTAGTATTTCTCCAGGTGTAACAGACATGACGTTACCATAAATTAAATCGCCACCAGAACCACCCGTTGATGGTGCTGTTGTAGAAGATGCGCCGCCGCCACCGCCGCCAATACAAACTGCTGAAATTGCAAAAACACCTCTAGGTACTATCCAAGAAAATGATCCGGAATTAGAAGTCCATTCTGCTTGACCGGGTGGTGCTTTGTACTTATCAGCTTTAATTAAACTAATAGACATAATTAATCATTATAATAAAAAACAACTTTCAATCCTTTTGCACCAGTACCAGCAGAAAGAATATCAACGGTGATTTCAGCATCATCAGATACCGCTGTTGTTACTAATGTTGTTGCTGTTACAGCAGTTGTGCTGGTTTTTTCTGTTGCATCTATTGTTAATTTATTTGTACCAAGAATTGTTGTACCTGACAATTTTATATCAACGTTAACTAAACCTGATGTTGATGCAACATTGAGTGTTGCTCTTGGTATAGAAGTTAATGTCAATGCAGAAGGTGCTCTGAATGATGCTCTAGCGGAACCAACTGTTAAATTTGTTGATTCATCAACAACAGAAAGAATCAACATCTCAGAATTTGCTTTTGAGAATGCTGCGTTAGCTTGTGCTCTTGCCCATGTATCTGTACCACCACCAGAACCTGCGTTGGCTGTGTATTGTGTGGTACCATCAGCAAATGTTAATCCGTTGGCGGTTGAACCCGTTATCCTTATCATACCTGAATAAACGTTACCAACAACACCCAAACCACCAGTAATTTGTACAGCACCACTTGTGTTTGAAACAGCAGTGTTTGCACTTGTTACTACCAAATTTCCTGTTATTACAGTATTACCTGTAACTGTTCCACCAACGTTTGCACTTAAAGAATTATTTGCTCTGGTGTAGGCCGCATTTGCTTGTACAAAAGCCGCATTTGATTGTGCTCTAGCAAATGTATCCGGTACGTTGGCTGTGTATTGTGTGGTACCATCAGCAAATGTTAATCCATTCGCAGTTGAACCGGTTATTACAATTAAACCTGAATATAAATTACCAACAACACCTAAACCACCAGTAATTGTCAATGCACCGCTTGTATTTGATATGGCCGTGGTTGTATTTGTAACCACCAAGTTGCCGGTAATTACTGTATTGCCTGTTATGGTACCACCAGATTTTGGTAATGCATTGTTGGCTGTAGTAAAAGCACCATTGGCAAATGATGCTGCTGAGTTGGCAGTTAGAAAGGCACCATTAGCAAAACTTGCTGCTGAATTTGCTGTAGAATAAGCTGCGTTGGAATTATTTCTTACCCAAGAATCGGTAGCATTATTAGCAGTATTGTAGGCCGCATTGGCTCTATCGAAAGCACCGTTTGCAGTATCTCTAGCCCACGAATCGGATACTGAACCTCCACCACTATTTGCGGTATTGTATGCTGCATTAGCACGGTCAAAAGCTGAATTGGCAAAATTTTGAGCTAATGTGATATTTGTATTTTGCGTTAAGTCAACACCTTGAATAGTTATGGTATTAGACGATGCACTATTGGCCATCAAAAAAGCACCATTAGCAAAATCAGCTGCTGAGTTGGCTGTTATAAAGGCACTATTAGCAAATGATTGTGCTGATGCAATATTAGTGTTCTGTGTCGAATCAACACCTTGAGTAACTACTGTATTTGATGAAGCACTATTAGCCACCAAGAAGGCGCCATTGGCAAATAAACCTGCTGAGTTTGCAGTATCATAAGCATTATTGGCCTGTGTTCTTACCCATGAATCGGTAGCATTATTAGCGGTATTATAAGCCGCATTAGCTCTATCAAAAGCACCATTTGCAAATAAACCTGCTGAGTTTGCAGTGTCATAGGCATTGTTTGCTTGTGTTCTTACCCATGAATCGGTAGCATTATTAGCTGTGTTGTATGCTGCATTTGCTCTATCAAAAGCACCGTTAGCAAAAGAGGCTGCTGAATTTGCAGTAATGAATGCTGCATTAGATGTATCTCTAGCCCATGAGTCTGCACCGCCACCAGTATTTGCTTGTGAAAAAGCAGCATTAGCCTGTGCAAACGCAGCATTAGCCTTTGCGTATGCAGAAGGTACCAAAGAAGAAAAATCTTTAGTTGAATCTAGTCTTGATGGAGGTACTTGTGTTGACATTAATTATAGCCTTTTTATACTATTTATTTGATATCATATGGCGTTGTCGGTACACTTATGGTTCTCGCATATCCGTTTGTCACTCTTAAATCTGCAATGTAACCAATAATTCCATAACCGGCAGTTTGATTATCTTTTGAACCGCCTGCGTAAATTGAACCACTTGTGATATTACCTACTTGTACGCCAGAAACAGTAGCAGTTCCTCCAGCATTACCATTGACATAGAATGTCACAGTTGAACCACTACGTACCCAAGCAACATGTGTCCATTGATTATGAGTTATTGTTGTTGTTCCGTAATAACTTGTGCCGTTATAATATTCCATTCTGTAAGAACCTGACACGGGACTTGCTAAAGGTGATAATTTGAACACCATTGGATTAGCTGTACCACCAGCCTGTCTACTATCCCAAATACCCCAATGTGTCACAGTTGCATCCGATGGATACACCCAACATTCAAATGTAAAATCTCCACTAAATTTTACAAGACTTGGTTGTGGTCTTATACCAAGGTAGTCACCTTTTGCTGGAAAATATGCAGAGGTAAATCTTGATGTATTATTGGCTGCAAAAGGTTGTATTGTAGAAATTCTTGCATCGCCCGCTTTAGTAATAGTAAATGCGTTGGTCGACTTGTCAACAAAACTATTTGATTGGCAGGTCAATAGACTGGTGCCAGAAATTGCTGTGAGTGGTGAAGTTGGTGGAGTTGTATTTGCAGTGTATAATGCGGTGCCTTTTAATAATCTATAGTTACTCATGTATCCAGTAAAAAATTCACTATTATTATGTGCTGCCATACCAATTGTAACAGTGGCCGTTGCAGGAGAAATACTACTAGAATCAGTAAATGTACTACCAAGTCTATTGCCATTTACATAAAATGTACAAGTAGATCCATTTCTAACTAATGCAATATGATTCCAAGCATTTTGTGTAAGCCCGGTTGTTGTGATTAAACGTTGTGTACCATTAGTATAAATTTCAATACCAGTAGTTGCTGCGGATCTAATCAATAATCCTGTTAAATAGGTACCAATGTTCAAAATATTATTAGTATTAATTGAACCTAGTGCAGTTGGATATATCCAAGTTTCGAATGTATAATCTCCAGTTCCTAGTTGAAAAGCAGTATTTGAAGCAACGGTTAAATAATCCCCAGTACCATCAAAGTAACCACTGTATGTATCATAGTATGGAGAATTATTGGCCACTGCTACAGCAGTGTTTCCATTTTCAATGTTATTGATTCTTGTTACATCTGTTATAGGTGATCCACCTAATGTGCTACCTAACAATAGTGTGGTATTTGCTATTGAAGTTAATGTTTTAGTTGGTGGTGTAAAACTTGTATTTGAACTATAAAGTGCTGTACCATTAAGTACTCTAACACTATTCATATATCCAGTAAAATAATCGTTTGGTGTATTATTATAATATCCAACTCTTGGTGCTGATTGCATTATGGATGATGTGTAACTTGTAAATACCACATCAACCACACCATTTAAAAATACTCTAAGTGTATTACTTGCATCTCTAGTTACTGCAACGTGATTCCATTGATATGGTACTATTGTTGTTGCTCCAGTAATATTACCTGCTGTTCCGTGTGATACTGTTAGTTTATTAGCGGTAGATATGTTAATGGTCCATCTGTTGGCATCAGATGTTGTATATTGAGAGTAAAATATTTGTGCAGTTGCACCGTTAATTTTTGTAGTATAAAACCATGCTTCAAATGTAAATTGACCTGTAGCTGATATTGGTATACCAGAAACACTTAAAAAATCCGCAGTAGTGGTACCACCAAAATATATACTGCTTCCAAATGTGTTTGCTGAATAATCCGAAACAGCGCTTGGATTTGTTATTGTGAATGAACTAAAAGGACTAAATTTTGAAATGGCAGAATCGCCATTTCTAGTAATTGTAAGTGCATTATTTGAGTTGTCTATGAATTGATTTGATTGACAAGTCAATAATACTGTGTTAGCCACTGCTGTAAGTGGTGTAATAGAAGGTGTTGTATTTGATGTATATAATCCAGTACCATTAGTAATACGTAAATTTGAAATAAACATATTTTGTGGCGAAAGGCCTGCATAATCTGCTGCTATACCCAAATTTGTACCTGAAGCTGCTGCCAAAGTAACACTAATTGAGGCTGAGGTATTTAATACTCCATTAATATATAATGATAATGTGTTACCGGATCTAACTGCGGCCACATGAGTCCAAGTATTAAGTGCATATGCATTTGAACTACTAGTAAGATTAGTAGTGGAACCTGCGCCCGTACCATAATAACGAAAAACAATACTAAATGTTCCGCCGACACCACCTCTCAACGACCATGATGAATTTGAACTTGAGGGTAAACTTTCTCTATAGATACCAACAATTGGGCTAAGAGTCAATTCAGCTATAGGATATATCCAGCATTCAACTGTGAAATCATTGGAACCAAAAAGAAATTGATTAAATGGTACAGTTAAATAATCTCCAGTACCATCAAAGTAATTACTCCATGAAGTGCCAAATGGTGTGAATGATCCTGTACTTGGAATTCCGTTTTTTGTAATTATGTTATTAAAGTTACTTTCATCAATAAATGATTTTGTATTTGAAGAAAGGGATGTTTGTGTTGTCAACAACACTGTATTGGCCACAGGTGTCAATGGTGACCAAGAAGGAACAAAAGCAGATGTATATAATGCGGTGCCTTTTGTTATACGAACATTAGAAATGTAACCAGTAAGATAGTTTGCTCCAGGATTGTTTGCTCCAATTGTCAATGGTCTTGTATTATTACCCATTGTAACGGTGATAGCGGTCGGCCCAACAACTAAAGCACCATTTAAATAAATTGATAAATTGTTTCCATTGCGAACCATAGCAACATGGTTCCATGTATTAAGTGATGCTACTGCTGTTGAAATAAAGTTTTGGTTTCCTGTTGAACTTGTTGCAGGACTTAATACTCCTTGAATAGTTCCGGTTGTAGTAAGAGCTAAAGAATATTGCGGTTGTACAGTGCCACTACTTCCGTCTTTTTGTATGAGACATGGTGAACTGGCAAAAGATGAGGTATAAAACCAACATTCAACTGTCCAGTTAGGTGCACCTGTTGCCAAATCAACTGCGGGAGTATTATTAATATTTAAATAATCACCGGTACCATCAAAGTATGCTGAGCCTTCATTCCCAATTAAAGTAACTGTTGATGTGTTTGCAAAAGGTCCGTTTCTTGTTGGTCTTGCATCACCATTAACTGTGATTGCAAATGCATTGTTTGAGTTATCAATTACTGTATTTGCTTGACAAGTTAATAAACTGGTGTTTGCTATTACCGATAATGGACTAGTTGGTGGTGTGAATGCTTCTGTATAGACTGAAGTGTCTTTAACAATTCTAAAATTACTTAAATATCCAGTAAAACCAAAAGTCGATTGACCTCCAATTTCTAATGTTTTATTTTCACTAACAATATTAGAACTTGTACCACTACCCAATACAGCACCATTTTTATACAAAACAAAACTTGTTCCTGTTTTCACTAATGCAAGGTGGTACCACTGATTTAATGAGAAATTATGTGTTACATTTATGATATCTCCTGATACCTGTGACGAGCGCAATATAATCGTTCCATCGCCCCAAAGATACAAATATGGATTGTAAGTACCAAAATTATATAAATTGTCATTAGTGCCGGCGCCTGGTAATCCGGTAAAATAATACCAACCTTCTACTGTAAAATTGGTTGTTCCCATGTTAAAAGCTGTATTGCTAGTTAATGACAAATAATCTCCAGTGCCATCAAAATACATACTGTAATTATTTGCAGCAGGCACAGTGATTGTTGTTGGTGCGCCATCAAATGGAACAAATGGACTAACTGTTACATCACCGTTCTTTGTGATTGTAAAGTTATTATTTGAATTGTCAATTAATCTATTTGATTGACATGTCAACAAAGATGTGTTGGCTACATATGTTAACGGTCCTGTTGGTGGAGTTGTATTTGCGGTGTATAGTGCAGTGCCTTTAAGAATACGAACATTAGAAATGTATCCTAACCAATCATTTGTTGTTGATCCAACTTGTCTGCCAATTGTTGGAGTACCATTACTTACATTTACATCAGAATTGGTGGCAGTGGCATCAATTATACCGTTAATGAACAATCTTGCTGATGTACCAGAGCGAGTAAGTGCAACATGAGTCCATTGATTTAATGGTATTGTTGCATTACTGGTGATCCAAGTGGAAGTTGAATTAAAAGCTGCTAATTTATTATTAGTAAGTGTATAGATTAACACATTCAAATCTTGATTGCCACGTAAATCAACAATTGCTCTTTGTGTTCCTGAATCTGTTTTGTATATCCATGCTTCGATAGTGTAGTCTGCACTAATAGCAAATGCTGAGTTAGCAGAAAAACTTAAATAATCCCCAGTACCATCAAAATAATTACTATAATACCCTTCTTCAAAAGGATTAAATTTACTTGACTTTGCATCTGCAATAACTGAGATTTGACTATTAATTGGACTTGAATCTGTATTAAAAGTGACTCCGTTTGGTATTGTGTTTGCACTCAAAAGTAATGATGTATATTCCCAAAATAAATCACCAGCAAGATTGATAGACCAATTCAAATATAATGTTGCACTTCTACTTGTTGTGTTTGCAGTTGCGGTTATAATTGATGTGTTGCTGCCAAGAACTGTTGCTGTACCAGAAATTATACCTGTAGAAGTATTCATTGACAGACCAGTTGGCAATCCACTTGTTGTATAAAGTACACCATAACCGGCCGCAGAAGTTGCAACAGTTGTTACATTTGATATGGGTATATCTTGTGTTATATTATATGTTGTGTTGTTTGCTGGTGATGAAAAAGAAACAACATCCGTATTTACTGTAAGTGAAAAAGAACGAACTGAATCTTGATTTTCCGCATCAGATGCTTGTATTGTAAATGAATATGTTGTACTTGATCCATCAACTGGTGCGGTACCTGAAATTGTACCACCAGAACTCAATGTTGCACCTGATGGTAATGATCCTGAGTATAAAGAATATGTAATTGGTGCATCACCTGTTGCAACAACCGATGTGTTAATTGCAGTTGTTTCATATACAGAACCTAATGAACCAGCTGATGTGGTGAATGTTGGTAGGCCAGAATATACCAAACCTGGAACAAGAATGCCAGTACCACCATTTACATTAGTTACAAAAATGGTGTAACTACCAGAACCTAATGCAGGAGAACTAAAGGCCAAACGACTGGAATCTAGGAATGTTACTACACCTATTGTGTTAGTTCCAACTATAACGGTTGCGCCAGGTGCAAAACCGGACCCATACAGGACGATAGTTTGATTACCTGATGTGTCAGCCGCAGTATCATTTGTTTCGTTGTAAGAACCATCGGTAATTGCAAAACGAGAAACAGTTGGAACAAGGTATTGTTGTTGGTTAAAATGTTCACCAACTGTAAGAATACCTGTCGTGTCTTTTGCTCTTTTGCCTCTAACACCGGCATTAAACATTAACTAATCTCCTCAAACGAACATACTGCTTGTAGTGTACTGTTATTGCTTGCTGTCAATCGTAAAGCATCTCCCTCCATCAAATAAATGGAAAGTGTTTTGTCGATGGCTGTAAAAGATGTATCCGCAGCTACAGAAACTGTGCTAACGATTTTATATGCCGTTGTATTTCTATACAAATCAACTGTTATATCTTGTGCATTTGTCGCATGTATATTGGAAATAATTAACGAATTGATTTTTAATATTTTACCACTAGAAGAAGGATTGGTTGCAATCGCTGCAGCTGATGTTGTCACTGCTTGAACTTGTGTATTTCCGTTAATTGTTGTTAGTGCTGCTATGTTTGGGTTTGCCATTTTAAATCCTTAGAATCCGAAAACAATTGACATTGCAATTGCTTTTGATAATGATGTTCCACCAGTATTTGCTTGATTAAATGCTGCATTGGCTTGAATGAATGCTGCATTTGCGGTGTCTCTAGCATATGTATCCGAGCCAGAAGCACCCACATAAGAATTTCCAGATAATGTGGTTACTTCAACATTTGCACCATTCTCAAATGTTGTATCAAAATATATTACATTGCCTGTTATTGTATAAGTATCTCTGAGTTGAACGATACCATCAACAACTGCTGTTACAAAATCTTCACTTAATGGTGTTACACTTAAATCGAATGTTGATGTTGAACCATTGGCTACAAATTTATTTGTTTGAATAGTTAATACACTATTATTTCCGCTGACCGTATTTGCAGCTGCGTAAGCTGCATTGGCTCTATCAAAGGCTGCGTTAGCAAAACTTGCTCCTGAATTGGCTTTAGAATAAGCTGCATTAGAATTTTCTCTTACCCAAGAATCTGTTGCAGTATTTGCTGCTGAGTAAGCCGCATTAGCTCTATCAAAAGCACCGTTTGCAAAACTGGCTGTTGTATTTTGTGAATCGTATGATGCGTTTGCTGTTACAAATGCACCATTAGCAAATGATGCACCACTATTTGCAGTTACAAAGGCACCATTAGCAAAACTTGCTGCTGAATTTGCTTTGTCATATGCATTGTTTACATATGGCAACAAATCAATATTCTTAATTGTTATTATAGTTGATTTTAAATTTGCATTGAGTGTTGCAAGTTTAAAAGAACCGTCATTAATATCAATATTATTATTTGCACCAACTTCTGGTGTATATTCTTCAAAGAGTTGCCATTCTTTGGTGCCAGCGTCACGTATCAAACCAGTGTGTGCATTGGTGCCGTTATTATAGTGTGCAGCAAAACCAATATCAAGTACATCACCTGAATAATTTCCAGTACCTAAAATAAACAAAGTATCATTTGCAACAATTTGTGTTGCACTGGTACTAAATGTATTTCCTGTAACAGAAAGATTGCCTGTGATATTAACATCACCAGAGATTGTACCACCAGTTGAACTGAATTTTGAATTAGCTGTTGTAAAAGCACCATTAGCAAAATCTGCTGCTGAATTTGCTTTATCGAATGCTGCAGCCGAAGATATGCTTGCAGCATTAGCGGTGTATTGAACACTGCCGTCTGCAAATGTAATGCCGTTATTACCAGTTCCTGATATCTTTAAAGTGCCGCCAACTGTTACGTTACCGCCAACACCAACTCCACCAGTAACAACGATTGCACCGGTTGTAGTTGTTGTTGAACTGGATGTGTTTGTAAAATATGTTGGTTGTGTAAACGTTACGATACCGGTGTTATATACATTTCCTGATGTGTTTTGATTACCAACTTGAAAATCACCATCAACTGTAAATACACCACCAACCCATACATTTCCTTTAAATGCTGCACCGCCCGCCACAGTTAAAGCACCAGTAGAATTAGATATTGTTGGTGTGGTGTTTTGTATTACTATTTGACCGGCATATATGTTGCCTTTACTACCAATACCACCAGTAACAACAATTGCACCTGTTGTATTTGATGTTGCTGCCGCAACATTTGTGAAACTTACTGGTTGTGTAAATGTAACAATACCATTATTAATTACATTACCACTTGTTGTTTGGTTGCCTACGGAAAAGTCACCATCAACCGTAAATACACCACTAACCCATGTATTACCTTTGATGGCAACACCACCATCAACAATTAAAGCACCTGTTGAGTTTGATGTTGTTGGCCTTGTATTTTGAATAATCATTGTCGCCGTTGTGGACAATGTTAGGTTACCAGTTACTGTACCACCTGCTTTTGGTAATGCATTATTAGCAGTTACGAATGCTGCGTTTGCTTGACCTCTAGCCCAAGAATCTGTTGCAGCACCTGCAGCATTTGCCGTATATTGTGTTGTACCATCTGCAAATGTAATACCGTTAGCAGTTGAACCAGTTACTCTAATTGCACCAGTATAAACATTTCCCTTAATACCTGCACCACCAGTAACAACAATTGCACCAGTGGAATTGGATATTGCAGCTGTATTTGATGTAAATTCTGTGGGTTGTGTAAATGTTACAAAACCTGAATGTAAAACATTACCTGTACTGGTTTGATTACCTACAGAGAAATCACCGTCAACTGTAAATATACCACTAACCCATGTATTACCTTTGATGGCAACACCACCATCAACAATTAAAGCACCAGTAGAATTTGATACAGTCGCTTGAGTGTTCTGTATAAGCATCGATGCCGTGGTAGACAATGTTACATTGCCTGTTACTGTACCGCCTGTTTTTGGTAATGCGTTATTTGCGGTAGTAAAAGCACCATTGGCAAATGAACCTGCCGAATTCGCAGTATCATAAGCATTATTGGCCTGTATTCTTACCCATGAGTCTGTAGCTGTGTTGGCAGCATTATATGCCGCATTAGCTCTATCGAAAGCTCCATTGGCAAATGTTGCACTAGAATTGGCTGTAACAAAAGCACCATTAGCAAATGAACCTGCTGAATTTGCCTTGTCGTAGGCATTATTGGCTTGAGTTCTTACCCAAGGATCACCACCAGTGTTGGCCATGTCATAGGCTGCATTGGCGTGACTATATGCACCATTGGCTCTATCAAATGCATATTGCGGATCACTTCCACCTGCAAGCGCCGCATTGATTGTGATTGTTTTTGTAGTTGTATTTGTGCTGATAGTTACATTATTACCAGCAACAAAAGACAATGTGTCTGAACTACTTCCCGCAAATATTAGGGAGTTGTTTGAGTTGATTGTGTCAAACGAATATTGGTTGTTGATGTACGATGTACCACCAAGACTGTTTTTATAATACAGTTTACCATCGGCGTAGTTAAGAGCAACCTCACCAAATGCAAGACCTGATGGTGTGTTTCCTGTTACGCCTGATTTTTTTAACTGTATTGCTGTGTTTGACATTTACTTAAAACGTTCCGCCATCTTTGATTGGGCCATTAGTACCAATTAAACCTGTTATAGTTGTTGGTACCACTTCTTTATTTAGCTCATCAATTTTTTTTCGTTTGGCAGGAGGTAGTTGTAAGTATTCAATTTTTTCAATCAATTCGGAAATCTGATTATTCAGATTGCTCTTTTCAGTTTCGTGTTTTTGAATCAACAGTTTAACATTCTTTTCATTTTCTTCATTAATACCACTAATCTTTCCATTAGTTTCGGCATTAATAGAGTTGATTCTATTTTCAAGTTCTGTACGAACCTTATTAGTTTCTTCTCTAGCTCTAATTAATTCACTCTTAAATGTTTCCACATGAGTGGCTTGATTCTTAACACTATCATAGTCACGAAACTTTGTGGTCAATTCTTCATAATCTTGTTTTTGTTTTGCAACAAGATTTTCAGATTCAGCCAACTTATTTTTCAAATCTTGTATGGCATTATTTTCATTTGTTATATTGGTTTGTTTTAAATTTTGAATTGTTTCTTGTAATTCACTATTTAATTTTACCAATGCATCAATTTTTTCAGTTTGTTCTTTTACAACCTCATCAGTTATTTTAGCATTCGCTTGCATTGAGACATTCCGGATAACACAATCTGTCATTGTGCTGGTCAATGTCTCAATGTAATAATTTAAATACTTCTCATTTCCCATTTCAAACTCCTATCATAAAAAATCTATTACATTATATAGTCAGCTTAGAATTGTCCTCCATCTATTGCTGATGACCATACTGGTACACCAGCATCAGTTGTTGTAAGAATCTGATTAGACCATGTTTGGTCGGATGTGCCTGCTGCAGCAGTAACTGACAATGCACCTGTTCCGTTGCCGTATACGATACCTTTTGTGGTGAATGTAGAAGCACCTGTACCGCCTTGTGCAACAGTCAATCCAGAAATGTCTTCCGCAGTTGCTGCACTTACACGACCATATGCATCAACAGTCAACGATGTGATTGTCTTAGCTGCACCTAGTGTACCAGTCAATGAGTAAGTAACGTTTGCAAGTGTAGAAATTGCACCTGTACCATTACCAATTAACAAACCACCAGTGCTTAATGTAGAAGCACCAGTACCACCTTGTGATACTGTTAGACCAGAAATGTCTGTTGCTGTTGCGGCTGTTACACGACCCCAATCATCTACAGTCAATGATGTGATTGTTTTTGCGGCACCTAATGTACCTGTTAATGAGTAACCAGCATTTGCAAGTTGTACAAGAGCACCACTGCCATTACCAATAACAATTTGACCAGCAGTGAATGAACTTGCACCAGTACCGCCTTGGCCAACTGTTAGTCCAGAAATTGCTTGGAATGTTGCAGCAGTGAATCTACCGTATGCGTCAACTGTTACAGAAGTAATGGTATTGTTTTGTGTACCAGAACCTGTTGCAGTGAATGTTGTATTAGCAAGTTCTTTTAATGAGTTTGTGCCATCACCAACAAGGATAGAACCAGCAGTGAATGAACTTGCGCCAGTACCACCGTTGGATACTGTCAAGTCATCAGTTAAAGTTAATGACTTAAGGTCTGCACTACCGGCAACTTTTAATGTACCAACTTCTAATACTGTTGTATTTGCCCATGCAGCAACCAAATTAGATTTCAAGTTTGCTTGACGGAAACTTCCAGATGCAACGTTGATAACGTTACCTGTTGGTTCTGTGTCATAATTGTCAAACAAATAGAAGTAACCATCACCAGCATGACGCATCAAACCAGCATGTCTTGCAGAACCATCATTATAGTGACCGTAGAAACCGATATCAACTGCATCGGACGTATTGTTTGCACCAAGTGCAATCATTGAGTCTTCTACTGACAAGGTAGTTACATCATATTTTGTAACTGCACCTAAAACAGCAAGGTTACCGCTGATGGTAATATTACCATCAATAGTTTGGTCTAGTGAAGCGGTGTTTGCACGAACAACTGTCGTGTCTACATCAATTGTAATTGTGTTATTTGTAACTGTTGAAGTTAAACCTGCGCCACCAGCAACTGTTAGTGTGTCAGATGCAAGGTTAACTGTATCTGTACCAGAATCACCAGCAACGTTCAATGCAGTAGAAATTGTTGATGAATTGGCAATGGTCATAACACGACCGTTTGCAGCAACTTGAATAATAGGTATTACTGTTGTACCACCGTATGTGCCAGCAGATAGACCAGCAACTGTGTTAAGTGATGCACTTAATGTTGCATTTGCAGTACCATTAAACAACTGTGCGGATGCAGTGATATCACCACCAGTAACATCAATATATCTGTCTGTCTCAAATTGTGTTGCAGAGTTCGCATTACCTGTGAAACCACTTTCATCAATCGTGAAAGCCCCAATTGTAACGCCACGGGAAGTGATATGACCAACAGCAATATTACCAGCAGCATCACGTTTAACTAATGTGCTTACTGTATTTGATGCGGTTGCAGAATCAATCTGCGAGGTGTAATATTGACCACCAACATTAACAACACCGTTACCGTCAGGTGATCCAATGAAGATAGTATTAGATTGATATGAATATGCCAGCTCACCTGATTGCAGGCTTACTGGTACACCTGTGGTCAGGGAACGTTTTATTCTTAGTGCTGTATTGGCCATTATTATTATCCTTGTTGTTGGTTGGACTTAAATCCTATTATCTATTTATTAAAAACTGCCACCGTCAAAACTCAAATCTGACGCAGGACCTGGAACACTTTCAATGTAACCCAAACCACCTATGGGTATTACGTGATTTGTAGTATTTCCAATGAAAAGTGTGTTAGAAAGAAAAGAGTATGCTAATTCTCCGTCTGCTAGTGATTCTGGTGCCGTGTTTGCATACGAACGGAGTATCTGTATTGTGGTATTTGCCATTTAAAAGAACCCCGCATCCGCACCCTGGAAAGCCAAATAAGTTATTGAGTTTGCTACTGCGGCTTGAATTGCTTCCTCAGAAATTACACCACCGACTGTTTGTACGGGTGTAAAACCACCAACAGGTGATACAACAATTGCAATCGGATCAGGATTGTTTGCTGTTGGTGCAGCTGCAAATGAAATTGCACCTGTTGTTGCTTCAGATTTAATAACTGTTCCATCCAAGTCAATTGTATTACCACTTAGATACAGACTTCGGAATTTTTTAGTTCTGGAACCAAGGTCGTATGTTCTTGATTCGGTAGGTATCAAACTACCATGTACTGGAGTATCAGTACCAAGGCCTTTAGCAGAAAAAGTTTTGGTTTGTGAATTGTATACGATTACATCACCAGTGTTTGCACCAACCAAACTAAGGTCGGTCAAACTTCTGAGTGTTTTGGTGCCATAAGAAAGTGTTTGTACTTTCGTTTTCTGGCCTTCAACTCTAACTCTTACTGTTGCTGGTTGTCTAACGGTTACCGTTGGCATGTTAATCCTTTAAAATACTGTAACTTGAGGTAAAACGTTCACAACTCCTTCTAAAACCCGTATAACTGTATTCGAAGAATCTTTGATGAGCACATCATATACATAACGACCAGCTGGAATATTTGCTGTATTTGCGTATGGTAGAGATAGTAGTATGATACCTTCTGTCGGATCGTTGACTTCTACCACAAAATTTGCGGTTGTACTACTAGAATAATATGATTTTTTCATGGCAGCTTTTATTTGGCTACCAGTTAAAACGAAAGGTGAACCATCGGCCTGGTCCAAAGAGATGGACGTACTGAAATTTGAACCTTGTTCTAAAAATAATTCTTGGTAACCAGCTGGCATTCTTTAACCCCTTTTGGAGGTATTTATACTGAAAATAAATTCGCTTTTTACATTCTTGGACCTGTTGGAGAAATTTCTGGAGCCGGAATGCAAAAAAGTGAAATTTTATGGTTTTGGATATTTTTCTTTAACTGCTTTACAATCAGCAATATACTTATCTACTGCCGCTTGGTCACCTTTGACGATTGCGTCCACATAGTCGAAGATGGGAGGATATTCTGCAAATCGTTTCTGAGCATAAGTTAGACTATTGAATTGTGATTGAGCCATGGCAATTCTTAGTTGTTCAGCCTCTTCGTCTGTGATAGCAACATAATCTGCTGGAATAATATGGTCTTGGCTGCCGTCTGATTCGTAGGCATAAATTTCGTTGTTTGGACTTTTATAATGTTTCATTTTTTTTCCTTAGGATCTCAATTCATACCAAGTTATTGTGGGACCACCAGATGCTGTAACTTTGTAAGTTGATCCTGGTTGAACAATAGCACTCACTGTTGCAGCAACCGCACCATATTGAAAACTTGACCAACCTGCGGTAGATACATTTATCCCATCAACCGATAATTGTATCGACTGATTGACCGTAAAATTTCCATAAACATTTACCATGCGGGGTTTAGTATCTGTATTTATATAAGTAGTGCCTGCTACTCTTGTCCCATCCGTTGTTGACATTAATCTCCAAGTTTGACCCATACCAACAGCAGGTACTGTATATGATGTGTAATATCCTATATCGTTGATAAATGAACTAATATAAGTTGGAATCGTTGGTATTGTTGGCTTATTTAAAATTTGTGAAGCGCCACTAGTAGCATTCCAATCAGCATTTACTTGACCAGGTATAGAAGGTTTGTTAGACAAATCATTATATGAACCAGATGTTGCAACAGCAGCTAAACCAGAAACTGCACCTGCAGCAATTCCAATTGCTACGTTGGATGCGCCCGTAACCCTACCTTTTGCGTCCACAATAACTCTAGGAACATTACTTGCAGAACCATATGTTGTTGCTACCACACCAGAATCGGCCAATCTACCAACAGCTAACAAACCAGAACTAATATTACCTGCATTTGTGGTATCTGTTGTTGCCGATGCGGCTAGTCCTGATACTGCACCGGATGAAATTGCAATTGCAACATTCGAAGCACCAGTGACTCTACCTTTTGCATCAACAGTAACTTGACTCACACTTGAAGCAGTACCATATGTTGTAGCAGTTACACCAGAATCGGCCAATCTAGCTGCATTTAATGTACCTGAACTGATATTAGTTGCACTTGTTGTGTCTGTAGTTGCTGATGCAGCAAAGGTTGGATAACCGGTAATCTGTGCAGTTGTGATTTGTATTGGTGTATTGGAAATAGATTTAACTCTACCTTTTGCATCTGTGACAATTGCAATAGAAGTATTTGTATTACCGTTATAAGCACTAGCAGTCAAACTAGATTGTGCTGGCAACCTTGCATCTGCCAAAGTACCACTAGTTAATTGACTTGTATCAATATTGATTACGTTATTTCCTGCACCAATAACTCTACCTTGTGCATCAATAATTACCGATGGAGAAATCGAGGCGCCACCATAAGAGCCTGCTGTTACAGCTGTATTTGCCAGTACTGACGGCGTTATCTTTGTTGTCATTTAATTTGTCCCTTTAATGTTTCCATTTCAGCTTTCAACTCTTTAATTTGTTGTTCGGATTCCAAAAGTCGTTGTGCAAGTTTTATACAAGATACCAACGCTGCATTTCCATATGCAACGGACA